TTGTTATCTCTATCATCTATATGTCCACATTGTGGGCAATTAAAGACTCTTTGAGATAACTTCATTTTAGTTTTAACTTTATGATTACAAACAGAGCATGTAATGGTACTATTCGGTTCTGCTAAAATATATTCACTACCATAAAAACGACATTTATATTTTAACACCTGCGTAAACGTAAAGGCTCCAACTCTATGAATACCCCTATTAATACGCTTAATACCATCAGACTCTGTTAATAAATCTTTAAAACTAAATTCATCAACTACTACGTTTCTATAGGTCTTGGCTAAGAATGTAGATACCTTCTGAATATAATCCATTCTAATATTCACTATTTTGGCGTGAATATCATTAAGCTTGGTTCTCGCTTTTATATAGTTCTTTGATGGATTACGTTTATCATATTTCTTCTTAGAAACTATTTCCGAAAGCTTATCAGTTTTCTTCTCTAGTTTCTTAATCTTCCCTTTCGGAAATTTAGGATTTATGATATCTTTTCCATCAAAACAAACTACTGGATTATGTATCCCTAGGTCTATACCTATAGTATTTTTCTCATGGTTATGACTTGGATTATCTATTTCATATGTGAATGATACATAATATTTAAAATTCTCCATACTAATACTCATTGTTTTCATCTCATGATGATATAAGAAGCTTATATCTTCATATGTTTTTAATTCCATATGCCCATATTCTCTATTAATAATAAAAGAGAATTTATTTTTATCGAGAATCTTAACAGCAGCTTGCTTAATATATATTCTAAAAGAACCATTTCCATGAATCTTTCTTTTGAAATGTAGTTTACATCGCTGCTTATTTTTAATATCTTTAAAGAACTTATTAACGGCTAAGTTAACATCACTAACCGTTTCATTTTTTATAGACTTATTATATTCTCCAGTCCATTCAAATCCAGGTTCCTTTTCTTTCTTAGAATATATATGAGTAATAAAATCAAATTTATCAAAGAACTTCCTTAAATCTTTATCTACAATATTACCATTAAATTCTAGGATCTTATTAAAATACTCTAAAGTATTATTATATACAAATCGTCTATAACCAAAGCATTTGTTTAAATATGTTACTTGTTCTTTAGTTGGTCGTATTCTTGTTTTAAAAGTCTTAATCAATTTTTATTCACCTCCTTTCTTATATTATTTGTTAAAGGTATAATATAATTGTATTAGGAATGAATTAGTAAGACTTACGGTTAAGTTATTCTCTAAGTTTCCTTAAAGCACAGACTATATCTTCACCCATTATAATAATAATTATAATGGGGCCACCCATTTCGATTTAAGGGATTCTCACCCACTCACTTGAGCCCTACTCCTTTACGGATAGTCGTTGAACCTAAATCTATAAATAGATCATTGGCTGCAGATTGTCCAATCTTAAACATTGTTACTTTGTTGTAGTTTAAGCACTAAGGAGTTTCCCGCAATTAAAGTAGTTTCAATTACATATTACTATGCAACGTGACTCATACATGAATCATAACTTCTCTGGACTTATCTCCGGTCCAAACACCATATAGTTTTCGTCTAGCTGATTCTAATTTTAACATACCTTCTGAGTCAAGTTTATCATCAAGTCCGGATGAAACAAGATCTTTATCATTATCAAAGTATAAATTAGAGCGTATATCTGTTAATTTTAAAGAATCCATTATGGCTTCACCATTAAAATTACGTTCTATACATAATATAGACTTAGGGATATGATGTTTGATAAGAGTAGTTATAAATTTAATAGTCTGAACTACACCTATATATGGTGATTTAAATTCAGCAACAGGTTTTATAGTATATGGGTCAAATACCGTAACGGCAGTATTATCTTTACCATAACCATTAGAGGTATCAACTCCAACGAAGTATATCCTATCTTTCTTCAAGGGTTCATATATATCTAATTTAAATAGTTTATTTATAAATATTTCTTCCTTAATTGGCTTCTTCATTTCTTCAATAGTGGCCAAATCTTCTGCGGGGAAAGGAGATTCGGATGAACCCCTCATTCTTTGAAGGAAGACCTCTCTTTTAATCTTTACTGGATTATTCAGTAAGATCTGACAGATACTTTTAAACCATATTTCATCTTTACCAAGTTGTTGATATTGGTATTCAATATAGACGATTCCACTTTCAGAATTAATTGCAATATATTCATCTAAATCTTCTTTAGTCCAATCATAAAACTTTTCAGTCCAACGACAAGTTGTAGCGATAATCTTTAATGCGTCCTGACCTGCTGAAGTATCTAAATCTCCCGTTTATATTCATATGAATCGTTAATTCATATAGTCCATACGGACATCCCTAAGTTTCTTTAGGATACTAGACTATATCTTCATCTCTTAATAAAGTAATTACTCATCAATAAGAGAGTTTCTTATTTCGATTTAAGGGATTTTTTTACCCACTCACTTGAGCCCTACTATTTAGTCGTTGAACCTTTCTCTGCTTAATAGTTATATTCTTTATTAATGTGATTCCAAAGTTTCCTATGCTTTATTGCAATAATTAGTGCGTAAAAACTATTATTTTCTTTCTTTTCTTTATAACCATAAAAATTCATAATTTTCATCATAGATAACTTTTGTGTCAGCATATTACATATTTCTCTAATTGTTTCCTCACTATAAACATTATTATTGTTACTAATTCCTCTACAATAATTATTCCCATGATCAACCGCGTGTAAATTATTTTCCGAATATGTTGTCCATTCCAAATTTTCAAAATAATTATTTTCAGTATTACTGTCTTTATGATTTACAATAATCCTCCCGACAGTTTCATCAAAACCTTTACAAAATTCCCATGCAACTAATCGATGCACACCTATATATCTTCTGACATTATCATTATCTCTTAAATGTATCTTAACATATCCATTTTTATCTCTAAAATTAATTTTCCGTATTTTATCTTTCTTAATATCAAACACTTTCCCATAATTACTAATCATATACCTATCTTTTTGTATATTCGGATAAGTAACTGGCCTGAATTCTTCCTTTTCCATAGCTATTATAATATGCATAGTATCGATTTCCTCCTTCTTTTATTAATTAGTTTAATTGAATGTATAATCTTATTTAAATATTAAACAGAGACTTGGCTGCGGATTGTCCAATTCTAAACATTATTATCTTAATCTAGGTTAATTACTCCCAGCCACTATTATAGAAATATAATAGTTTGATAGTCTAGACTCTAAGAGGTTCCCCGCAATTAAAGAAAATCCTATGTGATATCACCATCACATAGCCCTAGTTAAAGGTGTACTTGTGAAAATACGTCCATATTGGGCATTATTCCTTTTGGCATTTTGAGAGGCTGTAAGATATGCTGGACCCGATGCTTCAACTATAGTTTTAATAAAAAGGGTAAATTCAACTTCATCACAGTACTGAATCGGCTGAGTTGATCCGCGACCGATACCCTCAGCTCCTTCTACTGAACGAGCCGATGGTTTGGCAATTATTTTATTATTATTAGTTGGGTTGGAGAGAGATTTGACATTGTCGTCACCTTCTACTTTTTTACCCTCATCATTATAAACAACTTTAAATTGTAAATATTTAGGTAATAAATCTCTCTGTTTTTTCATTCGCAACAAATTATCATTAGCATCCTCTTGACGCTTATTTAAAAACATCATTTCTGAATTTGTTGTCCCGAACAAAAAGCTCCAATCAATAATTGCCAAAGCAGACTGTGTTTTACCTATTTGACGTGGAATTACCTCATATAAATCAATTCCATTTAGGAAACACCAAGTAGCAGCTAAATTCGCCCTATTTAATTGATACGGAATTCCAGTTCCACCTTGATCTGGGATTAAACAAACTTCCCTTAAAAAATACCATGGATTAACAAGACACTCATTAATTATTCTGAATATTTGTTCGTCGGTTAAAAAAGGGGAGTATGGATCGACTCCCCTTAATGACATATCATAGAGTTTCAAAAAGAACATATTATTCTTAATACCAAGTTGTCGTAAATCCATTGCAGTCTGTAGAAATGATATATTTCTGGTGTCTACATCATAATCAAATTTTCTAGCCATAAAGAGCCACCTTCTTTTTTATGACTCATATCCTTTTGGATATTTAATAAATACACCATATTGCTTTTCTTTGATCTGCATTTGTATAATACGTTCTCTAGTTTTTTCAAGTTGAGTTTTAAGATTTATCAAAGTTTGTTTCGACTGCTTGACTTTAGTGATATCACCTTTATTAATAATATCAATAGATGAATTAACTAGATCTAATTTATCATAGATTCTATCTAAGACATAAATGCGGTCGTCGTTATTTTGAATTTTGTCAACTTCAATTAGAATCATGTCAATATCGATCTGACTAATCTTTTTGACATTACCCGCAACATCAAACCAATCAAGGAAGGACTCATTAACTATCTTAAGTTTAGTATCAATGATAAATTGTTCAGTTACCATATTTTTATAAGTATTAACATCCATACCAAAAAAAGCTTGTTTGATTGAATTAAAAACAACCCTAATGAAATGACTTGGATTTCTATATAATTCGGTTTGTATAGCATGTTTTAGTTTATTCTTTCTAAATTCAAGTTCAGTGATATTATCAACACTCCATAGTATAATAGTTTTAACATCACCGTCCATTTCTCCAGAACTTCTATTAATCAAACTATTCCCTTTAGTTGCAATTAATTTAGTGATGAAGTTATCAAGCTCAGTTCCATAACCCATTTTAACAACAAAATTATCTGCGATTCTCTCAGATTGTACGTTGGTATAATGGAAGTTCTTTGAACTACAAGCTTCGGCTATTACTAGATCAAATAATTTACGGATCTTATTGTTTTCACATAATTTCTTAACGGCATAATCAGTTTGCATTATTTGATAACGCAAAATAGAATTTACTCTTTGGGGAATAGAATTGGAATATACTACATGGCCGATTTCATGTAATAACACAGCAGTAATTTCTGCTGGATTTGCATTGAGATTCTTGTCGTATAATATAATGGAATCAATCTCAACAAACCATTCTTTGTTACCATTCCATATTTCAACAACAACATCAGCATGAGATTTTTGAGTTAGAATGGCATCAATCATTAAGTTGATAGTATTAATAGTTGGATATATATTCATACCAAAAAATTGATTCGTATCGTTCTCCACTATAGAGATATTAAATGTTAAATCAAATGATCTTTTGATTATAGTTGATATCTTTGATAAGTTATTAATAATATCTACCTTGTCCTTTATAGCCGAAAAACATTTTTCAATCAGTAAGAAATCCTGAGACTTATTTCCTATTGTCATTTTTAAATCATCCTCCTAAAAAGTAATAGTAAAACGAGAACTCTTCTTATAGAAGAGTTCTCGTTTTTTGCTTTTATACACACAAGTTTTAGGCTGTGGTACTGTAGAAGCCGTTGTTGGTCAAAGAGAATTCTCCTTGAATTGGAAGGACTTCCGTGGTCAAGTAACGGGCAGTTCCCATAATGTTTGGAGTTAATGGGGTCAGCGCGTTGCGGTAAATGTTTTCGATGTTTAAGCTGTATTTGTAATGCTTAAATGTAATGATTTCCTTACTTAATGGATAAGCGATTATCCTAAGGCCCTTAGACACAGCAACTTTCAATGAGCTAACAACATGGATTCGGTTTTTGTTCCCGGTCATGACACCGAAACTGTAATCCAACTGGATGCCGCCGATTTTCGTGTTTTCGTCAATTACCCATTTCACATCATCTTGAATAAGGCTGATGTTATTCGGATTGCCGTATACAACAAACATGAGGTCCGTGGTTTTCAGCTTAGTTTTCAGCCGATCAATAAGACGATTAAGATTAAATTTCAACTCTGTGGCAATCCACGAAGAGTTCGTAACGAACACGTTCGCCGGAGGAATACAACTGAATGAGGAAGTTTCAACAAATCCTTCAGTGTAGCCGAAAGGAAGATTCTTTTTACCTGTCCATTTAGCGAGGCTGTCATCCATGAATGACATAACGGTACTGTCTTCGAACTGAGTTAAGACTTCACTCATATCCGCAATGATCTCGGATGTGATATCCAAGTCAAGCAAAGCTTTGTTATCCTTAATTCGCTCAATAGTTAAACCAGTGTTGATTCTCTGTCCGTCAGGAATCTTCCACTCCATGGTTTCTCTTTCGCGATCGAGTTCGACAGTTTCCATGTTATTCTCGTTGGATAAATGGCCGCCAAATCTTACCTGAGTAATTTTACCAGCACTAGATGCAACGGATACCAAACCGGAATATTGATCAACTTGTCCCATGATATTGTCTTTGACAATTGCATCATTATCACCGGTGGCCGTAACACTGAAGACAAATGAATTATTTGCTCCAAAGTTTGGTTGGATATTTAACCCTGATATGACTTTACTTACTGTCCCAGTTCCTGCTTCATCAGGAACTGTAATCTTGACAGCTTCAATACAGAAGTCATAAGCCAGCGAATCACGGGTTTCCATAGTCCCGCCTGATAATGTCATAATGGCCAGATCCTGAATAGGTAGTGTTCCCTCAGTTGGGTAAAACGCCGTGCTGATCAACTTACCTTTTGTTTTCTCAAGGACAGTTTTGTAACTGTCGTCGTAGAAAATATCTGGAATGTAATACTTGGCACCTGCTTTGTCTTTTAGGAATTTCCGCTCGAAGGCGTTTTTGATGATTGGTTTGGTTGGAACTTCGGTCATCACAATGTCTTTGGAATGACACTCAATGAAGTTCTTTTTCAAAATAGGCAATGAAATGCCAACAATTGGTGACATATTACCGACAGACGATGCCTCTTTAATGATTTCCAAGGCGGAGTTTTCAAAAAGCTGTTCCAATTTTTGTGGCAGCATAGCGTAGTAAGGGTCCTCAAAACTTTCTTCTAAAACATCTCCAATGAGGCGTTGTTTATAATCTTCTTTAAGTGTGTCCACTTTAAGAATCTTTACGAGATCATCAATCGCGTCTACCGAATAAGCGCCCCGAAAACTTTCGAGGAGACTTTTCACTCCGTTTTTAAAATCGGAATGTTTATCGACTGTAAAAGAGCCGATTACTGCTGTATGGTTTTTAGCTTCCAAGTATTCGTACATAGTCTATAACACTTCCCTTCAGTTAAGTTTTTTTATTTAAATGTTTTAAGAATTAGCGATAAAAACATCTATTTTCTTAAGCATTTCAATATTTACTCTAAATGCCTCAGTAAAAAAGTTATATTGGTATAAATTATTAACATATTTATTATTAGAAAACTTAAACACTATAAAATTATATATATGTCTTTTGATTAATACTAAATTGGAAAGAACTTGGGTAAGTATTTTATTTATAAAGATATTTGTTTTATCAACATTGGATAGTTTACTGATAGTATTATTAGTTAGATTATACAAATTTATAAAGTCTGTCATAATTATGTTATTCTTTTCATTCTCAGATCCATCTTCAGTATCTTCTGGTGTTTCTTCGTCTGGGTTATCAGTAGCGTCACCAAGATCGTCTGGATTATCTGAGTTTTCATCACCACCTTCACCATCATCTTCCGTATAATCAGTAGTTTCGTCATCTGTAGTATCAGGGTCTTCATCAGTTTGAGGTTCTACGACTTCATCATCTTGTGTATAGTCTGTTGCATCATCTTCTTCGGTATTTGGATCTCCATCACTATTAGTGTCAGGGGGGTCATCTGGTTTATCATCAATACTATCTGTGTAATCATCAGTTTCTTTATCAGGTTTAATCTGAATTGTTTTAGGAGGTTTTTTATTTTTAGAAGATATTCCAGTTTTTGCCTCCATCAATATATCCAAAAAGTCCATTTTATTTATAACCCCCTCAGTTAATCTAGATAATACTTTATTCTTCCTATATCATGTTCCAGTTTATGTTTTATACGCATTAGTTGATATTTCTTTTCTTTATTTCGATCACCCCGAGCATCTTCAATCTTTTCATCACACATTTTTAATTCATTTTCTAATTCATGCAGAATCTCTTGTCTAGCATCACGATCTAATTTTTGATCAATCGCTATAGCTCCGAGTAATCCTATTACAGCTATAGCGGGGCTTACAGCAAATACAACACCTAAAGCAATACCATTTTTTAATATTTTAAATAATTTGGCTTTAAACGCACCTTCAACAATCCGAGTACGTCTTTCATTTTTATCCATATCCTTAACAGCATTAATAGTATTACTAACAAGGGTATCTATGTGACCTACAGTTCTTTTTGTGATATTAGGGGTACGCCCCAAATCCGATCCAATTTTTCGTGCACCATGAACTAATTTCTTAACACCCTCTTCATGTTTTAATGCGAGTTTACGGACAGTACTCTCTTCAAGTATAGCAGAATATTTATCAGAGGTTCTCATTAATTGATTAAAATTCTCTATAGTTACCTGAGATTCATTATCTCCAAATAATGTAATAAAACCCACACTGAATGCATGTTCTAATGTACCAAGTTCGTCATTATCATCAATAAATAATTCTGTATTAAATTCATCAGCGTCTTCTAAATCGTCGTCGAGATCTAAATCATCATCATCATAACCAATAATTTGACTACTAGTTGATAAACTTTCTTTTAGATATTTCTTCACCTGCGTAGTATCAAGATTCTTTATTTTATAATCAAGTAATACTTTCTTAGCTTCAATTAACGATTGTTGATAATCATTTAATAATTTCTTTTTATTATCGTCCGATGGCCCTTTCTCAGTTTCAATTGATTGAATTTGTTTATTAATTACGGCTATATATGAATCTATATATTTTATGTTAATTTTATCGGAGATTAATTTATGGACTATAGCCATAGGTAGGCTAACAATCAATAATACTGATCCTGTCGCCAAAGTAACAGTAAGACCAATAACTAGTAATGTATTCCTAATAAGTATACCTACTAAGTGCGATGCGGTGACTTTACTTTTATTTGATTTAATATCCCTCAATAACTCTTGGTATTTATCCATAACTTGCGGTTCTGAATTTACATTCTGAATGATCTGATCCATATCTTTATTAAATGAAGATTCTAATATAGGTTGAGGTAAGAAATTTAAATGTAAATTATATAAAGCTTCTTTCATTATATATGATGGATCTGTTTTGTTATTAATCAATGAATCAAGTAATCTTCCACATTCAGTTAATGTTGATATGAATTCAGGATTTAATGTATTTATACTCTCTACAGTTTTATATAGATCAAATACTTTAGTTAATCCCTCTTTTTGAACTATCAATTCATTTAGAGTTAAATCATTTGTCTTTAATACAGTTAATAAGAAATCAGCTCCTGATCTGGGTTCTGAATAAATATATTGAGAATTCTCTAATATACTTTTTAAGTCCTGATGTCTAATGAAATCTAAGTATTTAATAGAATCTACAACACTATAATTTTCTTTTAATGAATCAAATCTTTGTTTAATTTGAGATGGTTTTTTAGCATCCAATATACGCTGGATATTAACATTCATCATCAACACCCCATTATAGTTTTTTATTATATATTTGTTGTATGCTAAAAAATAAAGACTTCTTTATAATCGGCCAGTATAAACATTATCATAATGAAACTGGTAATACTGAAAGGAGTAGATGTAATATGTATAAACAACAAGTAGTAGCTTATTGCGTAATGGAGTCCACAATGGACCCTGTTAAACCAATAAATTTACAAGTCTTTGATCGGAATAATTCTTTCTTTTTAAGATTCCAAACATGTCTTCAAGAGTTTAATATACTAAATAGAAACAGACGTAAATATATTTTAGAACCAATGATGGAGTCATTACAAGCACCACATATTAGTGAACTTATGCTTAAGCGATCATGGGCCGGTGAGGCTGGTCATCCTGATACAGATGAAGTTAAACGAATTCTTACTATAAATCCAAAATTAACAAGTCATATAATAAATTCATTTAGTCTCAATGGTATTAAACTCATGGGTGAAATTGAAACACTCGATGATGGAATGTACGGAACTCAGATGACCAAAAATATTCTTCAAGGTTTAGAACCGGCCTTTAGTCTAAGGGCATTAGCTCAATTAGCAAAACAAGGTGATGGTTCTCAAATAATGAGATCTAGAGCACATATTGTCACATACGATAGAGTTATTTTACCTAGTCATAATGGAGCATATCGTGATATGACAAAACCCATAGAAAAAATTATTAAGAATCTAGGAACTGTTGGCAATACTATTACTGAGAATCTAACAGTTGCCGTAAAAGAATCTCAACTAATAGATTTCATTAAGATGGAATCCACAAATGTTAAATTAATATCTAATGTATGTGAAGTATCAATGGAATCAATGCAATTATCTAAAGATTTTAAACATGTTATTTTAAAAGAAAATGGTAATACATTCTTTGTAAATATTGATGATAAAATCAAACGTGACATTAATATGTTCATGAGTCACTTATAAAATGAAATAATAGAGGTGGTGTAACTCCATCTGTATTATTTCATAATCGTTATTATAAACAATACTATAAAAAAATATTATGAATGGAGTTGTGTGGTATGAAACATATATTAACCTTTACTGTACCTAATGCGGATACAGTTACCGAGATACTGGGAGAATTATTTAGATCTGAGGACGGTCCTTTTACTAGGACATATACTGATGATGAGTTCATTAATATCCAGAATATAATTGCATCTAATGATATTGAGATCATTTCCAATGTAATTGATGATGTTGTTGATACTGATACTACAATTATTAGGGCCCGTAATACTGGTGTAGCGCATCGCAATGCCATAACAGTAGTCGACAAAATTCCAAAGATTACGATAACTGCCGCCGATCAGGCAGAGGTTGCAGGACTATTAACTGCTGTAGCGCATGGGATTGCTGTTGCTCCGGCCAATAGATATGGTACGGCAGGATCGAGTGCCATAGTAACAGTTACTCCAACAGTTGACAAATCGATAGATATAACCATTCCACGGTCTAGTAATGCAGAGTTTTACGACATATTTCTCTCAACTGATGTAGCTGGGCCATTGTGGGTTGCTCGAATTACTGAAGCTGAGCGTTTGGCCGGATGTGCTATTACAGCAGTAGGTGTGGTTGAAGCTGGTGGGGCTGCTGGTGTTGTAAATGTGGGAGCGGTAGGAACTGGTATTGCGAGCACCAACCTAATCCTAGTTCCTAACAATGGATATAGCCATACTGGCATTACACCAGTATCGACTGTAGATAAACACAAGGCTTTTATTTACGTTAAATTGTCCGTAACCGATCTCAGGAGCGCTCCGGCTTTGAACATCGTACCATTTTTTCTAAATCAAGTTTCGGGTGAATATCATCAAGGCACATTAATAACTCTCAGATTGTCTGGTGATGGTGGTCAGAGTAATGCACAAGTTTTTGAAGTGGATGTTGATGAGGCTGTAGAAATGAAGGTCCTTGTTGATTCGATTTTCGGACAAGGTGCGTCGGCCACTATTCATGTCGAACTGGTCTAATATAAAGAATGATATAAGTGATTTAAATCACTTATATCATTCTTTATGTATTACATTATTATAATAACTAAACGATAAGGAGTGATAAATTTATGATGAATTTGAGTGAACTGATGACTTCTATAAAAATGGATCTGGGCATTTATGGATTAGCATTACCTTTTAAAAATGCAGATCAAGCTTTATATGATGTTATAAAACTAAAAACTTTAAAAACATTTAGTCCATTCAGCCCACAGATTTTTGAAATGGTTTTTGATCTAAAGACTTTAGTATGTTTAGAATCATTATATACTAAATCTAAATATGAATTACCGGATATATTTGGGGATCGGCGTATATTATATATCCAAAATGTAAGTCCTCGAAGTAAATTACTTGGAAATGGTTATTTATCTCCCTCTTATGATGATAATGTCGATTCGTATGAGGGGTTAATGATGACCCAAGCTAATGCTAATTTGGTATCAATGGCAGCACCAGCAATTACTTTCAAATTTGAATCTCCAAATATAATGTATTTATATAATTTTGCTACAAGTTATGGAGAAGTTACAATATCTTTTGCCGTCGAACACGCGCCCAATTTATCATCTATTTCAGCAACTACATGGCAAACTTTTTATGAATTAGCAACTTTTGATATACAGGCATTCTTATATAATACATTAAAACATTATAGTGAAATTCAAACTGCATACGGTACTATTAATTTAAAAATCGATGACTGGTCTTCTGCCGCTAGTGAAAGAAAAGATATGTTGGAGAAAATGAAGGATCTATTCCATTTAGATAATCTAGCTTTCTATGTTATCTAATCTATAACGATCAACATTATAATAAAAAATAATTAGGTGGTGTGTTAATATTGGATTGTTTACAACGATTAATGGCTGCGCAAATATTATTTCAACATAATCTAAAAATTTTACACTGGAACGTCATTGGTCTTGATTTCGATCCAGTACATGAATTACTTGGTGGGTATTATGAATATTTCAATGATCTTATTGATGATACTGCAGAATTTTGTAAATCATTGAGTGTTAATGTGATTAGTCTTCATGAAGCTATGGAAATTCTTGAGAATGATGATATTGCATTTATGAGTATTAACGGTAGTGATTCATTTGTTTCTAAAGATTGTTTTGAAAAAGTTGGCAACATGTTTGATATTATGATAAAATTATATGATATGGCTTTCACATATGATACTATTCCAGCATCTATCGTAAACAAAATGCAGGAATCTCAACAGTGGTTTAGAAAAGAGAGTCATTTCAAAAACAGACAACGTTTACGTTAAAAAATAAATATATCGGAGTTACTTTAAAGTAACTCCGATATATTTTATTAAAAAAAATTAATCATTCTCCTATTATGATACAATGGTGCGATCTCTAATATTAATGAGATTTCTTGAAAATATTTCGACATCATACATCTAGCAAAGTAATTGGCGTCATCCTCTTTATCTAATTTTGTCTTAAAGGTCTTTCCCCTAACATGCTGATAACCATGTCTTAATTCATGAAATAGAGCAAAAACCATATATAATTTATTATAAGTAATTGAATGTTTACTATTACTGAAGTTAAATTTATAAATATATATTTTGTTATATTTATAATATATTCGCGCTATTGAATATCCGGTTAGTACATTAATAATGGATAAACCAATGTTTTCTGATATCTTATATTCTAACATGTTTAAATGAAATAAATATTTAAATCTGGATTTTAATATAATAACTCCAAAACCTAAATTATGATAACTCATTGGTAATAGTTGTATTAATTTAGAAACGTCCAATTCATTCATAATACTCAATCAACCCTTTCATTATTATATTTTAATTCCAGTATCTTAACACACTTAGTTTTAAAATGTTTCAAACGTTTTTTGTACATATCGTATACTCTGCCGAACCCCCTATCTACTAATTCAATATAGAATGTGTACTCACTTGACGAATATTCCCTTAATCTACCTGATATTTGATTAGCTGTTATAGCTGATGAATAAGGTTCAGTCATTATAAGTATACGCAAACCTGGGATATCAGAACCGGTTCCAGTAGACTTAGGAGTTGAACTTATGATATCTGATGTTAAAGCTATCAACTTATCGTTATCAGATACTTCAGAATTATATATAGCAATACTTTTATTTGTATAATTAGATCGAATATAATCAGCAATGATTTTAGATGACTCTATTTTAGATGATAATACTAATGTTTTTCCTTCCTTATCATTAAAATAATTTAATAAATATAATATTACATCGTGTATCATACCATTCCGCATTTGATAGTCAATATATTTATTTCTATCGAAACCATGTAATCCTTTAATGGATGCTTGTATATCTAAGGTGGGTTTTGAATTAAAGATAACTGATATATATACTATATGTTTCCTTTTATCATCTTTAGTCTCTATGCCATATTTAGCTATATTCTTAAAACACAGATTGAAAAGTTTGTTATCTTTATGCTCTGAACGTTCGAAGTTAGCTGTTAAATAGAATGTCTTCTTAGTATTAGTATAGAAGTCTATTTTTAAAGTATTATAGAATTCAATATGAGCTTCATCGATAACCTTTACTCCTATAGCTATTTTTTTAAATAGATTGGATATTTTATCCCAACCATTTTTCTCACCATAAACTTGTAAAGTTCTATGATTTACCATATATACTTTATATTTTAATGTTTTACTTTTCAGTATCAATTCTATAACAGAACTACCTTCGATATTACATATATATGAATCATCAAGGTCAGTCATTGATAATAAGGAGTCATGCCATTGTTTCTTAATAGCATTATTATGTGTAATAATAAGAGATTTAACTTTCATAAATGTTAAAGCCGCTATTACACAATAAGTTTTACCAAAACTGGTCTGAAGATTAAGGGATAACTGTGAATATTTCTTTGTATAATTAAATGGGATTTCTCCTAATAGATATGAAATAGATTTCCTTTGAATATCATCACGTGGCTCGGTTTTTAAACGAAATGAAGCTGGTTCGTATGGATCAGGCTTATAATCAATTTCAATATTAGCATTAAAACTTTTCTCAAGATAACTTAAGTCTAATCCTCTAGGAATTAATAATTGTTTTAATTCAGGATCATACTGAAATCCTTTAGTATCATACCTGAAGTATGAATCATTCCATATAGATAACATTTTCTCTAAGTATAAATTGTCTCCTAAATTATAATTTGATATAATAATAGATGTATGATTAACTGTTATTTTATTCATAAACTACCACAACTTTCTAAAGAAATTACAGAAATTAAATATAAGATCATTCACAAAATTAATTATAGTAGATATACATTCCCGTACTGATAGATCACCTTCAGAAACTTTTCGCATTTCTTTAGGTTCAATTACATCTAAATTATCAATTAAGCTATCCATTGTTTCAGTTTCAATAGATTTTATCGAGTTGTCCAAACGGATATTTATTTCTGTTCGCAACATATTAAGTCTATTTTTACTGCACATGGGAACACGATTCCCTAATTCATCATATTCTTGCCCACTGTGAGATATAATTTCCTTTTCAAATAAAGTAATTAATTTATGATTACTCATATTCTGTATAGTTTTATTAGGCTTCATTTATCCAACCCTTTCTTAATAAAAAAATGACATGTTATGAATAGAAATAAAACTTTCTATTCATAACATGTTTTATTAAATATTTGTTAAACGGTTAATTATATATTAAAATTCTCCTTTGGATACTGAATCTATAGCTAATTTAGCTGTTGGATCAAAACAGCCACTTGAATTACGCCATTCGTTGTGAGATAAAATAACATCGGCTTTGTTATAAATCCTATGTATTTCTTTCTTAGCCTTCTTTAATTTATTAGCATGATCAGTATGTGCCATTTTTCTAAGATGATTAATATGTTCTTGACTATACCCAGATTTTGTCAATTCATTAATTAAATAATTAATAAAGATATCACTATTAGTAGATTTTTCACATTTCATTTGATGTTGTAAATTCTTTGTAAGATTAGTAATATATGTAACTTTTTCATTTCGTTTAGTTCTTAAAGTTCTAAGTAATACAACGTCGGGTTCATTACTTTTTACATCATATAATATTATACTCTTTGTTAATTTTGCTATTTCAATATGTAATAAATTTTTCTCATCAGTTAATTGCTTTATTAGAATCTCATTCCTTGATATGTATCCCCCACACCCCGAACACCGATTTATGTCCAATATTATCCACCCCCATTTTATACCATTATTCTCTTGTTTAAATCGAAGTATAATAAAAAAATAACTAGAGATAAAATCTCTAGTTATTTTTTTATAGTTTATGGTCTGGATTTAAAGAAAGAATCTATATAAGAAGCTTCTCTCTTTTTAAATGTTAATGGATTAATAAGTTGTCGTCCTAATGCCTGGAAGGATAAACCTATTAAGACAGAAGGATGTTTTTCTAATGCGGATTCAACAGTCATTATTTGATACTCAGCTTTTTCACCATACTTACTGAAATCCGGTCTATATAAGATATCCTTACTGTGTCTTAATAGAGGGTGTATCAACAATTCACCATGAACCGCATCTGAATCAATTTTAGATTCGATTAATAGATCTAACATCTTTTGACATAACTCATCAACAGATCTACATCCAACATGATCACTTCTATTAAGTAAATACATGATGTTATAAAGAGGACGTGTCAATTCGTTATTCTCAATTTCTAATACGAATATCTTAGAATCATCATCAATTTTAGCAAAGTCAATTTCATAAGCGTCTTTATGAGATTTACTCTTATTCATTAACTCAACTATATCTGGAGATATATATAAGTCTTTCTGATTCAATTCCATACATTCTATAATCTCACCAGATTTTTTATGTTTAACATGGAATATAGTTACAAATGTATTGAAATCAGTATCATCATATTCATTAATACTAATAATATTTTTATTAATAATAACTAAAGAATAATCATTTAAGTTAATGTCGTCATTAGTTATATTAAGAAGAATTTCATTTGCATTAATAGTGAAAAACTTATAGAAATCAGCATTGAATTCTATCTTTTCCGAAACTGTTGTTAGTAGGTGTTTAGTTGATAATACTCTCTGAGATACAGGTTCTGTTATTCTTGATCCAGCATATCCACCAATAGAGATACCTTTATTGGTATGATATAGTTGCCCATAACAATGCCAACATATTCCATCTTTAGCTGAACAAGTTGCTGGAGATTTAACATAGATAGTTTTACCAACAATATTTTCCTCATGACCTTCAATGACGTTATAATCTCTAGTATTCTCAAGACGATAATATCTTCCCTGTAATCGTCTTAAATGCTCTTTAGTTTTGATTTCGTATTGAATTGAATGAATGCTATTACATGTTTTAACAGTAGGACTTAATTTTATTCCTGATGTTAAAAGCATTACTAATCGTGCAAACGTATTTTCATATAGATCGTAAATCCATACAGTTCTCTAATGAACTTCCCTATAACTATATAGGATACAAGACTATATCACCATCCAATGATGGATGATTCTTATTTCAGTTTAACTATAAACTTACGAGCTTTTACTCTAGTCGTTGAACCTTTCTCTTAGTAAGAGTATTGGCTGCGGATCGTCCAATCTTCAATTAAGAAGTTCTAAGGAGTTCCCCGTCAATTAAAGAAATTTTCTCATTATATATTACTATATAATGCCACCTGTAATTGATGGCCAGATCTACCCATACGTAAGTTGACATTATTCGTTACATAATGTAGTCCACAAAGAACTCCCTATATTTCTATAGGATACCAGACTATCTCTTCTCATTTAATTAAATGAGTCTCTCCATTTCGATTTAAGAGTTTTCACACCCACTCACTTTGAGCTCTAAATTAGTCGTTGAACCTTTCTCTTATTATAAAGAGACTTGGCTGCGGATTATCCAATCTTAAACATTATTACATTAGTAGTTTAAGCAGTAAGGAACTTCCCGTCAATTAAAAGAGAAATGGCTAAAAATTAACCAGTTTATTCATAATTAATGATTTTCTTCCACCACGATACTTTCACATAGGTCGTTAATCCATGCAGTTCTCTTATGAACTTCCCTAATATTTATTAGGATACAAGACTATATCACAATCTTCTATATAGAAGATTCCATTAATTTCGATATAACTTTATATCTACGAGTCACGCTCTAGTCGTTGAACCTTATTCTTATATAAGAATCTTGGCTGCGGATTGTCCAATCTTCAATTAGAAGTTCTAAGGAGTTTCCCGTCAATTAAAATAGTTTTACAACATAAGTCCACCTATGCCGCCCCAAGTTGTTTTAGGGAGTCAATATAGTAATTAGTGATGTTGGATAATCCCCCTACTATGAAGTTACTATTGATCGGATGGGGGATTGTATTTCCAGAAAGATCCGGCTTCAGCCCCCCACTAATTGCGAACTCTGCTAACTGTTTATGTTTAATCCCAGCACCAGATTTTAGTATTGGCTGTAGCATATTTCCAACAGGATCATTTTCTAAAATGGCAACTTGCTCATGCATTAGATCATCTAGTAATGATTCTATTTCCGTAGGTTGAAGTCCGTCTGGAATAACCGTTCGTATGATTTCGTTAAATCTAGGTATACGTTCGCTTACGTCAATAAACGTCTCAATATTAATTGATAACCCCAATATCATATTAAAGTCAGTTGATATTCTAGATAGATTGTGGATCATATCTGCAATTACTTTATTCATTTTAGTATTACTGATAATCTTTCTAAATGGTAAAACTATCTTTCTATCAACATATGATTTGATATAATCTGCCGATATCTTACTACAATCAACTATATAAGATTCATTCAATCTATCAATATAACCCAACTTCATCATCGGTGACCAAAACATATAATTTGTTAAGAAATGTCTTAATTGGAGAGTATGAATTTGTTCTCCTTCTTTATCTGAAAATTTAAAATACACTGGGCATGTTCTCAACTCCTTAACTTCAAACCCTCGTTTTAAATAATCATAGAACAACTCTAGATTAGCTTTGTAGTCCTTCTTAGTAGCCATTAAGTTTGAGATAATAAAGATCTTATTGGATAGCTCACTGATTATTTTTCCTACATCCGAATCCAAAAATATGACCTCCTTCTTTTATAATACTGTTTTTTCTATTATTATAATATATATTTATAGGTTTATTTATATTGGAACATACAAAAAAAAAGAATACCGTTGATGGCATTCTTTTTTATAATTATAATTTTAAAAATAATCGTTCTTTAACATACTCAATAACTGAAATATCAGGATTCTTAATAAGTAAGATATTATCTAATCTATCTTCTACTGCAATACGTTGACATTTAATACATGGAGATTTAATACCCATTATAGAGGTGCTGTCACCCTCAACTGCCACTAACTGTACATAGTCAGTTGGATTTTCGATAATACTTATAGTATGTGGATTTAATTTAACTGCAAGTAATTGAGTCTCCTTTGTTGGATTTTTAATATACAACATGGATTTAGGTGTTGATTCGAGAGCAATTTCAATGATTGTAGGTAAAGGATTTTTGATAAAATTTAAGAATCTATGATCGGTTTTAATAACATGTAATTGAGCACTATAACATGGAGTATCGATTAATTTAATACGTGTAGGCTCGCAGACTACTGCCATCATTTGTATTAAGTCAGTTGGATTTTCAATATATCTGATAGCTAAAGGTTCACTTATAATAGCGTACATTTGTACTCTTTCAGATGCCCCTTTAATAAATTGAATAATATTACCATTTAATTGAACAGCCATTACGTGTTCGTCCTCTGTTGGATTTTGAATGTCAATAAAGTTTAATACATCCGCTTTTATTAATTCCTCGTTAGTCATAATAAACTCCTCCCAAATATTTTTTATATCTACAATAATAATATATAATTAAAATCTATATAAGATATACGTTATATTAACTTTAAACATATTATTAAAATACTCTAAACAAACTTTATTTAAAAGAGGGTAGGTGGATTAATTTGTCAGACAATGGTTTGATTAGTATACATGAATTAAATCATACTATAGGAGATAAACTTACGACTTTAACACATACTAAATCTGGTGTAGATTCAAATGGTATTTATACTATAGTGGCTCATAAACGTCCAGATAATACAATAGCTAGAGTTACTACACTTACTGGTGGAGTTTCACCTAGTTATGATACATTAAAAATTGAATCATATAAATTAGATGGTATAACTATTGAAACTACTGAAAATATATCACTAACATATGATGCCAATAATCAACCTATAATATCTAATGATTTAATGAAATTGCATGGGTTAGTTGAAGCCTCCTTTAATGCGTATAAGGCTGATAATGCGATACAATTACTAGACAATGCGATAAGTCCAGATATCTTTACAGGAACTGATTATCAAAAAGTACAACAAGCATTAGACAACGCTATAGTAACCAATATAATGAGATTACCCAACACGACATACACCATTAATGAGTTGGTTACAATAGGTAGCGTTATTTCTGTTGCAATTTATAAGTGTACAGTTGCTGGTACTACTTCTTCGACCCTCAGTACATCTATCGTGTGGCCTAACAATGTTGGAGATACGATTGTAGACGGTGCTGTAACTTGGATGGTTGTTAATACCCCTAGAAGGGCTGTTAAGTTTGCTAGAATGTACGACATAACAGGACAAGGAGCATTATTGATTAATAAATTACCGGACGCTCAAGACAGAAATGTTTTATATATAATAGGCGTTGGTGGGGGCATTATAAAAAATGATGCTGGATTCATTTTTACGTCCATAGTGGAAAATGTTGGCGATATAAATGAAAGTTCTATGCGATACCATAGCATAACAGGGGCTGGGACTATGGTGTGGGATGGAGAAAAGATAATTCGTACAAAGTCCCATGATTTTAATTGCAGAAACGTCGATTCTATTATCTATTCCCCTAATAGATATATACAATCTATGCAATTTTTTCATGGTAATATAACAGGTGGTGCTGGTTGGGCCGCAGGGTTTAAGGAAAGTTACGACAGTACCTTTGATGATATTTTGATCGAATTAAGGGAGAATGGTATAGGTAACACGGAAGGACTCGCTGGGTTCCAAAATCGCAATTTAAGGATAACCAATAACGTTATTGAATCATTAACAGGGATCGCGATACAAGTTGGTAGTTGTTTAGGTGGGGCAATTGAAGATAATTACCTTGAACATAATAAGGTAGCAGATATCGACCTACACACCATTAATAAATGGTATCACTATGGATTGGGAACTAAGGGTAATAGGATATCTATGCACACGGATAGACTAGTTAGGCAACCTGGTTTATGGACTCGAAATACTGTATATGCTCTAAATGCGTACGTAGTTTCAGACGTTACGCCATATCACATTCATAAATGTATCGTGGCTGGGACAAGCGGAGGTTCCGGGGGTACTTATCCATTATTCTCAACAACTCCCGGTGGTACAGTAGTTGATGGTACTGTTACGTGGCAAGAAGTAGATGCACCTTTGGGAGCAGCAGGAATAGTGGTTGGTAGTACGTTTTATGCTACTACTGCCGTACAGTTTGACAATGAAAAATCCTCGTGTGTCTTTCAGAATAATAGTTGTGATGGTGACTTATATTTAAAACTTGGAACAGGATTGTTAGTTAGCAATGGCGATTACTCACTATTAACAAAACTATTAACTAATAATAATATTATAGTAGCGACAGGTGTTAATCGTGTGGCTAACCAACCCCAAAACACACCCATTCCCGATAATAGATCAAGTGGAATAATACGGGGGTATAGATACCCGACCACAGTAACCCTATTGGCATCTGAAACAAAAGTCGTTACCATACCTATAATAAATGGTATCTTTTATGCCCCAATAAAACCCGAGGACAGTATATCTCTATACTGTTCACCCTGCGACAATGTTCAGATTTTATCAATGGAACCTAGTCATATATCGGCGAACATTGGTCAGGTTAAGGTTAATCTAAGAAACCTCACAGCCGCCGAGTTAACATTTACGCTTACAATTGCTGTGCTGAAAATATTTAGTTAGGGAGAGTGAAAAAAATGGCTATAATTAATAACGTTGAATTACCTAGTGGAATTATTGTTGAAAATGCCTATCGAAGAATTAGCGCTGTAAGCGGGAATAAAGAATTATTGGCGCTCTCGCTAGACTCATATATTTCTCAGCAGGCGTATGCCGAGGGTAAAAGTCTGGTTAATCAACAAGCATTTGCCTTTGCTCCTTCTGTTGATGAAACAGCACTTAATTTTATCAAGCAAGGATATGAATATCTTAAAACTTTGCCCGAATTAGCAACCGCAGTTGATGTATAGTTGACGCATTATACGACATAGATGATATTAAGTAAAATTCTAATTTTAAAATAATTAATACTCGATAGATTAATCTATCGAGTATTAATTATTCGTTTTATTTGTGTGATCCACGGACTGGAATGGACGAATTTAGTTCACCGTGAACTTTAGCGGCAACGCTCTTAACAATATTGGATTTTGTTCGCTGGGCGTTACTAACGGCTTGGCGAGCCATACGCTCTGCCTGGGCCCCATATTTCTTGTCAAGGAAATTTTCCAAGGCCCGTTCAATTCTCCATATAGTTATCAATTTTTTGAATTTAACATCTTTACGGGCTTTGGCGATTTCAAATATCGCCATCTTTTTCGCACGACTCATTTTAGCCTTTTTGTCTAAACGGACAATGGTTTTTTCGAGAAGGACTTGATCCCGTAATGCCGCTTGAACTTCTGTATGGTTTTCACAAAATGCATGTAATTCATCAGTAGTCATAACGTCTAACATAGCAGCCTCCATAATGAGGGCTTGAGATTCTGTACTAATTTCTTCAGTGCCAGATTCCAGTCCAGCGTCTTTACCAAAAATCATTATTCTTCAACTCCTATAAACATTTTTTATTTAATTGTTCATTAATATATTTTTACCACCATATGAAAACTAATTTCTATAGTAGATAACAAATTAATGTCTTATTAACATTTTAATAAATATGAATTTATATATTATTAATTTAGTATTATAAAGAAATGAGGATGATTTATATGTCAGAAAGAAGTACAGTAGTTATATTATTAAATAGTTCCGCTTATTTAAAAGGTGTAAAATGGATGAAAGATAACTCTATTTCAGATGAAAATAATCTATTGAAAAGTAATGGTAATGTATATTATTTAAAAACCGGACATATTATTTTATTCTTTGAAGATAGTAAATGGTATTCTCATATTCAAGACGTCGGTAATATGATGCAGTTATTAGCAACTCTTGATGATGAAGAATATCGTTTCGTTGAAGTTGATGGTTATGGTGGGGTTAATGAGATGGGTGATAATGATGGTCATGAGTTATATGCATACACCCACTTAGTCATGCCTGATTTAAAATCCGAAGCAATAAAACTTGATCCAACTAAATATTATATCTTTATTAATATAAATGATGGTGAATGATATGATTGTTTTATTATTAACAGGTGAAGCTTACGAAAAGATATTACTAGAATTATCAAACGATGCTGTTAGTGATGAGTTTAATTTGCTTAAAAGTTATGATAATCTTTATTTATTACCCAGTGGAAATGTATTGTTATATATTGAATCTGATGATAATTATGATGATCAGGATATAGTTTTGGATGAGTATTTGGAAGAACATCTTGCTCTATGTGATTATCGTCTTATACGAATGAACTATGGTAATGTTGAATGGGACTGGGGTAGTTTATCAGCAGAAGAATTATATACTCTACATATCTGTACAATGCTTGATGAACCAGATTTACCTAAATTAAAACATATTGAACCTAATAGATATTATATCTTTATTAAAGTAGGTAATGTTAAATGAGTAAACAAGGTAAATTTCTAACTGATTGGAAAAATCATTATGTATCTATATTCTCTACCATGTACCCTGATTTAAACGAGAAGGAACTTAGTAAATTCATTAAAAGCATTGCTTCGGAAAGAGCAGTTAGTCCAAAAGGAAAAATTCATAATAACTATAACCATAAGGAGATAGACGTTGATTTACTTACTTTAATTGATTGGTATGACAGAACTAAACCTATAGCTGCTGGATTTGGAGTATTCTTTAAGAATCAGGATCAAGAACTCAATCCCTCAGCAGTAATGTTGGATAATTTCCTAACTTTAAGAAAATCATATAAGGACAAACTTAAAGAATTTGACAGGAAATCATATGAGTATGCCACATTTGATAGGCTTCAGGGAACTGAGAAAATCAACGCAAATTCCTTCTATGGCTGTTCCGGGAACCGAAAATCAAACTTCTTCAACCTCTATACGGCCAGTAGTACAACATCTACTGGCCAATCTATAATATCTACAACAGAGTTAGCCTATGAAGCGTTCTTAACTAATAATGTAACATTTATAGACTTAGATGATTGCATGAATTTCATGGAGAATATTATTCATGAGAAGAAAGTTTTAGATGATAGATTCCTACCTAATATATCAGTAGAGTTATTAATAAAGAGATTAAAATCAAATTTCCAGGATTATAAAGATTCATATGAGGATATACTATTCTGTTATATATTAAACCTAAATCAGAGAGATATTAATAGAATATATTTTAAGAATAACTTATATGAATTTTCTAGTCTAAGAAAGATAAATAATATGTTAACTTCAGTTATGTTAAAAGTGGATGAGTTTAAAAATCCAAGTAAAGTACCAGATATTATTAAATCTGATTTAAAAGAACTCTGGGATTATTATGGGCAATTTGTTTTTTACAACCATTTTGCTTTTGATAGAATTCAAAGATTGAAGAACGATGTTCGTAAGAGTGTACTAGTTATAGACACCGACTCAAATTTCATTCATTTAAATCCATGGTTTATTGCAATACAGAGTAATATTGTTATGAATAATACTAAATTATTTAATAAAGATCCCGATCAAATGAAATTTATTATTATCAATATAATGTGTTATTTTATGACAGAAATGATAACTTTAGTTTTAGCTAGGTATTGTAAATATTCACATGTGCCTAAAAAATACCGACCTAAAATTAATATGAAAAATGAGTTTTTCCAAATACGAGTTATCCTAGCACCTAAAAAAAAGCGCTACGTAACTAATATACGACTCCGTGAAGGAGTTGAGATATTTCCACCACGTACTGCTATTTCAGGACATGACTTTATGAAGTCTACTACAAGGGAAGCCACTAAAGTATTTTTTACTAATTTGGTTAAAACTAAAATGATAGATAGTCCAGATATCAATATATCTGAAATATTAAGAGAGTTGGAAAGATTCGAGGATATTGTAAGAACATCTCTTATTAATGGTGAGAAAGACTTTCTATTGCCAAAGTCCGTTAAATCGTTTTCTGCATATAAATTCCCATTCAGGGAAACGGGTTTTAGGGCGGTTATAGCATTTAATTACATTTACCCGGATATGGAGATTCAGTTACCTGAGAAATTAGACATTGTTAAAGTAAAACTTGGCACACTGTCTGAATTAGAAAAACTAAAAGGGGTGAATGAAGATTATTATAATATTTTCTTAGAAAGGGTATTTAATAATCCGGAAAAAGCTATTTCAGAAAAAGGTGTACAGGCATTTGCTATCCCACGTTCATTTCCAAATATTCCAGATTGGTTGAGGGTGTTTATTGATGTCGATACTATTGTGAATGATAATCTGTCAAGATTTACCAGTATTCTTGAGTCTCTTCAATTAGAAACTATTAAGACATCCAGATATGAGTATTTTTCTAATATTTTAAAGATTTAGGGGTGTATATAAATGAGGCGTTTGGATATTAAACCTGGAGAAAAATTTGGATTATGGACAATAGTTGATTCTCCAATGTTAATAAACTATTTAAAGAGAACTTCATTTTTATGTGAATGTAGTTGTTCTGATAAAACTCGAAGATATGTTAGCTCTAATAGTTTAGTTCGAGGAATATCTACCAATTGTGGATGTGTGCGAAAAGTTAGTATTTTAAAAAGTAACACTAAGCATGGTTTTAGCTACAATAGATTATATGGTATATTATATGGTATGAAGAGTCGTTGTTTAAAGACTTCAACCATATCATATAAAAATTATGGTGGTAGAGGAATTAAAATTTGTGATGAATGGTTAGATGAAAAGACTGGATTAAAAACGTTTATTGAATGGGCTATGAGAAGCGGTTATCAATCTAATTTATCAATCGATCGAATCAATAATGATGGTAACTACGAGCCATCTAATTGTCGTTGGTCAACTTCGTCCGAGCAAAATAATAATACTAGAAGTAATGTGCACATAACGATTAATGGAGTAACGAAAACTATGGGTATGTGGGCGAAGCAATATGGTATAAATAAGGGAACTTTTAGTGGGCGCTTACGTAAAGGATTCCCAAGTACTATGCTTTTGAAACCACCCGGATATTTCAAAGATAGGTATCTTATTAAAATTAATCTCCCATCGGATGTTATAATCCATGAACATGATTAAAGCTTATCGTGTAACTAATATAATAAATCTAGAATTGAAAAAACTTTAGTAATATTCTTAAAATTTAGAGGAGGAAAAGAACAATGGATTTTTCGATTATTGTGCCTGGGGATTGTGATGCAAAATGTGGTTTTTGTTTCTGGAAACAAACTGAGGCCTGTGACAATTATATTACTAAAGTTGAATCCATAATAAGTGAGTTACCTGATGGTCATCTAAGTTTAAAACTAACTGGTGGTGAACCGACTTTAAGTCCGTATTTAAAAGACTTACTGCAACTCATAAAGAAATATAAATCTAAATTCAAAGATGTAACTTTATTAACAAATGGATCTAACTTGTATGACGTTATTGATGATTTAGGAGATATAGTAGATCATGTCTCTATTAGTATTCATCATTTTAATACTTTTATCAATGAACGTATAATGAATAGACGTTATACTACAACAAATGGACTTTTAATGAATAGAAGGTATAGTACGGCGGGTGAGCTTTTAATAAGAACTAACTCAAAATTAAATAGTTTAGGAATTGATGTAACATTTACTGCTGTTCTTATAGATCAGTTCAATGATCATGGGGATATACTTGAGTATATAGAATTTGGTAAATCTCATGGGGCATCATCTATCTGCTTTAAGAAGATTAAAACAACTGAAATGACACTCGACCCAACAACAGAAGAGAACCTATTCAATAATACCAAACCGATATATATTAAGTCAGATACAGTATCTAGAGTTAAAATCCAACTTATAAATGGTATGAAAGTTATATGGAAAACTAGTTTACTAGAACCATCTAATTCATTTGATTGGTTTATTTATGAGCTAATATTACATCCAAATGGTCATTTAACACGTGATTGGGAAAGTAAGAGGGATTTTGATATAATCAAAAGTGAAATGGCGCATATTAGCAGTAGTGTATTAACTAGGGCTGAATTTAATCAGGTATTCCGAGTTAGTACATGTAAACAATGTGGTGATGTATTGGAGGTACTCGATGGAACTATAAAAACCAATCATGTTCTCAAATGTAATAGATGTAATATAGTCTATAATCGTGAATTTTATCCGCCTGTGGTGTATTAATATGAGAATTATCGTTACTGAAAAAGGAAGTATTGATCGGTTTGAAATAACTAATCTTAATTGGTTTGCTGAAAAATATGTTAGTTCTTTTGATAATATGCTTTACTCATTTGAGTTTATTCTAGATGATAAAGATAAAATTATTAGAGATGATATAAATATACGTCCAATGGCAGAATTATAAAATTTAAAGGAGTTGTTAAATTGTGAGATATTTATTAGTAAATCAACATAGAGCATGGGAAAGGTACGACGAGCAAATATTTGAAACAACAGATATTGAAATAATAGCTGATAAATTTATTAATAAACATAGGCCGTATGCTATAATTATGGATGGTCCTTGTTTATCAATCTATATATGTGAAGGTAATAATATTTTAAATAAGATCTCAATATCCGGTTATCATCCTGTAACAAAAGAAATAGTTGTATCTATATTAAAGGAATCGTCCTTTATTGATCGAAGATCTGAATTTGGTACAACTGAAAATATACGAATGAGAGAATAATTCCATCAGTTCGTATTATATTTTATTAGACCACGAACTTTATATTAAGATAATGAGTTAATTAATAGGAGGTAAAAACAAATGGCGTTTAATACAAATAATGGTCAGAACAATTCACGTGAAGCTGCTAATGTTAACACTAAAGGACTTTCATTCTTTAACAAAGATGGATACGATGGTGGAGCCGCATTCTTAATCGGGTATTGGAATGGTCTAATCTCATTGAGGATGCATCCTGCCCTAGAATTGAGCAAGCAAACTGAAACAAGAAAATTTGATTATGAGAAGGTAGTATCTACCGCGTTGACTCCTGAAAAAGCTTTTATTCTTGCTACAAAAATCGAAAAAGAAATTCTTCCGGCTATTGAAAAAGATGAGGCTCATTCCGTTGGTATTCCAGTTGGAAGTGATTCATTGTTGATCGTTTCAACCGGTAAAAAATTAATAGGATCAATTGCGCCATATATTGCAATTCATAAGTCTCTTGATCCTAAAACCAAACTACCTTCTATGAGTATGTATTATTCATTTAACTCAGACATAAGCATTGACAACTACGATGAAACTACCGGCGCATTTGAAATGGGACCTAGTCTCAATGCCGAGCTAATGGTATTCCTTAATGTCTTAAAGACATCCATTATCGGACTCGGAAACTCAACAGTCCACGCATCACGTTGTGTAGACAAATACTTTAAAGACAAATTAAACAGTGACATCGGTGAAATTGCTGGTAAACTTGGTATAACCATTACCGGCCCACAAAAGAATTCATATGGTCGTGGAGATATTTTCTCTAATGGTGGAAGACAGGAGAATTCATCTCGAACTGAACCTCAGACTAATGTTGAAAATCTGAGTAATATTGATGATATTGAGAAGTTTCTAAACTAGAATGGGATTTCTTGGTTTTGAATCTAAACGTGAAAAAAATCTTAGGTTACAATTATTAGATGCTCAAAATGAAATTGGTAGATTAAAAGCCGAGAAGGAAGGTATTCCATTTTTCGGCACAAAATATTCTGATTCTGAGTAAAATTATGTGTTAATACGAGACTTATAAATAGTGGCGATAACCAAGCCTGTTAATAATATTTATAAGTTGTAAAAAATCTTTATCGACTAACGTAAATAAAGATTTTCGCCGTTGGTCGGACGGTTTAAAGAACCTTAAACGGTTAAGTTATTATGGTATCTAACTAATACTACTAACACGACAGGACGATAGAATTAAAATATCCGCCGATGATATAAGAAGAAGAGTAAATTCATCTAGATAAAATTAATAATGGGCTATAAAATAATATAGCCCATTATTTTTTTACTGTTACTAAGGAGGTTATTATTTGTCAAATGAATTTACAACAAAAGATGAAATTATCTTTATAACATATGATGATGTCATTAAGAGTCGCAATCCATTTATTCTTAATCAAATATTACAAAAGTATAAATCATATTATAATGATTTCTTAGATTTATCCCAGATAGAGAATTTGAATAAGAAACAACTTGATTTATTTTGTCTTAAACGTCAACATAAAAATATATTTCATACACTTGCAAAAAAGGAATTTGATTGTAATACGGCTATGAAAGAAATTAGTGATAAATATTATGATATGTTTATTGAATCTGAATTATTGACTATAGGTAAATCATTGAGCTTTATTCTACATCAAAAATTTACTAAGAAGATATATATTCATAGTCAAGAATATGATAAGAAAATCCACTTAGACATTCAGATGAACTATAACGATATGGACAAAGTTAATTATGTCACGGGCAACTTAATTAATGTTATTAATACTATCGATGGTATTACCTCATATATACTTGCTGATATTATGGATGTATCAGCTTTATTGGCTACTGATAAGATAGCTTATACTAATATTCTAGTTGCTAACTATGGATACAATTTTACGTATATTGATAATAAGTTAAATCTTCGAATGAATTTAGATGACGCTATAAAAGAGAGAATATTTAAATTTGCTACATTCATGCCAATTGATATTGTAAAAAGTGATTTTAAATAAACTTAAAATATTATAAAATACTACGGGTAAAACAATGTCTTAATGAATCTAACGAAATAATAGGAGGTAAACTAATGGATTATTGTACTGACGGTTGTGGTTATACTGGTGAGAGTTATAAACGGAGGATTATAAATGGAGAGAACATCTTGAGTAATGAAGTAGTAATGGGCGGTGGTGAATATATTCCACTCGGGTTTCGAGGCATACCTGAAGTTAAAAAAAATACAGAGTATCAATGGAATATATTGAGTGAGGACGAGTTTAAACAGCGAATACTCAATGTATTTAGTCAAGTATCATCGGCTTTAGTGAAAACTCTTGGTCCCTATGGATCTACGACTTTGATCGAACGTTTTGGTGAAATGTGTATCACAAAAGACGGCTGGTCGGTATTGAAGAAGATCCATTTCACTGAAGAAATTAATAATCATATCTTACAATTGTTATTTAATATAAGCTCGCAAATTATATTAAAAATCGGTGATGGAAGTACATCTTCGATCGTAGCAGCCGATTCAATTTTCAATAATCTTAGTAAATGTGAGGAATTAAAAACTATTAGATCCAAAGATTTAATGGATGTTGTAAAACATTGTGTTGAGCTAATAACGGGTATCATCTTAATTAATTCTACTAAGATAGATCCTATTAAAGATCCTGAATTTTCTGATATCTATAAACTTGCTATAATTTCAACGAATGGAAATAAAGAGGTTTCAGAAATGATACGCTTTATTTATGCCGATACGGGAAATTCCAGTATCGAATTTAATAAATCCAGAACGGGTAAAACTAACTTCGAGATAGTTAACGGTTACAAATGCATGATAAATTATATGGACCCGATATTTATTACTAATGATGCGGGTACATGTGATATTACCAAACCGATGATGTTAATGTTCAATCATAAGATTGAAATGATTCATTATGAGAAAATAATACAACCTCTTATACAAGAGGCTCTTAATTCCGATAGAAGAATTGTTGTGATAGCTCCATATTATGATAATCAATTGTTAAATCTAATCCGTCGTAATAGTAATATAGAATTTAGAGCAACTCAAAAATGTACAGTTGTGTATACAAAAGTGGCGTTAATAAGTGATATGCATAATGAATATTTTAATGATTTCTGTATGATGACCGGAGCTATGATGATTAATGAATCTGCGGCTGAGGATATAATTGAAGGTAAAATTAATCTTGAAGAATATGTTGGAGAAGTTGGTAAGATTTCAATCGGCGATAAAACCAGCTTAATAAAAGATTGTTTTAAGATGAATACTGACGAACATCAAAGATATATGAATGATGCTGTCTCTAAATATAAACGAGTTGAAGAAACTCACAGTCAACTCGGAGTAGTTAATTCGGAACTATATGATCTCAAACAACGAATTTCTAAATTACGTGGAAAAATGGGAATAATATCCGTCGGTGGTTATTCCACACTTGAAAAGGATAGTAACTTCGACCTTGTTGAAGATGCGGTTAAATCTTGTGAATCTGCATATAATTATGGATTCAATATTGGTGGGAATTTGGCGATCCCTATTACTATACAAAAACTATTATGTAATGATTTCGGTATACCTGAACTTGATAAAATCGTTTTGAGATTATTTGATACTGCTTTCAAAGAAGTATTCTTTAAAGTATTAAAGAATAAATATACTCATGAATCTGATGTATATATTAATAGTTTAGTAAACGAAGCAATTGATCGGAGACAATGTTGGGATTTGATTAACGAGAAATTCTCCGATGATGTCATCAATTCATGCCATACTGATATTGAGATATTAAAAGCATCAACATCTATAATCTCTTTGCTGATATCTAGTAATCAATATATATCTATTCCACAACCAACTGAATAATTAACAATTTGGAGATATGATTTTGTCATATCTCCAATTATTTACTTTTAAAGGAGGAAATTAATTATGTATATGGCGCAAAATCTTAAAGCCTTTATTAAAAATCCAGCAGGCCCTGGAAGTACTGCACAAGGTAACATACAAATTATACGAGATGATCTAAATAGAAGATTTCTTAAATTAGTGAAAGAGAAACCTATAACTCTTGATGTGTACAGAGACAAAGATGAATATTATTTCCATTTTAAAATACCTAGTGAAACCGAACGAACTAATACATATGATGTGGTACTACATTTCACTATGGGTGAAGATGATTTCAAATACGACAATTTCATTAATAATTACTATATGATCTTCTTTTCCAATAGTCCTAATTTCGTATATACATTTGCATATACTTATAATGAATATGGTTTACTTATTCCTCATTTGGCTAATAAATATAAAGATATCGTTTTAGATCAGAATCCTCTTGTTCGTAACCCCGGCGAAGTCGTTAACTACGATAAATCGATATATTTCGCTTGTCATTATATAGAGGAAAATAGAAAATACCTAAATAAAATGCATCTTAATTCTATAGCTAAACCTTTTGACGTTAAGAAGTTTAATGAATTAATTAGACCTACGGATAGAATCGACATTGATATAAAGAAAGAGGATAAGCGTCTTAGGGATGAAAAAAGAAAAATTAAAGAAGATGCACTTAAAAAACCTAAGAAGGTAATTGAAAGAGTTTCTGATACTGTAAAGAGAATAGTACCTCTTAAGAAGATAGTTGCGCGTAAGTCATCTAAACCTAAAATAAAATCTAAATGAATTTATATATTATTACTTTAAGAAAACATAAAAGGAGTTGTGTTAATGTCAAATGATGATATACGTTCAGTTATATTAGTTGATGAATGGGAACCTGAAGAAAGGGATGTGATTATCCGACATGATGGAAAACTAGTAATAATACCATTTGACAAAATATTTAACAAGGATAATATAACAAGTTTAAATACTTTTGTTATTAAAAAAGAATCATATGTGAAACGTTTGGATCATGTACTGAATAAAGATGGCACTATATCTAAAGGTATATGTCATTATCTAAATTATTTCATTAAGTATTATGATTTAGATAATGAGTTATTATTGTCATATATAAAACTCAAATACATTATTGACAATAAGAAAAAGTCTATTAAGTTAATATCTTTCATCAAGATGTTGTATTCTATTCTGTTTACAGAATCATTAAAGAATAAAATACGACACTTAGTAGAAGACAATTACCATGTTGATGTTACTTCACATAATGGTATTAAATATACCAAATCAATGGAATTTACAAATGAACATGCAAAACTATTAATGATGATCTCAATGAGTATGAAGATAATGGTTCCTATCATATTTCATTTTATCAATTCGTCATCTATGTTAAAGGAACCGAATTATATCTTTCAATTTTATGAACGATTGTTCTATATGTATAAATATGATGAAGAGGTTGATATCTATAATAAACTATGGGTATCTACATTGGCTAAAGTTAATGTGAATGCTACAAAACATCGAGTTATATGGGACCAGCGAGAAATATTTGGAACAGATCCGTTAATAGAGCTTGATAAACTATTAAAGGAGAAGATAATTTCTGAAACTATGTTCAAATATACATTTGATAAAAACATTATCAGTTTTAACAGTGTGGTAAAATAATCTAATGCCACCTTTTCTTTAACTGACGGGAAGTTCCTTATAGCTTAAACTACTTAATCGTAATAATGTTTAAGATTGGATAATCCGCAGCCAAGATTCTTATATAAGAATAAGGTTCAACGACTAGAGTGTGACTCGTAGATCTATAGTTTAGATTGAAATAAGAAAACTCATCTTAATTAAGATGAGAAGATATAGTCTTATATCCTATATAACTATAGGGAAGTTCATAAGAGAACTGCATAGATTAACAACCTATGTGAACACGATGCTTAGAAAAACAGCTTGGTTACTTCATACGAGAACCTTATGAATTCTCATTAATTGAGTTAAACAATAAAAAAGATCTCGACGGTTTTTTATAGAAGCCGGTTTTCTCTTAACTGACGGGAACTTCCTTATAGCTTAAACTACTATAAGTAATAATGTTTAAGATTGGACAATCCGCAACCAAGATTCTTAATACAAGAATAAGGTTCAACGACTAGAGTGTGACTCGTAGATTTATAACTAAATCGAAGTGGAGAAACTTCATAATATTATGAAGAAGATATAGTCTATTATCCTAAAGTAATTTAGGGAAGTTCATAAGAGAACTGTATAGAGTTATAATCTATATGAATATAAAGTTATCAGGATTAGATAAGCTTGAGATTAACAGTAATAAGATTGATGAATCTTTAATTATATTATCTGGGATTAATATAAAGAAAACTATTAAGAGAATTAAGAATAAAATGAAAGTTAAGATCAGTGAAGATGAATTAGAATATTATAAGATCAATCATCACATTAATAAATTTCATGTTAGTCTCATATTCTTTTTCTATGCTAGACATTTTGGTAATTATCGAGATCTTAATCTATTAACCCGAAGACAATATTTAACCTTACTAATACTTCTTAAACGTAAATTACAAATCCAAGGAAATACTTACTTACCCCAGGTTTTAACAAGTAACATTGAAGGTAAATTAAATACTCGTACAATTCAAAATACTAAATTCTTAATGAAGATTGAAAATTCTTCTATATATCAATCATTAATGCAAGATAAATTTTCAACTTTAGAAGAATTAAAGAAATCTAATCTAATACTTAATCTATTATCAACTATTCTTAATACAACATTTACATGTGTTGATTATGATAATCGAGACAAGTTGGGTACTACATTGGATATTAACTCTGATATGATATCCGATGAGTTTCTTAATTTCTTGAATCAATTATAACAAATCATTAATAGTAGTGAATCTTTTCGATTCACTACTATTAATAAGGAGGAATTCTATATGTATATAAAGATGAATAAATTATGAATAATCTTGAGATGAAAAACCACTTAAGAAATAAATTATTACAAATTCAATCTGCCAAACAAAATGGCCCTAAACAAATCTTATTAAGATGTCCAGTTTGTTTAGATTCACAAAAAGATCTTTCACATGGGCATTTTTCTGTTAAGATAGATATGTTCAATGATGAACCTGTAATATTTCATTGTTTTCGATGTGATATTAGTGGTATTCTCACACCAACTATGTTGCGTTCATTTAAGATTAATGATTTACAATTAAACAGTGGATTATTATCTTATAATAAAGCATCTTTAGGTACTAATAACAAATCTTTTACTTTATATAATAACAATCTAAATTTAAGAGTTCCAACACCTAGTGATAATGAAAGAACTTCATTAAAACAAAAATATATTGAAGGAAGACTGGGTGTAAAATTTACCATAGAAGAATTGGTTAATCTAAAGGTTGTGTTTAATTTAGGAGAATTCTTAAAATTTAATGGTATTGATACTTTAACTACAAATAAATATAAAGCTAGATTATTACATAATGACTATGTGGGGTTTTTAACTGCGAGAAACGAGTTTATAAATTTCAGAGATATTACTGGAAGAAATGAGAGATATGATAAATATAACGTATATAATAATCTGGATAACACTCGAAAGTTTTATACTATACCAAACTCAATAGATCTTTTGACGCGTGATAAAATTACTATTAATATAGCTGAAGGTGTTTTTGATATCTTAGGTATATATCATCATTTATACGAAAAGGAACATAAGAATATTATCTATACTAGTGTAAATGGTTGTGGTTTTGTATCTGTAATAAAATATTTTATTCAAATGGGAATCTTTGGTAATGTGGATGTAAATATTTATTCTGATAAAGATAAATCACCTATATTTTATAAGAAGTTATATTATGAATTAAAAGACTGGATACATACAATTAATCTATTCTATAATGAAATAGGTAAGGATTATGGTGTTACTAAAGATAAAATAAAGATTATCAAACGAAAAATAGAAAGGTGAATTATTATATGAATAAACGTATAACTGAGTTAACACGATATTTTATAAAAGGCTCATTGGTTGGAGAAATTGTCCCATCTAAAATAGATTCGTTTCTAAATGAATTGAATACCTTAATTATAAAATACTGCGGTGAAAAGTATTATCTTAGTAGTGAAGTGGAGGCTGTTGACTCTGAGACATATAAGAGTAAAACTGAGGAAATAAATGAAAAAGAAAGTGAAGGATTAGTCACATGTCCATATACCTCAGAATGGTGTGATAAGCTAAAGGATAAAGAACTTAAGTCAACTTTCATACCTCCTAAAACGACATAAAAAATGAAGATGGATAAACGATCATTTAAGATTGTTTATCCATCTTCTTATATAAAAAAGAGGAGGACTGTGGGAAAAGGTAGTGAGCAATCTACCCTTTCTTAATTATCTGTTTAGTAAATTATTTACCAATATATAACAAAAGACATATAATTATTTTTTTTAATTATATGTCTTTTGTTATATAGTCTGTGCTTTAAGGAAACTTAGAGAAATAACTTAATCAGTAGTCTTAATAATTCATTCCTAATAAGATATTATTATACTTATAACAAATAATATAAGAAAGGGGGTGAAGATAAATGATTAAGACTTTTAAAACGAGAATACGACCAACTAAAGAACAAGAGATATATTTAAACAAATGCTTTGGATATAGAAGATTCATATACAATAATGCTTTAGAATATTTTAATACCCTTTTAGAGCATAATGGTAATATTATTGATAAAACATTAAAGAAGTTCTTTGATAAGTTTGATTATATTACTCATATATACTCTAAGAAAGAAAAGGAACCGGGATTTGAATGGACTCAAGAGTATAATAAGTCAATAAAGAATGAAGTGGCTAGTGATTTTAATATAGCTATTAATAAGTTCTTTAAAGATATTAAAGACAAGAAACGATGTAAATTACATTTTAAAAGAAAGATTCATGGAAATGGTTCTTTTAGAATATACAAGACGAATAAAGGTAATGTTAAAATTATTGATAAGAAGTTATTCTCTTTTATTATTAATAGAGAATACGGTCACATGCCATTGAAAACTTTTGAAGATATAAGCTTTTTATATCACTATGATATAAAAACAATGACTATTAGTATGAAGAATTTTAAATATTATGTATCATTCACTTATGAAATAGATATCCCAAAGCATAAACATAAGAAAAATATGGTAGGTATAGATTTAGGAATACATAATCCAGTAGTTTGTTTTGATGGAAACGATATCATAAATCCTAAATTTCCGAAGGGAATTATTAAGAAACTAGAGAAGAAAGTTGATAAACTCTCAGTAATAGTTTCTAAAAAGAAGTATGATAAACGTAACCCATCAAAGAACTATATAAAAGCGAGAACCAAACTTAATGATATTCACGTCAAAATAGTGAATATCAGAATGGATTATATTCAGAAGGTATCTACATTCTTAGCTAAGACTTATAGAAACGTAATAGTTGATGAGTTTAGTTTTAAAGAGTTATTAACAGAGTCCGATGGTAATACGCGTATAAATAGAGGTATACACAGAGTTGGTGACTTTATGTTTACACAGGTGTTAAAATATAAATGTCACTTTTATGGTAGTGAATATATTTTAGCATTACCTAATAGTACCATTACATGCTCTGAATGTAATCATAAACTTAAAACTAAGTTAAAGTTATCTCAAAGAATCTTTAATTGTCCAATATGCGGACATATAGATGGTAGGGATAACAATGCTTCTATTAATATTTATAAGTCATTTAAAGGATCTTTATTAACTAACGTAAATAGAGATTTCGCCGTTGGTCGGACGGTTTAAAGAACCTTAACGGTTAAGTTATTGTGGTATCTAACAAGTACTACTAACACGACAGGATGGAGATATTGTATTTATTTAATATACCAGTTAATGTATTTACTTGCAAATCTGTATTCAATTCAGGAAAATTCTCTAAAATCTCAAGTTTGAGTAAATCAAGATAAAGGGACGGCATAGTATGGCACAACTCCTTCCTATTTCTAGTAAGAGTATACCATACTAATGCCGTCAAATGCAACCCATATTGCTTGGATCAATAGATAAATATTTATTTTTATCGTATATATTATTAAAAATCTCTTCTTTATAAATGTTTAAAATTAATTCATTCATCATATCATTACTTCCTTTCGTTATCAAATAATTAATAATTTGTTATCACGAAAGTAACTAATAATTCACGATTTGACAATTTATTAATTATGTCGTATAATGCGTCAACTACGACATTAAATCTACCAAAGATGGATCTGAATTTACAGAGTTAGTCACCAATTCCTGCAGGTATTCCGCAACCAAACCATATTATTTTGGGACAATGCTCACATGATAAACAAATTCCTCGTCGTGAATATTCACCCTGTTTCGGACATTTCACATCTTTTTTGGCATAACAATATTCTTGCATTTTTTTATTGCTCAAAATATTTTTCACCCACCTTCCCATAATAAAAGAGCCTTTCGGCTCTTATAATCTGCACACACTTAATACATTTTCTAATCCTAATATCTCAATTGCTTTAGTTAAGACAATTTCAGATTTATCATTATCGTGATAAGTGCATCTACCATTTTTATATGCACCACAACAACTGCAATTTGAACCACTTAAAAAACATGAGCTTAAACGAAATGTAAACGGGTTTTCCTTTTTACTATCTAGTTTTTTTAAATACTCTGTTAGGGATTCGATAGAACTCATATTATTACCTCCCAATATTAGAATAAACTCTAGATAATTTTGTTTTATCTAGAGTTTAAATTGATCATCTTTGTCTGTGACTACAATATAGATTGGGTTTTCATCCATGCTGAAATCAAGCCTGCAAAGTGCTGTTTACAGGAATCGGACATTGGATGTATATCGTCGTACATCCATATTTGCCGAAGTGATAAGTCATGCACCCACACACCATCAACTTGACGAGGGTTTTCGTTTAGATTTTCAAGATTTGAACCCACATGATTCGACCCGTTATAACCTGTATCGTGCCATACATGAGACACATCCCAATATCCAGTGGTTGTAATTTGTGTCCTTGCCCTTACGTCACTTTCTTCCCATAGCTTATAAAGTGGAAATCCAAAGTAATTAGATGCCGTTTCCTCTGCTTCCCAAACATGTCCTAACTGATATCTACTGTCGTCATTGTCGTAATGCCCAACCATTAGTATTTTTATTCGTGGTTTACGTAAACGTATTTGTTGTACCAGATAAATAAACGCACCCACAGCATAATGCCTATCATTTGAAGTTGCTGGGACGCTAGTATAGGTTAAAGCAGAAGCGTCTCCTGTGGCATCATTCCTAAAATGCTCGAAAACAATTGCATCCGAAGTAGCAATGTATGACTCAATACGTCCAAGCATAGCACCTGTGATTTTCCCAGTTATGCTTAAATCACCTTCGATATCCATGGAATCATCCCAACAGTAAGAATATGCCAACCATCGCATACTATTATATGTTGCACCATTATTCGCATAAACGTCAATTGGTTTTAAAGCCGGAATCCCTATAACAGGTGTTACAGGGTCTACACTAACATATGTATCTGCAAGCATATCCCCATAGCCAATAACACTTGTTACTTCTCCTTCAGTATAACCCTTTGCTATAAGATAGGCTTTACGATCCGTTGTTTTCCAGCAATCAAACAACCGCCTACGTTCTTCCTGTGTCATTGATAATGTACGCAGTACATTTGCCATCCATAGACCAGTTATTCCAAGGTCATCACCCAACTCAGAGGTATCATAAACAGAACCACCTATACGCATCATTGACGAACCGACAGCTTTATTAGTCACGGTTGCTCCAATTGCCGTACCGACTAGGATAGGGTGCCCTTGTTCAGGAATTGATGTTCCTAACCACAAAATATTTTTACCGATGTATTGTCCATTCCCTTGTAGTGATAGTTCTTGCGAAAGTGCTTGCACTTCTCCATATGCTGCAAGTTTTCTTTTCTCAGAATAATAATTTACAGTAAGACTTGACGTTAAATTTGTAACATTACTACCGTCAATCGCCTTAATAATAACTGCGACATATAGGTAATCACTATCAAAAGCGTATTCCGTACACCAATCTTGTATAAATTCAAAAGGCTGTCCATACCCATCGTTATTAGCATTCACGACAAGCTGAAAACCAGTTGCCGCCTCAAATCCGCTTAGATTATACGTGGGAAGCACAATAAATGCCCTCGTATTGATAATAAACTTATTACCAGTAGCATCAATATTACCAGTTATCAGATTAGCATAAGCACTTATGACATCCCCACCATACCTAACAGTAGTTTCAACCCTTGACAATATAACTGTGTTATGACTTATAACACTTAAAATGCTATCTAAATCAATCCCAGTTATATCCGCATCACTATTATCTTTTACTATAATGTATAAATATTTATGGCTTAACGGGTTTATATACACAGCGTTCGACGCAATCCATCCACCTATTGTTGTAATAGCAGTTCCCTTTATATCACACCCTTTTATAAGAAACTGATAACCTAGCTTGCAGGACAGGTTAGCGACGAATTCGGACTCAAGTATCACCCTAGCCCTTATGTTTGACACAACTTCTGAACCATCAGCATCGTTAAACGTGCCAATTGTTAAATCAGCATAAGATTCGGTTGCTGTGCCAGACAACTTATCGCCAACTAAATTATCTATTTTGCCAATCTGCCCTCTTATTGAGGTTCCTATATTTGCATAGGTTGCTCCGTCTGCACCAACTCTACCGTCAATTAACTCAGCATCTCCAGTAGTGCTTCCTGCCGAAAGTGTTGCAAGATTTGTTATTCTTGCGCTTTCTAAATCCAAGTCTACTTGACGTGCTTTTGTTGCTAACTCCTGCACATTCTCTGCCTTATACGTCATAAGATCTTTCTTAATACCAGCACTTGGATCATACCTAGATTGCGACATAACTGACTCCCTCCCCACTTATAGATGAATCAATATAGATTTGATTAGCATTGGCTACAGCAAATGTGAATGCTTCCTTGGCACCAAGCTTCACCCCATAAACAGCCAATGAAACATTTACTCCACCGGCGAAGACACTTCCTGTATTAGTATCCAAACCGATAACAGTTACCTCCCGACATGGTATATTAGGTAATTGAGTTCTGGTTCCAGCAGTAGTGACTAATTTTAATGCCCCAGTTAATGACGTACTACCACATAATGCTCTATATATACTAGATAACCATCCTCTGGCTCCAGTACCCCCAGTTGCTTGTGATACACCAGTAGCATCAGTTCCGTCTAATATAGCTGCCGCAGAATGCGTTCCATCAGGATTTTCTACAGCTTTAAATGGTACACCACCAATAAGAATTATTTTATCCATTTTAACTTCAACTCCTTTGTATTATGTTATTTTAATATTATGTTTAATTCATTACCACATGAAGATTAATTATACTATTTTATAAGTATTGGTTATATATCTTTACCTCTAACAATTAACTAATAATAACTAAAATAGGTGGTGTATATTTATGGGACATTTAATTGATGAAAAAAGGTTTATAAACAATAACATCTTTAAATATGAAGAGAGGATGAATTCTCAATACTCAAGATTTCTAGATAAAACCCCTACATTTATAACGTATTACAATATAAATAATATTACATCTATAACAGATACAGGTTTTTTAAATGTGGAGCGTATTATTGATTATAATTCTCCTATACGATTTAAGCGAATTGATGATCTTCCAATTTATGGACTTGATACAATTCTGCTAGATTTAACAGATGACGAAATAGGCCTAGATACTTCATATGATGGTGAAGTAGTTATATTACCTAATACCATACGGCCACTTCCTAATGATTGTTTTACGATAACATATCTAGATAGTAATTATTTATTTATGGTAACAACTGTTAATTATGATACCATTAAGAGTAATAACTATTATAAGATTTCATTTGTTATTAGATCGTTAACACCCGATATTAAAAATCAATTATTATTACAGGTTGAAGAAGTATATAACTGTGTTCTAACTAATATAGGAACGCAGGAGAAATGTATAATTCGATCTGATATATACGAGAAAATTATTCTTATGAATGAAATGTATAAAGAAATCTGTGAAAAATATAAAATATTGTTCTATAATATAAGATATAACAGTTTTATGTATATTGATGAAATCAGCCATATAAAATACTATGATAAATATCTAACATTCTTTATTAATAAACATCAGTTATTTAATGAACGATATGAATATGATACATTGTTTTTAGTAAATGAGGATGACAATCATAAATTTCCTCTTGAATACGATAAGTCATTTTATCACATTTTAGAAAAAAATAAAAAGAGTATGATTCCAGAGCATATTAATTATGCAACTGGTAGTGTAGCTAATACATCATCTATATTCAGGTACTATAATGACGTATATGTAAAGAGTATATATTTCTCAGATATTGGTTTGCCATATATTGATGATATACTTATTAATAGCATAATCAATAGTATACCATCAGATAAGGTTAGTTATAAAACAATTATTGATTATTTTAATAATAATGTGAATGTTATCGATACATTTGATATGGGACCATTGGCTGAGAACGATTATATTGAGTACGATTTAAATTCATTCATTCTAATTCCTATGCTATTATTTATTCTCCGTGTGTACTATAATAAATTCATGGCGAATTAGTTATTTTTTTCTAAAACATTTAAATAAATAAGTGAATTATGTGAGGTGATTATATTATGTTAAATAATCTTAAAAAAAGTATCAGAGAGAATCAAAACAGAGAATTTGTCACTGAAGCTACAATTAAACATACTACTGATGATGATATACGAGATATATTCTTAAATGATGATTTAATGGATGGTGCTGAAGATGATCCTGAAATTACTAAACTGATTGATAAAATCCCCGAGTATGGAGATGCTGAGGATATCGATCTGGCTACACTCGAAGAACAATATATACCTGAAGGAAAAATATAATTACGGAAAGGGGTTTGAATATAAAATGAAAGTTACTAATAAAATGGTTAAAGTCCTCTCTAATGATATTATATATCCAAAGGGAGGAATTTCAGGTCCAATCCTGACTCCATATATGGAGGATGTTCGTACCATCTTCATCATGATTACCCGCAACATAAAAGTTGTTGAGGTTCTTTCTGATGGATCTGAAGTGGTCCTGAACACTAAAAACTTCGATGCCAAAATCACTCCAGACGTGATCGAAGAGATTGTTGAACCTATCGTGGAGACAAAAGTGGAAGTGGTTCCTGTAATCGAAGAGATTAAACCGGTTATCGCAATCGCACAACCCACCAACCAGCGCAAAAAACCTGAACCCGATGCCATAGAAAAAAAATAATACTAAAGAAACCCCATATGTGTAATCTCATACACATATGGGGTTTCTTTTATGTTTAAGCCAATAATGGTCATTTAAATTGTTAATAGATATTCTCATCTTAATGAAAATATGTATTAAATACCTAAAACACTTTTAACCATTTTTATTTGAGTAATATTAAAGTTTACTCAAATCCTCCGATAGTATCGCCTTCTAAAATAATATCTTCGCCTTCATCCATAGAGGGCTACATATATTATAAGTAGATACGCGGGCAAACACACCATCAGTTTTCTATATCAAACTAAGAAACTAACATATTTTGTACATGATATAGAGCGTCAACAACTATGTTATATTTCCTTCTACACGTTCAGTAATTATGTCTTAAATATCAAATATTTATCTACGTCTAAACAACTTTATATTACAATCTCTAAACTATATACCCTTCCTACTCAGTAAATTGAATAAATGATATTTATACGATTAGTATAGAGGTTAGAAACTCCACATATTAATTATAATATATGCAGCTTTTCACCACCTTCCCTAGTAAGAATTGTATAATACTTTAATTAAGTATCGTTACAAACTTAAGAGGGGCCTCACCACCTTTCTATATATAATATAGTAGGTTAGTGATAAGGGTTAATAATAAGGCTTTGCTATATAATCACCTTCATTTCTGTTAACTATTATTGTGGTGACACATTATAACCATCCTTTCTTATTTTATAATACTTATATTAGTATAATATATATTTTAATTATCTTAAAATACGATAATGAGATAGAGCTATGTTTTACACATAGCTCTATCTCATTAATCATTTTCGAAACGTGTCATCATATATAGTGTATGAACACCCTCATTGGTTGTCTTTCTCATATTACTACCAGCGATATTTAGAATATGAGCTTTAGATGTCATAATTTCAATAGCTTCTTTATTAGCTTCTTGACTAAATAAACCCTTTACTGTAACCTGATCCAAAATATTCATATAGATATTTAATCCATACAGTTCTCTTATGAACTTCCCTATATTAATATAGGATATTAGACTATCTCTTCAATAGAATAAATCTATTGTTTTCCCATTTCGATATATAACTATATCTACGAATTACTTCTAGTCGTTGAACCTTTCTCTTATATAAGAGACTTGGCTGCGGATTGTCCAATCTTCCATTAAAGAAGCTATAAGGAGTTTCCCGACAGTTAAGGAAAATACGGCAATACAATGACCGTCGTACATGTAAACTCCATATTTTCATATGGCATGGACTATATCTTCACCGTATAATAATAAATTATTAATTAGGTGTCCTGCACTTCCCAACTAACCCACAAATTAGTCAGTACACTACTAACTACTATATAATTATATGATAGTAATTTTCGTTAGTCTCTACATCTTCTCTAATTAATTTACATATTTTCACATATTGTAATTTTAACATGGGGGTTTTTATTTTGGGTGTATCATTTAGTTTAGACTCTATTTTAATCAATATTTCATTACGGGAATTTTTATCACAATAGAATACAAAATATCCTTGAATAATACGTCCAAATCGAACCGCATGAGTTACAGAACTTTTATTACTATCTATTGAATCAGCAAATGACTTCGCTCCTTGGAATATATGAAATAACCCATCTTTAAATGCAATTATAGGTTTAGATTTATCTCGTTTAGTTTGTTCAGAATGTCTAAATAATTTTGTACTTTCACTCATCTTATATTTAGACTCACTATTCATAGTTCCACCGACCCCACCTGTTTTCTTATTATATCCAATATTAGGATCATTTGCTTTTAAAGTTGATATCCAATATACCTCTTTTTCGTTCATTTCATTTTTAGAGGTGCATGTGTCTATTATACTGCAATCAAAATTATTAAATCCATATTCATTAACTATTTTTATAATATGATATAAATTCGATTTCCTATTAAGCTTTTTATACTTATAATCCTTAAGTCGTGAATGTAGATTTATTGTCTGACCAATATAAATTTTACCATCTATATTATTTCTCAACATATATATTACACCAAAATGTTTTTTCGATTCAATTATTAGATCATCATTATACATAATAACCCCCCTTATTATATATAAGTTAGTATAAAAGTATTTTTTTACAATATATGAATTTCGTAAATCAATTAAAGCTTGACACGGTATTTCCAGCTATCCATATTTCAGGACCTTAGGTTCTCTTACGAAGCTTATTCGTCAATGCTTATTTCACTTCTACCGTTAGCATGAGTATTGTGATACCCATACACCGCCTGTTAAGCGTTCACAGGATTTTTAACTAAGCTATTTCTAGCAAAGGGAGACAACAACTTTTATCTCCGTTTAAACCAGGTAGATATAAATTTGACATACTCACAGTATCTGCAAATAGAGTGGATATTTCTTCTTTAGGTAAACTAAGATCGATCCTAGGATAATTCGTATAGACTCTATTTCCAATAAACATCGGTATAGTTTGGTGGGTACTTAGGACTGATATTTTGTTAGGAAAGCTACTGAAATAATCTGAAATAGGATATCTCGTAACGAATACCATTTTATCTGATGTAACATCAACTGCCGCTTGATATAAAATATCACACCAAGTTGCCTTCCTTTGTACTAAGGGAGATTCAGTTTCAGGAACCCCTGGTTTATAATCTTTTCCTATAAATCGCATATATAATTTCTTCCCATCAGATCTAGGTTCCTCGACGGGAAGTTCAATTGGTGTAAATCTATCGGATACACTAAATATGAATCTATCAATTTGTTTTTTAAGATATTCTTCGTTGAAATATAATGAGGGATCTTTTAATTTCACATATCCCATGGAACCGTCCGGATTTCTTACAGGATACTTATTACCAACCTTCTCTAATTCTCTATGGAAGAAATTTTTAACCCAATTTATTATAAATGGTGTAAATAATGAACATGTTTGTGCAAGAGGAATACCAACATGATAAAAATCTATTTGCATCTCAGATGGTTTATTTGCTTTGAATATAGGTGCAGAAATTCGTTTATTCATATAGAATATAACTCTATACAGTTCTCTCATGAACTTCCCTAATTTTCATTAGGATACTAGACTATATCTTCAGGAAATTAAGAATTCCTGAACTCCCATTTCAATACAATAATGTATCTAACTCACGGTAAATTAATATAACCATATTTCCGTGTGATAGTCGTTGAACCTTATTCTATTAGATAGAATCTTGGCTGCGGATTGTCCAAACTTAAACATTGTTACTTTAAGTGGTTTAAGTTCTAAGGAGATTCCCGACAATTAAGGAGCTACGTGCAGTAAATCCACACTCCTCGATCCGAAATCAACCGATTTACCCATTAAATTTTTTCTAATTAATCCATTCTTCTTTTCTATTCTACCTTTGAGCAAATCATAAATTTCTACTAAGACTTCCTGAACCTTAGCCCTAGTTCCATTAAGTACAAAATCAAAATTATTGGAGTTCCTCAACACAGTTGCGAATCTTAATAATTTAGCGTACTTATCATTGATCTCATGATGACTAATCTTACCCTGTGTTGCTGATTGTAAATTAACATCACGATAGAATGCTGGCACTACAATCCAGTACTCAGTAAATAAAGTATCTTTATCATACGATCTCAGCAAGTCAATTCTTTCACTACGTATAGAACTGGCATTCTTTTCAAAGTTTATTTTTTCCCAATTTTTATATAAGAATTCTAATCCAGTCTCACCAGATTCCTCAGCTTCAACCAATTGTCCATTTTTATCTATTATAAAATTCTTTGATCCATATACAATAGATTGAAAATTTCTATTCATACGTTTTAATAACTTATAAACAAATGGGTGTAAGAAGTGCCCATTTAGTTTAATATAAGCATAAGTTTCTCGTCGTTCATTAACAGATACACCGAATATATTTGTAGATAGTAAACCACCAGATGTTGGTATACTACCTTTTTCAAATATTATGATTTCAGTGATTTCTTGTAATGAATTAACTTGAATAAACTTCTTAATTGGTATTAAATCAATCTTCATATATTTCTTGCTCCTCGGAAATATTTTTATTCATTATAGAAATATCTATTTTGTTTGAACTCTTAATGACATCTAGAGTAAAATATTTAGCGTGAATGTAAGTATTAGAACCCAATTCTGTTTTTAATGTCTTATTGAAATTATTTAATAATGGTTTTGTTTTAAAATGTATATATATTAGAAGTTTATCAGTCTGTTCATTACAGATTATCTTCTCTACATTTTTTAAACATAGATTTCTTATTAATGAATAAAAGAATTTAAATTTCTCATAATGATAATTCAAGATGTTTTCAAATAGAGAACAGTCTGACAATTCAGACTTTGTTAATTGATTGAATATAATGATCATATCGTTTTCCATTCTCACTCCCCCTTACTTTTTTACTACCAACAGGCTGGGGATCTATATTACTTTCGCAATATAGATTGTCTGGCTTGTTCACTCTTCATCCTTTCTGCTTCTTTCTTTCGTTCCTCTTCTATTTCTTCCCGTTCTCGTTTAAGACGCTCTATTCTAGTTTCCCTCATAATAAGGGCCTCTCGATACGATAATTTATATTTAAAATCATCCATATCAAGCTGCCCTTTATAAAGTTCAAGCATCTCATCCAGAAAGGCATAGAATTGTTTTATTCGACTTTTGTACTCATTGCCTGTTGATATTTGTAAAAAAGTATGGCTTCTAAATCCATTGGTAAGGATTGAGTGTGATATTTACAATTAGGACATTGAACATTCATTAAACCGAATTCGAAACTCAATCCTTCTAGGATAGAATCTCCTTGTTTTGTCAAGATGATAATATCATTGTCAGTAAGGGAATAAATCACTTTGGCAATTTCGAATGCCCCTTCAATCTCATAATATTCCTCTTCATTATCTGGATCGGGTATAAACATCTTATTTACGACAGATGATAAAACAGAGGCTTGATTATATTTAACCTCTTTATTTTCTGATAATTCCTTGATAGATTTATTAATAAAGTCATATGCCGACTGTACGAACACATCTACTATAATACCACTTACTGGTAATTTAATAGTTTTCGTATTACTAACCGGAGCTTCTGCATAATGTGATTTGGCGCTTTCAACTGAATGTGATGCATCAATTGTGCTGGAAACTGTGTGCTTCATAGCTTCAGTCATTTTCTCAGCCCGGATTAATGATTTTACCGAATAAAGATGACTGAATTCTGTAGGACATTTTTCACACTTCAATGTGATTTTATCATCATCTGGATAAGTTGCACATAGTAAACCATATAAGAATATGTTATAATCAATGGCCGCAGTATGGTGGAGGAAATCATTGTATTCCATCTTACCAATACTGGTATCTTCTATTTTAGAATGGATCAATGACCATTTCTTTTCAGTATCTAACAATGCATTTTGAGAATCGTTCATTAACGCCATTACTTCATACGTTGAACATCCTCGTATCGTGGCCGTATAACCGGATGCTAATAATACTATAGGGGTTGAATGTATATTAGAATGTCTTTTGATAAGAGTTTCAAGACCGTCTTTTTTCTTAATCTTTTTACTCTTAATAGTTTTCAGACTTATCGTTTCAACTTCTTCAAGTATGATCTTTTTAGCCCGTTCAAGTTTATCTCTTTCAGCATCTGTGAAATTAATTACATTACCCATTCCGGTTTTATCAATAATAACTACTGCTTCATTATAAGTGCGATCAAATTCATCTTGTGTCATTTCATCCGACTCTTCGTCATCATCTAATTTCTTCTGTTTAGCTTCCTCTTCCTTTTTGGCTATAATCTCGGCTGTATCTTTATCATATTCCTGCATATATTCACCAATACTATCCATCACATCGTATGATAAGCCAGGAGGTGCTGGTGCTTTTTGCACTTGCTGATCCAATTCATTCGTGTTAATAACAAGACCTGGACCATCATATGATTCTTGGTTTTTATCAGATAAACTTACCCCATCATTAGGCAGTTGTGGGATATCAGTATTAACAACTACTGGTTGGTGTATTTTAATACCTGAAGCCCAATCACTTCCAATGGATACTGTAAGATCCTCATCAGTATCAGTTGGTTTAGTTATCTGAGTTGCAGTTTTTTTTAGCTGGCTTAAATCCATCCCAGTATCTCTTAATACATTTTCGTCATCCATACCACTCAATTTAAATCCCCCTTATTATTTTAATTCGCGGTATTATCAAATTGATAATTAAACAATGTTTCACCCGCAGAATTTTTACCAAAACCGAAAAGAACATCAGTTGTAACACCATCAATGATTATAGGAATTACAATGATTAAGACAGATTTCTCATTATAAGATGCAACAAAAGCTTTTACTTCACCCAGATTTAAATATGGAACTAAAGCATTACATTGATTATATATTTTTTCTTTTAGTTCTTCGGCATCGATTTGTTCTTCAAACTTATATAGATATGATCTGATATTAATACCAATCCATGGTAAACTTGGAATATTTCCAGGACGTAAAAAGAATAAGTTTAATAAAACCTGAACTATAGAATCTTTACTACTTAAAACTTTTTGTTGTTGAAAATTATCTAGACCAAAAACAATTTCCGATCCGAAACCTGCCAATATAAAATCACCTCCTCTGAGCATATACAAATACTGTATTATTTATTAATATGTATTCGAAATTAGATAGAATTAAGGATTAAGCTTATTAATACAAAAAAAATAGCCTTAGCTATTTTTATGCGATATTAATCTCATCACTCATAATAACTTCATTATATTTATTCTTACCACCTAATTCACTTATCTGAGTATCATAGTATTCATTTAATTCTTTCATATATTTATGTATATATCCACTCATTTCAATTTCATCGATAATATTAATACCTTGCTGTATTATCACACAAACTGATAATGGTAATACAGTTGCACCAGTAAACCATAATACACCTGAAGAAAATCCCGTTCCGGCAATACTTGATAATGTAGTAAATATACCTTTCCGTGATGATAAGTAAGTAACATCTTCAACATGCTTAGCATCCATTATTATGGTTTCTACTCTAGATTCAATACCATTTATTAAACCCATAAGTGGATTGAGAAACATAAAGATGAACATCATTAAAAATAAATATTTAAACCCAGTTGTTAATACGATTGACAGGTATATTAGATTAAGTACAACTAAACAATATTTCATTTTAGTATAATATGGAAGAATTCTTTTCTGCCATTCAAGAGAACGGGTTCGACTATTGGTTAAATATGTTGTCCATATTAAAGATACTCCTTGTGAAGACATTTGAATTAATTGAAATAGAATAAGGCCTGTTATGATATTATCGAATATTAATTTAGCTATAGACATTGATACAAAAGCATTAAAGAATATTTGTAGACATTGTAGGGAAGTTCTCCGTTTAAAGAATTCTTTTTTAGTCATTTTAACTACCTCTTTCTATTAATCTATGAGTATAATATATAGTTAAATACATTGAGTATACGATTCCCATAAATGTAGAAAACAAATACTTAATATGAAATCTAAGGATGGTGGATTTTTAATGAGTATAAAATGTCCTATCTGTAATGGTAAATTTAATGAATTGGAAGATGTCTATAGTCATATTGATGAGGAACATAATGAATCTATACCTAAAAATTATATACCACAACAATATTATTATGCATTGAAAACTGGTAGAGAACATGGTGATTGTATAATATGTAAAAACTCAACTAGATGGAATCCGATAACTGGTAAATATAATAGGTTTTGTGATGTGCCTGAGCGTAAATGTAAAATTAAATATCGAGATATATTTAAACAAAGAATGATCGGTAAATACGGTAAGATTCATTTATTAAATAGTCCAGATCAACAAAAAAAAATGTTAGCCAATAGGAGTATATCAGGTGAGTATATTTGGACCGATAATACAAAAATGATATATACTGGTACTTATGAATTAGACTTTTTAAAGTTACTTGATATATTGATGGAGTGGGATTCAAACGATATTATGAGCCCAAGTCCTCACCAATATTATTATGAATATGAAGGACAAACGAAATTTTATTTTCCGGATGTATTTATACCATCACTTAATCTTGAGATTGAAATAAAATCGGGTGAGGGTAACAGAAACGCCCACCCGAAGATTAAAGCTGTGGATGATGTCAAGGAGAAACTAAAAGATGAAATTCTTATGAGCCAAAAAGAATTTAGTTATATTAAAATACTCAATAAGAATTATGAGCCTTTCTTTGAATTTCTTATGAAAAGTAAACAGAACTTTATTGAATCCAAAGATGGTGAAGTATCTAAACCTATATTTATAGTCAGGGAATCGATTGAGGTAAATTGATGATTTATACTAAAGAAAAAGTAGATGCTATTGTTAGACAAATAACTCCCGATTTATAAAAAAAAATAAATATTAGAGAATGAATAATATGGAATTAATTCCATATTATTCATTCTCTTAAGTAAAGGTTTATTCAACTATACCATAATGCCGCATGTATTTATCCCATAAGGCATTAACGTCTTTTGCAACATGATCATCAATTTTAAAACATTTACCAACATATGCTAATATGGTATTTAGATTACTTATACCAGACTCATCAAATTCTATGGAACAATCTTCATAGTTTATGAGGTTCTGATAACTGTATTTAGATTCCACCTGAACTGGATTTGCATTGATAACGAAGTCACATTTACCATTTATGTCATTCAGCCAGTTACTCTCAATGAAGAAGTGAACCTTCTTGATTTGCAACATACGCTGTAATCTACCTAATATTCCCATAACTGCGATTTTTGAAATATGTTCATATGAATAACAAACCGGAATAGTTTCTACGATTTCATTTCTGTTACCTAATTGTCTAGCTACGTTCTTGTAATAGGATAATTCTTTAAAATTGATTTTCATCTGTGGGCCACACTCCTCTTTATTTTTATATCTAACTAATCGTATAATATATAGATGAAAATGAACATGATTATCTGTTAAAGAGTTCGTAACCTGACACCTAATGCAACTTGCCAAAACGTTAGCGATAATAATATATAATACTCTCTATATGTCCCAAAACTTTCACTAGATAAATGTATTCCCAATGCAAAGCTTTTAAATCTCCAGTTATTCATAAAACTACATACTATCGGAGAAACCTCATAATCATCATTCATACAATAACCTCTTTCTTTTAAATCTTTTAATTTCACTTCGTAATGTAATAATATTCTTTTCATTTAAATAATTGAATTCTTTCATATCCATCAAAACATTTTCTAAATCATCAATATATAATACATTATATGCAATTAGTTTATCTATTAAATAAGAAGATATTACTAATTCATATATACTACCAGATATAAATTTATGTAAATCATCATTTGTGTTTAATCGCTTAGATGTTTTTGCTTTTGAAATCATACGTTTAATAATACATCCAATTTGAATTTTAGTTATATTAAATTCAGCAGAAATATTTTCCTTAGACTCACCTAAACTATATTTTTTAAATATTTGTAAATTTCGCCCATATAAATTATCACGTGACATTTCTTAAACCTAAATTGTTCTTATATACTTCTAAACTACCCTTAATATTAATAATGATATTTTTACTTAGATATTGATCGTTCTCGATATCAGGTAATTTACTTTCAAGATCATCAATAGTATATATACCTAGTCTGAATAATTTATTTACAGTTAAAGTAGATAAATTTAAATCTTGAATTGTTGATTTTAAGAAATTTGGCCCAGTTCCTTTTTTGTCTAGACTCTTATCTAATTTCACCCAAGTCATTTGTCTAACTATTTCATTGATCCTACAATGTGAAAGATTGAATGCTTCACATAACTCAATAACAGATTCTCCGGCGTTATACCTATCGATAATTTTTTTATTACGATTTTTAAGTTTTGTTGACATTTTAACTCCTCCTAATTATTTATTCCAATCATATAATATATAGTTGAAACGTAACTTTAATTAAGTGTTATTACATTAATAACACTTAATTAAAGTGGAGGTGAAATATTATTAATGTATAAATCATTTAAATTTCGTATATATCCTAATAATGAAACAAAGTAATATTATTGATAAAATAATGGGGTGTACTCGATTCGTATATAATTATTTTCTTAATTTAAAAATTGAATATTATGAGATTAATAAAACCACTTTTACTTATAATATGTGTAGTAAAGAATTAACAGCATTAAAGAAAATTAATCCATGGTTGAAAGAAGCTGACTCTGTGTCCCTTCAACAATCAATAAGAGATTTAGATAATGCTTATCAAAAATTCTTTAAAGAGAAAACAAATTTTCCAAAATTTAAGAGTAAGAAGAGGCCAAAACAAAGTTATCGAACTAATGCTAATAAGAATAGAAGTATTCTTATAAAAGATAATACAATACGTTTACCCAAACTTGGTTGGATACGATTTTGTAAAAGTTAATTTACGGGATCATACAAAATCTATTAAAAGCATGTTATCGAACAATGTATTAAAATAAATATATGATAGGGGTTGTTATATGATGGATAAACAAAAGATTTATAACTTCATGGGAATTAATGAGAATCTGTTATCAGCTAAAGATAGAAGAGAATTACCTGAAGATAGTTTCGGTTTACCAGTGCAACGAAAATATCCATTAAATGATGAAGATCATATCAGAAAAGCTATTCAGTTTTTTAAGTTCTGTCCAGCTTTTCAAAAGAAGGTTTTAGCTATCAATATCAATAAAAGGGCTAAACTTCTAAATATGAAAATAAAGATTAATCATGATAATCCATTCTATAAATATGCAGATAAGCATATAATTACTGAATCTTTGGGATCAACTAATCATCTTGCTTTAGAGGGATTAGTTGATATTCCTGAATATGGTAATATCAATACTAAAGTTTCTGAAATATTAGATGATATACAATCTAAAATGATGACTAGTGGAGGAGAATTATTGGATTTTGAAAAAAGCTTACAAGAAAATATTATTCCACAATTAGTCACTTCATGCAAAAATGATATTGAATCTGGTTTACATATGATGAATCCTCTACGTTTATTAAATATGATAATGCAGAATCAATATACAACGGTTTTTCTATATGGACATTTTATTGTAGGTCCAAGTACTCAGGAGGATAATGAGATATTCTACAATATTATATCAGATATCTGTTATACTATGTATGCTAAAATATCAGGAACTGATAAAAATATTAAAGCGCAGATTAGTATATTGCAAAACTTAATAGATCATTTTAGCTGTAACATATTTCATATTGAAAGAAAAGTTCAAGAAGTTCTCTTTGATTGCTACATTCATCGGCGTGAGTTAAGTATAAATAGTGAAGAAATTATTTCATTCGATACTCTTAAATCTATGGAAGATCATCTAAATGATTTCCTCAGTTCTATTAAAGATAAGGAGTCTTCTATGTTATCGATATTAAGTTTTCCAAAAGAGATAATGGATTCTGTTCTTAAATCCTCCGATATGAATCTACTTAATACTAAGAATTATTTAAACAATCTGAAAGATCAACTTAAAAATCAAATAAATATTATAATGATGACCAACCAAATAAGTTGTGTTAGAGATCAGTTTAATGACGATAAAACATTTCTATTAAAAGATGTACCTAGAGATAATATTGATATATTCAATATAATTGAATATTTACCAGAAATGATACTTAGTAGAAACATTAAATATTACAATAAAGATTATAGTTTGTATCTTGATAGTAAAGATTTATTAACCTTTACAGGCCTAAGAAATTTACTTGATAATATATATATGACCCATGATAAATATGGTAGTGATATATATTTTGGTATCAATAAAGATAAATTGTATATACTAGGTAAAACTAATATTGCAGGAGAGGTTATAATGATCAAATTATATGATTGTAAGAATCTGAATGTTGAGAATAACTTTACAACTACTGATCCCAGTAAATTAACTCCTATGACTATAAGTAAAATAAATATTCTGATGAATGAAAAGGAGAATACTCTGTTATTAAGTAATATATTAACTGAAGGGTTAGACATCGATAAAGAAGGTAATATTAGATATGAAATGAAACCGAAGAAATCATATATGGATGAGTACGCAGATAATCATCGATTATTATTAGTTAATCTAAAAACTAAAAACTATGATGCTGCTAAAAAGAACTTAGCATTCTTATTCGCTCTAATTAGTATTATTGAACGTGATGTAATTTACAATAAAAAAACAAGAATCACTGATGATCAACGTATAGATGCAGAAAAAGCTCGTACTTTTGCAATCAATGATTTTAAAACATATTTGAAAGAAATACAGAAAGTTGATCCTAAATTTGATTTTACTAAATTCTATGAGGATGGAGGTTATGGCTCATTAGTAATAAATATATCACATGATTCAATATTAGGAATTAAGAAATTATTCAAAACAATTATGCTTGCATAAGTAAAATTGTGTACATTCAGTAAATCTGAATGTACACAATTTTTATTACTTACTACATCTAAAACATATCTATAAAGAAAGAAATTAAAAGGAGCTGTTATAATAATGTTAAAAAGGATTAAAACAAATAAATCTATTGAAATAACTTTAATGACTATAACATATATTATTCTCACATCTTTAATATTTTTATCATTTAGGTATAATACAAATAATATATCGTCCCCGTCCACTACTCAAAACAATGCACCTACTGAAATCCAAACTATAGCACAAGTGGATGAACCTAAAATTACCGAACCCGTACTAATTAGTGAGTTTTATTATGTTGATACTGATATCCTCAATGTACGTAGTGCACCGTCTATTGAATCCGAAAAGATTACTCAATATGTTAGAGATCAAAAACTTGAAGTTATTAATAAGTCGGAAACATGGTATCAGACTAAGGATGGATTTATTCATTCTGACTACTTAATAACTATAAATAAATATAATGAAAACATTAAGAAGTACGTGATATCTAGAGGATCGTTACCTTTAGATTTTATACGTTCCACAACTTTAGACATACGGACCCGATCAAATCTAACTATTAACGATTTAAGGTTATTACTTAAAGATACTGAATTAGAAGGAATTGAGAAATCAATACTTGATGTTGAAGATAAATATAAGATTAATGGTTTCTTTACATTAGCAGTTGCTCGTTTAGAAAGTGGTAATGGCACTTCACCTATTGCTAGAGATAAGAATAATTTATTCGGTATGAATGCCTTGGATGGTGACGCATATGCTTCTGCATATAGTTATAAATCAAAATCGGATTCAGTACATTCTTTTGGTAAAACCATAAAGACACGTTATATTGATAATGGGACTATATGTATATCTGAAATAAATCCTATATACTGTAGTAATTCCGACTGGGGAATTATAATAATTAAACTTATAAAGGAGGATTACGAACGTGTAAAAAGATAACGTTAATTTCAATTATATATTATTAAGACAGATAATATAAAGTTATATTTCCCATAACAAAAGATTAATAAAAGTAGGAGGTTGTTGTAATGAGTGTAAATCAAACTTTAAAGAAATCAAACAATTTACTCGAAACAAATGTCGAGATCGATCCAGTTGGTGTTGTCTATAACATAACCGGGTCCGCAGTAGAGGAATTCCTATACAGCTATCTGGTAGATACATGTAAAATTGATCGTGTTTCAGGTGTACGGACTAATGTTGTCCGCGACGGATCAGCTCGTCCAGAAATGTCATTATACGTATTTATTGATGATAAGTCCAGGGATGTTAATACCGGAATGCATAAAATTTCCTCGGCCCTTGCCAGTCGAATGGAAGAGGGAAATTATCAAATTTCCCCTGAGTTAAAAGAGGCAATGCAGCCTATTTGCAGAGATTTCAAGATCAACTCGAATCCAAGAGAACATGTCATTTACTTCAAATGTAGTATCTTCAAAGTTATCGGCATAATGTTTGCCGTCGATCCAAGAAGCCAAGCGATTACAATTTCTGAAATCGCCCGGATTAAGAAACGGGATAGTATCTTAACTGTGATCAAAACAAACAAGTTCTTAGATCGGGAAGATTCTGGCGGCCTTGATAAACTTCAAAATATTATTTCCCGTATCGAAGATTAATCGGATACTGAATAAAAAGATATGTGGTAACACATATCTTTTTAATTTTTTTGTAGAGGGGATTATGTATGGCAAAGAAAGAAAAACCTGAAAAAATTAAATTTGAAATAGTTGAATTTATTGGATCTTTAAAAGAGAGTGATCAGCACGACTGGTGTAAACTGGTTGCGCGTATTGCCTGGAATGATAAACCACCATCCTTAGATATACGTAGTATGAATTTATCTGATCATAGAGCAGGTAAAGGTATTAGTTTAACTGATGAAGAAGTCGACAAATTGATTGATTTATTATTAGAAAATGATTATGGATCATTGGAATTACTTGAGAAAGCTGTAGCTAAAAAGAGGAATCGGTTTACTATAACTACAAATAATAATACATATCTTAATACAGATGAGAATTACGTGATCGAAATAAAACAATAGGGGCGGTTGGTGATTCCCTTGGATATTATCTTTAATATGTTTAAAGTCAAATTTAAAAAGCTGGACGAATTAATGGATAAACATTGTTCTCATATTGGTAATACATCTAAGTTTAATATATTTATTAATCTAGAATCAGTTATTAATAAGTTATCTAGTTCTAGTATAGATCAATATTTAAAAGTTAAAGAAGACAGATCGTTTGAGTTAATAAGCAATATAATTAATCTAGCTGCACATTATAGACTCTTCTTCACAAAGAATAAGGTATATTCAAAGGTTTATATTTATACAGGAAATCCATCTACTAAGCATTATAAAAATCATATAGTATTACCTGAGTATAGATCTTATTATCAACATAAGTATTCAGGCGATCCAAATAATTTTGTATTAAATTCAGTATTAAACGAATCCATACCCTTCACTAAAATCATATTAGAGTACGTGGAGGGTGTATATCTCATTCAAGGTGATGGTATAGAATCATCTCTCATACCTCACATAATAACGAAAGGTTCAGATGAGGAATATATTAATTTCATTGTAACTACAGATAAGTACGATTATCAATATGCATGTAAAAACTTCTATATTATTAGACCAAAAAGAGATGATAGTTATGTTATCAGTAAAGAAAATCTTATTACTGAACTAAAACTTGAAAGTAAAATTGTTAATGATAAGAATATCAATGCTCAATATTATCCATTTATATTATCTATACTAGGAGATAAATATCGATCGATTGAGAAATTAAAACGTATAGGTTTATCTACTATCATTAAGATGGTTAATAAAGCTATTAGTATTAATATAATTGGTAAAGATGTTTATAACATTAATATTCTTTCAAATATAATAAAGGAAGAGTATAAACAATTACTACTCAATAATTACCAATGTATAGATCTAGATACCCAATTTCAATTATTAAATATAAAGGATTTATATACTATTACATCACAAGTGATTGATAAATTTGATAATGTATCATTAAAAAGGATAAATGATGAGTACTTTATTAACAACCCATTATCTCTGATGGAATTAACAGCCGCTACTAAACTTATTACTAAACGAAGTAAAACAAATATATTTATATAAGGAGTGATTTAATTGCTATTGAGTAAGGTAAGTCTACCTAAACTAAAGGAACGTTCTCTTAAATTACATGATGATTTACTTTTCGATACAGGTTGGTTTAATTGCAGACGAATACGTAAAGAGTTGGCACTGATAAGTGATGAAATTGATTATCAAGAGGGTCGTAAGCAATTTGCGAATAGACCTTATAGTAAACCAACTATGCTCAGAGCTGATGAGGTAGTCAATTGCCCACCAAGAAAATAATATATTTGAATGGAAGTGGATTATAATGAATGAATTACATGATGTGGTTTTACTTGATCTAAATACAGACATTAGGTTTACTAAAGAATTAATTGATATTGCATTGGGTGCCGACCATATATCTGAATTAATGCGCTGTGGATCATGGTTTGGTGAACTCGGAATTGGAAACGACCCGTTGATTATTGATAATAAGAGAATTGCTTTTAAGATTCTCAAATATTATTGGATTGGAAATATGCTATGGGCACTATTACTATTCTAAATACCCCTAGTGGTAAAATCCTGAGTGATCTCTTTAATACGGTAAAATTTAAACCACAAGGATTTGATGATAAAAGATCCCCGAGAAAGATTCATATAACTAAATTTGTTGCATGTTAATTTGAATGAAAGAGGTTTATTTTAATGGCTAAAATTTATGAAGTTATATTACTTTATTTAAACAAAGATCATCAATTTACCAAAGAAGAAGTTGATAGAGAATTGAAAAGTAATATGCTTATTGTAGAAGCGATACAGCGTAATTCTTGGTTCGGTGAATTGATTTCTATAGGGGATGTGAAAGCCGATCCATTCTTATGTAATTTCAGTAATATTGCATTTAAGATCATCCAGTATTATTGGATAGACAATATACTTGGCGGGTCTATTGAAATTTTAGATACTCCTAAGGGAAAGATTCTTGAAGCTTGTATCAGTAAAGTACAATTTAAAATGAATGGTGTATTTAATACGGAACAATTTTTAATAACTCACTTTAATGCATATTAATATAAATAAAGACTAAGCTTACATGCTTAGTCTTTATTTTTTTTGTCTTAGTATACAAATATATAATAATAAATATAAAGGTGGATGATTTATAAATGAATAATATGCCTACTGATATGAAGTTTTATAAATACATAGTAGAATCTTTTGTTATATTATTACCCGATGATCCAGTACCAATAGTTATAGAACCTAAACATATAACTGATATTGCAATTGAACGTGATTATGATGATGATTACTATCCTATTATACGATTATCTACTATATTGACACCTACAGTATATTTTAATATATTAAAAAATAAATTAGGTGTTAGGTTTAAACTAAGAATACAGAAGTTTATATATGATAAAAGTAATCAATTTCAATTTAAAACCGATGTGTTCAATAGAATATTTTCAGTTTACTTAAATGAAGATACACCATTTATGAGTCAATCAACTTATGACGAAACTAAGAAGGTAGAGAAATCTGAGACTACTCCTAAAGATTTAAGTAATGAATTTACATTTTATTTATTTAATGAATGGGACCTTATTAATACAAGGCGTATAAACAATAAGATATTTTCTAATTGTAATATGACTGATGTTTTAACGCATATGCTCGGTATTAATCATTTCATCGAAGTTCTTATGACTCCATTAGACAATACTACTGTATATGAAGAAGTTATATTTCCTCCTCTACCATTCTTAGGAGGATTATTGGCTTTAGAACAAGCATATGGATTTTATAAGAATGGATTATTATTATTCTTTGATGTTGAATGTACGTATTTTATTGATTTAAATGTTAAGTGTACAGCATTTAGATTAGCTGAATATACACAAACTGTATTTAATATACGAGATTCTATCAGTAGTGATGTATTTACTCCAGGAAGTTATGTGGATGATATTAATAAGAAATTTATTATAAATGTACTTCCTAATACTATACAAATGCATAGTCATTCAATTGTTACAGATCAGACTGAAGGTAATAATCTATTAATTATTAATCCAGAAACTGGTATTACAACTGACCTAAGAACAAATTCAACTGAACGTAAAGATGGGACATACAAAGTCATGGTCAATAAGAACAATAATGAATATTGTAATTCTATGGCTAAATTACAAAGAAGTGAAAATAGTAAAATTATAACTCTCAGTATAGGAGATTTTGATACCGATGTAATTACACCAAATAAAGAGTTCTTATTTGTATTTGAAAATCAAAAGATTAATACCGAATATGGTGGTAATTATCGTATTAGTAAAAATCATATTGTCTTTAATAAACAAGGTGAAGACTTTACTATAAATGCTACATGTGAATTTAGAAAATATACAGAATAGATGAGATTAACTCTCATCTATTCTCTTTTTAGTTTTTATTTAGTACCCATTGCTTTCTTAGTGCCTTTTTCATCAGGATCATTATCTACAGTTGAACCAGCTTCTTTAATTATAGCTTTTAATGCATTCATATAAGCTTTAAATCGCTCTTCTAAAACTGTCATTAATGCAGATATAACTAATTGCTTAATCTGCATATTATTTTTAAGAAATATTAATTCAATAGTAGATAACCCATCATATTTTTGATTAACTTCATCTGTTTTCTTTTGTTCAGCATCAGATTTATTTACAATAGTGACTTCAGTATGATTAGTTTTTTTTGTCGTATCGGCAAGTTTCTTTGGTTCATCAGTAGTCTTTTCGGGCTGTTTAGGTTGATCGGCTTCAAGAAGGATAAAACTATCCAACTGAGCAATATCAGTTGAACTATAAAACGTATTTTCAACTAAACAGAAATTCTCTGATACTGGACGTGTCTTCAACACCTTTTCCACACGCTGAAATTCCTTTTCTGAAGCATCCATTAAAGCTTTAACCATGGGCTCGATGTCTTTCCCATAATTAAAACAATAATTTTTAAATTCTATAACTTGGGTTTTTAATTTATCTCCTTCTAAGGCGATAGCTTCAACGCCTTTAGCATTACCACCACGATAATAGTTTTTCAATCCATTAGTCAAATCGTCATTAGCATCTAGATATTCACTATAAATATCCTTTTTGATTTCATCTAAATTCTTATATTTTTCTAGTGTTTGTTTATTAGACATAATCTTATCCGTTTGTTTCTGAATGGTGTATAAATCAGTTTTCAATCTATTTATTGGCATATTCCAAAAGGGTATCATTTGTATTTTAAGCTTACTATAATCAATTTTATCAAACTTATTAAAATTTGCATCCATCCAAGCTTTATTTGATTCAAACATAGATTTTGTTTTCTCCGAAAATATACCAAAGATTCTCTTAAAGAATTCAGCCAATTTTGCAAATACACCAGTAGTTTGATTACTAGCATTATTAGTAGCGACTTGGGCTTCTTCAAATAATACTTGATAATTCTCTAATGTAGTAATAATAAAATTTGATTCATCTTCCATTCTATTAAAGATAGTTTCATTAAACTCTTTAGTTACAGTTAAATTATTCCTTAATACTAATGCACAATAATCCATTATGAATCACCTCTAATCGTTTCTATTTTCTTTTCAGGTCCACTAAATAGAGATTTACGAATAATCACTTTATATAACTTCATACATTCTTTAATAGCATTAACCTTTTCAGTCATAACCGTTATACATATACTACCAATTTCTTTAGATTGAGTATATTTAAAATTAAAGAATGTATTAATAACATCCATCTTCTGTAAATCATAATTATGTTCAACGGTATCATCTTTTGTTATTCCAGATGAATTGGAATTCATACTTATATGGTGCATACCTGTAACTTTAGTTGTATTTCGATAATAAGTTGATGCACTCTTTTCAAAGAAGTTTTTCATACTTTCAATGAGAGATATAACTCTATCTTTTTCTTTATTAGCATCGTTGAATGTCCTTTTTAAATTTGGATAATCATTAATAACTTTATCAAGATATGATTTATTAACAGTTATATCAATCTCATCTTTATCTACATTATTACGATAAGTTCTCTTAGTATGATCTAAGAATTCTTCAGATGTAATCTCACCATTAGCTCCAATTACTTTAGCTCTTACTTTATTCATAAAAGTTTCTGAAGTAAATTCTTCTCTTTCTTTAATAATATCAGCTTTCTTCATAGTATGAACTTTATCTAATTCACTATTGTAATCATTAATAACGTTAGTTACCTCATCCAATTTAGGAATACTTGAACTAAATGTATACTCATATCCTTTAACTGTAAAGTCAGGTTTAAGATCACTAAACTTATCTTTATATTTAGTTAAGAATGAATCAAAATCTCCTATATAAGCATAGATAATCATAAATACGTTTTTCATGAATTCAATAAAACGATTTAATAAATTCTTAAAGAATTCAATAACAGAATGAATGAAATCACCCATTCCTTCAGTAAGAATATCAACATTCTGATCTTTTAATGCTAAATGAGTTACCTGAATATGATTTCTATTAATATCAAAATAATTTTCTTCTAATATTAAGAGAGTTTCTAAATGTGATTGAGTTACATCAAAATCTTCAATATAAGCTTTTGGTCTATTAGTTGTTACTTTTTTAGAAAATATATTTTCTAACATATATACCACTCCTTTTATACATAATCATTATTAATTTGTTTCAATAAATAAAAAAGTTATACTAGATGAATTAATTCATCTAGTATAACTTTTGGTATTAGAGACTTCGTATAGCCGCTTCGAGGATGGAATTGGACGGGGTATAACCGTCAATACTGTTGAAAGAATCCTTAACAACCTTAAATCTTAAGAATGTTTTTAGAATCGATTGATAATCTCTCGCCTCTTCTTTATATGCATCAATTTCAACACGGGCGATAGTCGATACTAAAGTTATAGTAAATCGCATCATCTCACTCGAATGCCCAACAAATGGTGCAATTTTTGAGTAATCGTCACCTTTAAATTTATTTGCAGCTTGATTAATTGCTGTGATTGAGCGGTTGATAAGAGTAGTCGCCTTTTTTTCCTTTTCAGTTATAACATTAATAGTCTTATCTTTATTTTTCAAAGAAGTCATCATCTCTTCTCTGGTAGGTCCATTAAATGATTCAAATTCTTGTTTTTCAGTTTCATTATTCCGACATGCCTTTTTGAGATTATCCTGGAACTCACTCAAAGATTCAGCACCTAGAACCTTGAGAAGCTCTTCTTTCGAATTTTCGGCGTTATACTCTGACTGAAGTGTATCTTTATGTTTGGTTAACGCATCTTGATGTGCTGAAGATGAGACAGCGTTTCCCTCAATATCTTTAGCATAATCCTCATGCGCCTTTGCAATCTTCCCAAGCTTATCAGATACTGCACTCTGTGCACTTTCAATAGTGTATTTAAATCCTTTATATTTAAACCCCTTGGGGTTTTTGCCACGAATTTCAGTTTCAAATTTGGTAACAAACTCTTTACCTGAAGAAAATATGAGACTTAGAGCCCGGCGAACAACCTCATACCAAGATTTGAGTTTATCCATTAACGTTTTAAACATACTCTTTATCCGCGTCCACATGTCAGTGGCAAATCCTTCTAATAGAATATCTACCGTCGAGGTCCCTTCAAATACGGATTCCTCCATCATAACATCCGAAATGTACATACCCGCCCGTATTTGATAAGATTCTTTCGCCGATTCTGTAATAATTAGATCATGACCTTCGGATGTTGGAATAGTATTAGGATAAATTATACTATCTTGACTGGATTGAATATTTTCCCGTTTACTGAAAATAGACATAACTTTATTTCCTCCTTCACTCTAGTTATATTTATTTAATTACGCTTCTTTTTTATAACGAAACGCGGCCATACATACAGCTTTATAATCATTATTACGAGCAAGAACTGCAGATTTCCAAGCCCCAAAATATTGAAGCGCGATAGTCTTTGCTTCACTAAAGGCGGACGAACGTTTTTGTGCTACAGCGACCATGTTATAATGCGCGGTACGAGTTGTATCAGCAATATCTTTTTTACCAGCATTAGTCTGATGCTCCCGTCCCATTTTATCAATTTTTGAAATTTCATCCTTAAATATTTTTTCACAATCTGCTTCAGCATCTTTTGCTTTCTTTGCTGCCGTTTCAGATTTAAGTGTATTGATAATGTCCCCAATATTGATAGGTTTCTCTTCTTTATCAGTTTCATCTTTGGCCCCATTGCGGAAATGCCGATATAAGGCCTCAGTGTACTCATCTTTATCAAGATCATTTACACCACAATAAGTTCCTCTTAACTTGTTGAAAATTTCATCTTTAGTCTCATCAAATTTCTCAATTTGAGATTCTATTTTCTCCCCACTGGTATAATTTAAAACAACAATGGCTGAGCTGGCAGTAGTTAAGAATGTGTTTGCCTTGTCACTACCGTCAATGTTTGTGTATTCAAACATCTTATATTTGAATCCACCAAGAGTTAAACCTCTCAGATCTTGTTCATGCTTAGTGGCAAAATCTTTGCCTGATTTAAACATGTTGTCAAAAGCCCGAATGACTGAATTAAAAAACGCCCTGAGTTTACCAAGCATATTGGTAAAGAAAGCTTTAATACGCTCCCATACATTACCAGCCATACCCTCGGTGACGGAATTAAACTTCTCCATACGGGCATCGATTTCCAAAGCATCGGCTCCAGATTCTTGGAGGATTTTAACATCCTTCCGCATTTCCAAATCCTCCATGTCAAGCGCATGGATAGATTCAATAACTCCAAGTAGATCCTCATATCCTTCTTGTACGGCTAAAAGCTCGCCGTTGAATTCGGTATGATAACCTTCATAAACAGGTATACTCACATCAGTATTTGTGGATGATTTTCTAGCGAAAATACTCATATTTTTAATCCACCTTTCTACATTATTTTTTTATATTAATGTTTAATGTTGTGATAATAAAATAGTCTACATTTTTACAGTAATTTGAATCCATTACCATCTGAAGATTCAGATTGGGTTGCCACATCATTAATTGTCCAACCACGATTTTCTTTATTGAGTTCATCCATAGATTTTGATTCACTTGTAGTATGATTAACTCGTATTTTATCTGATATAGATTGAAGTTGACGAATAACTTCACTTTGCTTCTTAATAACAGCAGATTTCTTATTTGCTGGTAAAGCAGCAATACCAATACTATTCTTATTCAATTCAATAAAGGCCGCCTGTTGTTTTAAGTAATCGGACATTCTCATTCTCGAATGATAGAAATAAAAGATTAATTCTCTTATGATGGGCACTAATACTAATACGCCACCGATTATTAATGTAGGCACAATGATATCATCAATACCTATAACACTTTCTTTACCACTATTAATAACACCGTTAATGGCTTTTGAGAAATCACCCGATTTAACACAACCATTAAACTTATCAAGATTTTGAATACATATCCAACCAGTTTGTTTAGTATTCTTAATAATAGTAAATTCAATTCTATCTGGTCGTTTAATGTAATCTACATATGAAGAGATAATAGAAGATATTGCCTCAACACATGCACAAACTAAAAGGTTATATTGGAGAATAATGAATTCTTTCTCAAGTTTAAATCCTTTTTCAAATGCATCTCTATAAGCAGTAATATTAGATATGGATTTATCAACTATATCCAATTCGGATATAGTTATATTGGATTTAGTTGCAATATCCCTTAAAAGAGCAATACTACTCATCATAGATTTGTAACCACTATATCTGGTGATATCACCAGCACTAATAGGGATATCTTCAAAATTAATATGGGATTTTTCTAATGCAGATTTATATAGATTGGATATCATAGTATTATTAACTTGAGCCTGTTCGGATTCCATTAATCCATAAACTTTATTTCTATCAGCAAATGTCATAGCATTTTCAAGTAATATAACCATCATTGGATTATTAATCATATTAATACACCTCCATTATTTTATAACATAAATTAATTTTCTTTATTAATTGTAAAATTATATTCATACAATTCTATTGCTCTATCGAATAACAGATTAAATGCTCCTTCCCATTCAACCCCATGCTCATCATTTGGTCTAGCAGTATGTGCTAATTCATGCGCTAAAATCTCAGGTAACGCTGAAAGTGGAATATCGGTTGATATATCAATTAACGGTGTGCTACCGTCGTCCGGAAAAGTTGTTCTTCCTGCTCCTTCTAAACCATCTATATATTGAATATCTGCCAAAATTTCAGGAAATAATTCTTCAAACGCTTTTAATACAAAAGGTATTGGATCATTAATAATTTTTAATACCATATTATACCCTCCATTATTTTATAACATAAATTACATCTTATTCATTAGTTTAAGAATTTCTTTAGTATCTGTCTTAGCAGAATTCTCTCTTTCTAATCCATTGAAGGTTACTGATTGATAACTCTTTTGTCCATCAAATAAGAAATGGGCTATTTGTGTGGAACTATCCACGACAACAAAACCTAATAAGAAATATGTTTCCATGATCTTATCTACAAACATTGGATTCATTAGATCAAAACCATAATGAGTTTTAATAAATTCCACTTCTTGTGCTGAAACTACAATAGTCGTATTAGGTAAGATTTTATTTGGTAGAAATAATCTGTCCTTCATCTTGGCCATAAGCTTCTTACGTTTTAATGTTATCCACCAAGGAGATGCACCTTGACTTCTACTAACAACATCATCTTTTATTTCTTTAATATTAAATAAGAAGTCTTTAAAGAATTCTGTTTCACCAGTAGTCCATTTAATAAAGTTAAAGAACTTGTTATCATTGTTACAACCATTGATAAGATTAGTTATCATTTCATCAGAATTTATCGGATGCATAGTTGTTTTAACCCCAATGATAAAATCTTGATAACCGTGGTTTAATCCGTCATTGTCTATTACATTAACTCGAATATGCAAAGTTGTAGGGACTAACTCATTGGATTTTTTTACATCATTATCCAACAATACTTTTTCATTCATCTTAACATCATTATCTTTTGGTTTAGCTATACTTTGGTATTTTGATGGGGTATCTTTATCCAGATTTTCAGTTATAATTTGATTATGACGAGCTGACACTTCTGGATCTTTAAAGACATATAAATTATTTCTAGGATTAAATTTACTATTGACACTTTCCATGACAACATAATCTAAAATACTCATAAGTTGTTCATTATTACATTTTAGTACTTTAGTAGTTGATCCTTCACAAGTAATGGCTAATATATGCATATTTCCAGTTTCACTAACAAAACAATTATAGTTCTCAATAATATGAGCATCAACGGCACTATTAGTAAGATCATTTCTATCAGTTTTAATATCAAGGTTCTGGTGAAATTTCTTTAAATACCCAGCAGCATCTATATCTGAATCGAGATTAAGCATAGGACTCATTGTAAGAACAATCTGTGTGAAAGATGAATATTCACGTTCAAGTGCTTTAGATATAGTTTGTAAAGTATCTATATCCATAGATCTAGATACCAATACTGGAAATTGTAAAGTCCCTTCGGCACTACGTTTTGATATAGATGAATACTTTTTACTTTTAAAGTACTCTTCAGCAGTACCAACAACATTTATTGCTTTAATTGTATCGAGGACATCTCTTAATAATCCCATTTAAGTTATCATCCCTTTCTAAACTATATTATATCTTATGGATATGTTTTGAAAACAAAAAAAATATTCATCCAACAATATACGATTATCTAGATAAGTTTTTTAAATACTTTCTATGTTTTTCGTCATATCTTTCTTGTGCGGATAGTTTGCTTAATCGTAGATTATTATCCTCCTTTCTTTTATTGAATCCATCTCGATCCGTTATTGTACTTCCGGCACTTATTATAAATGCGATAGTTTGTAATATACTCATAACTAAAACATCCCCTCCAAATTTCTTTTTACGTCTTTGTAATTTAATTACAATCGACAACAACAACTTGTGAGGGAGAAGTTTTAATAATAAATATAAATACCATAATCGTAGTTGGATGAATATTATTTTGCTATTATGCATATATAATATATATACATACTTTCCATTAATTCTCCGTTAATACAACAAATATATAATAATCCTTAAAGAAGAAGGTGAAATACATATGTTACTTAGAGTAAGAATTACCCCTGCTATTGGTTTAAATGTGCGTGAAGGTCCTAGTACGTCATTCAATAAAGTATCAGCTTTATCTCAAGGGACTGAAGTGGTTGTAAATGATCAGGCGAGTGATGGGAGTAGAAAATGGTACAGACTTGATGATAATAATGGGGGTTGGTGGATTTGTGGAGATTATGTAGTAATTGTTGAAAATCTAGACCCGAATCAAGTGCCGACACAAACACCGCCAACTCCTCCAGCAACCCCACCGTCGACAACACCACCTATAGATACCGCAGTAACTCCACCTAAAGACTACGCTGCAATTCAGGCCGCTTTAATTGCAAGTGGAACTTTGCCTCCAGATAATGTATTTGGTAGTAATCTTGATGTTACATCTATAGGTAAAAATAATGCTGAACAATTATCAGCTATAACCAATAGCTCAAATTTTCCACCTTTAGTATCAGTTAATAAAGGGGTTAATATTTATAACTACTTCATGGATCATTCATTTATAGAGAATAATCTAAAGAAGGTAAGGAATAATCTAAATCTAATTGGAGATAAAGGGTTTAGTGATATGAATCAAAAATTATTCACTGAATTTAATAAGTATAAAATTGCATTTCCAGATTATCATTTATCAAAGACATTTGCTTATGTATTCTTTACTCGACCTGATCTAAATTTGATCGAATATCAGGGTGATGGTATTTATACATTATTACCTGATGTTGAAAAAGATCCTACGTATTATTACTTATCTAAAAATAATTCTAATATATTATTATCATTAACCAGATACTTATCAGCAGATCATCCGTTCCACCCATTTTTATCTAATACGGCAACTTCTTTTGAAATAGCCGATGAGTATATAAAGACAATGGAACATGGTGAAACTTTTACTGGTTATAAAGTGATGTACGGTAAGAATAATATTGAATCAAAAACGGCTGGAACATTTAATGTTAACTTCATAGATGATCAAGAATTTTCTGTATATAAAACACATAAAGCATGGATTGATTATATATCTAAAGTTTACAGAGGGGAATTGAAAGCTAGTGATGAATACATTCATAAAAAAATATTAGATTATGCGTGTTCAGCATACTATATACTTTGTGGTCCTGATGGTGAAAGTATATTGTTTTGGTCTAAATACTTCGGAGTGTTTCCAACGAATGCACCATCTAGCGTAACTAGTTGGACCAAAGGTAATCTGATGAAAATACCAGAGTATTCAACAACATTCGCATACGCGTTTAAAGAAGACTTCAGTCCTTTAACATTAGCTGAATTTAATATGAATAATACAGGATCATACTTATATAGAAAAGTATATGAGCCAACATTAGTGGGTACTGGGAAAACATTCATGGGTGCACCATTTATTGAAACAAATATATCTAGAGGATCTAAGGCATATGAATTTAAACTTAAATTTAGGAATTAGAGGTGATTAGTAATTATGACTATACTACAAAAAGATTACAGTAGTAATTATTCAATAAAAGAATTAGCTATAAATGACATAGCTCCTAAATATTTTGATATGGTTGATATTAATCAATTAAATATTGGAATGTTTGGTTATAGTACAGAAATGATATCCAATACGACTGAAGATACATTTAATGCAGTTTCAATATTCTTGAAAGAAATGTTTCCTAATAAAGCTATATTACCAGAATCAATTTATAATTATGCATCATTATTTCAATTAGATAATTTATTTGCAACGCCTGCAAGTACGTATATGATGTTATTTATCAATGAGAAAGATATAGTTAATTTGGGGATAAATAAAGGTTCTTTCTATGAGTTTATATTAGATTCCGATCTAGTAATAGACATTGAAGATAAACGATTTATGTTGGATTATAATATAGTTATAACAGCCAAACCATATAAGACAGATTATATTTTTACAGCTCAATATAAATTAGATTTTACAAATTCATTGAGTGATGAAAATGGTCCGTATATATTAAAAGCTAAAAGAATAAATTATACTGGGAATAAATATTTAGGTTTATTTGTTAAGGTTAGACAATTAAGTAAAACATCTATAAGTGAACAAGTATTCACTAATGATAAAATTAACTTTCCTACATTCTCACTTAATTTTGTAGATCAATTAGCAAATTTTGAAATATATTATAAGTCACCAGATTCATCTGATTTTATTCAACTGAAAAAAAGAGTTGTCAATACACCGGCTATAGATACTCCATTCTGTTATTATACCGTTAAAAATCAAAATGAAATTGTTATCAGTTTCTCAACACTCAGTAAATACTTTCAACCAAAATTTAATTCGGAATTTAAAATAGACCTGTATACAACGACTGGAAGTGCTGGTAATTTTCCTGCATATACAGGTACTGAAGTAAATGTTATTCCTAAATCTGAAATATATACGTATAATAATGGTATTGTCATATTTGCTATACCACAGTCTGATAGTGTAGGTGGGTCTGATTATTTAGACATTGAAGAATTAAGATCGATTGTAGTTGAAAAATTCTCTACTGTTGATTCATATACTAATGAGAATGATTTACAAGTATATTTCACTAATTTTAAATATAGATATGGTAATGAGATATTATTTATAAAAAAAAGAGATGACGCATTTGAAAGATTATTTTCATCATTTGCGTTACTGAAAGATGAGAATAATGATATTTATCACACTAACACATTACATGCAATTATTATACCAAGTGAATTCGATACCATATATATTCAAAATAAGTTACTAGTTTTAAAACCAGGACATCTTTTTAGATTCTAATATGAGTCTCGTTGCATAGTAATATGCAATTGCAACTACTTTAATTGCGGGAAACTCCTTATAGCTTAAACTGATATAAATATAAACAAAGTTTAAGATTGGACAATCTGCAGCCAAAGATCTATTTATAGATTTAGGTTCAACGACTAGAACGTAAAGTTCGTAGGGCTCAAGTGAGTGGGTGAGAATCCCTTAAATCGAAATGGGTAGCCCCAGTATAACAACGTTATAATGGGTGAAGATATAGTCTGTGCTTTAAGGAAACTTAGAGAAATAACTTAACCGTAAGTCTTACTAATTCATTCCTAATAAAATATTATTATGGGTATAACAAATAATATAAGAAAGGAGGTGAATAAAAAAAATGATTAAGACTTTTAAAACAAGAATACGACCGACTAAAGAACAAGAAGTATATTTAAATAAATGCTTTGGATATAGACGATTTATATATAATAATACCTTAGAGTATTTTAATAAGATCCTAGAATTCAATGGTAATATTATTGATAAGGATTTAAAGAAGTTCTTCGATAAATTTGATTTTATTACTCATATATATTCTAAGAAAGAAAAAGAACCGGGATTTGAATGGACTAAAGAATATAATAAAACTGTAAAGAATGAAGTGGCTAGTGATTTTAATATAACTGTCAACAAGTTCTTTAAAGATATTAAAAATAAGAAACGGTGTAAACTTCATTTTAAAAGAAAGATCCATGGTAATGGATCATTCCGAATATACAATAAGAATAAAGGTAACGTTAAAATTATTGACAAAAACAAATTCTCTTTTATTATTAATAGAGAATATGGTCATATGTCATTGAAAACTTTTGAAGATATAAGTTTCTTATATCAATATGAAATAAAAACAATGACTATTAGTATGAAGAATTTTAAATATTATGTATCATTTACATATGAGTTAGATGTCCCAAAGCATACTCATACGAAAAACATAGTGGGTGTAGATCTAGGAATACTTAATCCGGTAGTTTGTTTTGATGGAAAAGATATCATAAATCCTAAATTCCCAAAGGGAATTATTAAGAAACTAGAGAAGAAAACCGATAAACTTTCAACGATAGTTTCTAAAAAGAAGTATGATAAGTACGATCCATCGAAAAACTATATAAAAGCGAGAACCAAGCTTAATGATATTTATATTAAAATAGTGAATATCAGAATGGATTATATTCAGAAGGTTTCAACCTTCTTAGCTAAGACTTATAGAAACGTAGTAGTCGATGAGTTTAGTTTTAAAGAATTACTTACAGAATCTGATGGTATTAAGCGTATTAATAGGGGTATTCATAGAGTTGGTGCCTTTACGTTTACACAAGTGTTAAAATATAAATGCTACTTTTACGGTAGCGAATATATTTTAGCGTTACCTAATACTACTAACACATGCTCTGAATGTAACCATAAACTTAAAACTAAGTTAAAGTTATCTCAAAGAATCTTTAATTGTCCAATATGCGGGCATATAGATGACAGAGATAATAATGCGGCTATTAATATTTATAAGTCGTTTAAAGGATCTTTATTAACTAACGTAAATAAAGATTTCGCCGTTGGTCGGACGGTTTAAAGAACCTTAAACGGTTAAGTTATTGTGGTATCTAACGAATACTACTAACACGACAGATAAGGTAGATACCAATGCCGTTGAGTTAATTCCTATCCTGACTATTAAGGATGATATTGGTGTATTAACTGATGACTATATATTCACAAATTTATTTCTAGTTACAGTTAGTAAATCTCCAGGGATTATTGGTTACTATATTAATTCAATTGATGATAAATTGTCTCTAGATTACGAGTATGTGAATTCAGATTCCATAGTACAATTCATATGTAATAACATCAATATATATAGGAATGCAATTGCAGGTGAGGATGTATACAAGATTACAGTCGCATTAACTCCAACCTTAGATGACGGTGAAGTAATGGCAACTAAAGTTGCCAATATTATTACAGACTTAGGAATATTAAAGATAAAAATAATGGTGGAAGATAATGGAGTGGAGATTTGCTATTTAGATACAATAATGACAGATTTCGATGAATTAACGAATATATATACATTTGAAGCAACTTTGAGTACTACTGATTACATGACTTTCGACCAATATATGCAAGTTATGAATATTAATAATACTATCGATGGGATTATTTTAGTCAATACTTTAATACCTATGTATAATTGTAAATTAAATGTTTATGCTTTCTATAAGTATAGTGAACTTGACGAAGAGGGAAATCTATATAAAATACCCCATATATATGATCATATTGCTGAATTACAACCTTATACTTTAACAAATAAATATTCAACAGTAGATAAAAAAGTTAATTTCATAAGTCCTCTTAATATCTTAAGAAGTATGGTAAACTTCACATCCGCTAATAATGTTGATGGGTATGATGTTACCATCAGTGCAGTTCCATTTGTATCAGCACCTATGATGAAAGATCCAATTAAGTATAATTCTTTTATGAAAACTATATTGATTCAGTATGAATATATGCAAAATGCATTATCTAAAGTCACTAATAATTATGGTATAGATATGAAATTTTATAATACTTATGGGAGATCAAATAATTTTATTGCAGGTGATCTAGGGGTTCAACTAGATAATGTCAATACTAGAATATATATTAGAGTTAAACCTAGCGTTGGTTCAGATGTCGATGATTTAATTCTATCATTAAAAGTATTCATCAAGAAATTTATTGAAAGTATAAATGCTTTAGGTTCAAATGGGATTTATATATCCAATTTAATTACTAGTGTAGAAACAAATTTTTCCACCGTTGAATATATGAGGTTTGGTAATCTTAATGATTACGATTCTTCGGTTCAAATAATAGAGAACCGAACTCCCGATATAACATCATTGTCTAAGATTGATAGACAAAATTATGTGCCTGAATATCTAACAATTAGTTTAGACGATATTATTATTGATCTATTGTAGAATCAAACATTATACTAATTAAACGATAACGAGTGAAAGAGGCGATAATAAAATGACAAATTTTCCTAAAACTAATAATGTTGTTGTTAAGCATAATACAGGAGTTAAAACTCTTAATGCCATTAATAATATGAGTATTGGTGCGGCATGTAAAGAAGCTTATATGAAGAGAGTGCTAGTTGAACACTATGAAGACATAGATGCAAGTGCTATTCAATCTGAGAAAGAATATGAAAATAGACAGGCTGGGGGAAATATCGCCAGTCGACAAATACTAGAATCCCAATTATTCTATAAGAGTAATGATATTTACAGAAGTGGCAAAGAGATTTTATTCAAAGAAATTGTATTTGAACTGTTTAGAAAATCCTTGAATCTTGATGAAGAGTTCGTTCTTGAACATCTTGAGAATTTAAAACAAGTTTCAGATTCTTATATCGATAAGAATGGTGGTTTTAAACTTCTTGAAACTGCCAGTATGGAGAGTAAATTCCCATTATTGAAAAATATACAGTCTCTATGCGAAAGTGTTGCCAAGGAAGTTAGTAAGAAGAAGATGAAATTGGCACCACAAGTTAGCACAGCAAATCAATTAACATTTGAACTTAGTGAAGATGAGAAGAATGAATTTGATTATGAGAAAGATAAACTTGGTATGGATGAGTTGGCAGGTCTAGTCAAACAAAAAGTACTAACTGTTATTCAAGATGAAAAAAGTCGGCAGAGTAAAGAAGATGATCTCATTACAGATATTGAAAATCAATTGAGGGATGATGATACTGTAACTGATCCTACATCTGCCCAAGAAGCATTTTCTAAAATTAGGATTAAACAAAATCCCGTTGAAGAGGTTACATTGTTTAGTGCTTTAATGCACCACTCTTATAAAGAGTTGTTAGAGAATACCGCCACTCAAGATTCTGATACCAATAATGCAGATGATAGGGAAGATAGAAATTATAAGGTTAATGTTGATGTGGATGATATTAATGGTAGTAGTGACCTTGATCATTTAGATCATCAAAATAGACATTCTAATGAGTATGATTTATCTGGTGAGATCGGTGAATATCAACCTGATAAAAATACTTCATTCATCGACAGGGATGAATTTGAGATCGATATGGATATGGTCCTTGCTGAGGCATTAACTAAGTATACACTAATTGAATTATGTCATACCTTACAACTTGAAAAATACGATGCCAAATCTGTTAAAAAACTTTCTCAGAAATTACTACAATAAAAAAACGTATAATATGGAGGTAGCTTTTAAAGCTACCTCCATATTATACGTTTCGTTTAGGTCTTATGGTAAGTTCTCCATTACCAGATAATATTTTAAAAATAAAGTTAATATCAATAGTGGGTGGTATTAAATTCTTTAATAATTGTGTAATTTTATTTCTAATCTCAGTAATATCTTTTTTACGATCTATCTTGATAATCATCTCTTCAGAAGTAAAACTAAAGTTATATTCACCAGTTATCTGACTTCCCAACCTAATTAAAATTGAAGTCGCATTAATTTTATTCTTCTTAATTTTTTTCAATTGATCATAGATATAATTATTGACCAATCTATTCTCAACTATTTCTGCAATTTCCGACATAGTGGAACACCTCTATTCTTTTATATAATTAATATATTGTATATAGGTAAATATAAAATAACTATTTTATTATATAATAGAATCCCTTTCTATTATGTTATCAATACCCTCATTATATACTTTCCACGATTCAACTTTCTTCTTATTGAACTTGCAATCATACTTGTCCATATATTCAATATGAATTTCTATTCGTGGTTTAAATGAATAAAATTTTCTTACCCTTCCATCTATTATGAGACAATCTTCAATCAATAAATGTTTCTGAATCATATCTGAATAAGTCTTACCGGCGTTATCCCAGTCGGGTCTTGGGAGAGCGCATAATGTTTTTAGTTCAGCTAATATCTTTTCAACCTTAGACATATTATCGGGCATTTTCATATACAGGTCACAATAAAATTTACATGGTGTGGTTATTAAATGATGTAAGTCCTTTGAACTATCCATAAAATCCTTAAATATATCATTATAATTCTTGGCATCCTTCACATAAAAAACCCTTCTTCTACCTATTCTTGGGCGAGCCGTTGCCTGTGGAAAGAAGTAGAAAACAAAGTCTAATGATTCCCATTTTACTCTTTTTAATTTCATTAAAGCTTTTTTAAGATTGTCGATGTCTTTAGTCGATGGCTTTAATAAATTTAATATATATTTGAATCGTTCTGAAAAATCATTTGGTATGTGATCATATTTTTCTTGATATTCTTTAATCCTTCTCTTCATATTACACCTCTATATTCTAAATAACGGTTCAATTTTATTCCGAATATTTTGTACAAATTCTTTATATATATTACCAGGTAGATCAATAGTTGAACCAAAGAATACTGAAAACATAGTTTCTAATCTGACCATAAAATTAGGTTTGGTTATGTCGATACCACATGATACTGCTAAGAATTCTATCAATCCCTGATTCTGAAAGAATAATTCTGGTTTACTAGTAGAGCTAATCATCAAATTACTATACAAGTCCTTTATACCTATTTGAACTTTCATTTCAGTTGGTAAACCATCTACTGTCCAAGATTCACCATTACCACCTTTATCAATACTTATAGAATCTATTATTCCCAATTCGCAGGAAAACCATCCTTTGGCAAATGCTTTTACTAAGAATGGTGCGGAATAACTATTTGCCCCAGTTTGTCTCGGCATAGCTAATCCTAATATATGCATTAATGGAACTAATATATTTAGATAAATACTTTCTTTATCACCATATGGAGATACTAAATTCATACTCACACTATATGATTTATTATATGCGGAATCGCCCCATAATTCAGGGAATAGTATATTAGATCCAGTTAAAACTTTATCTGACATACCAAGTAATCTAGACCAGAATCCATCTCCTGAACTATTAACCATTTTTTGAGATATTTCTTCTAAATTATTAGCGAATGATTGTTTAGCAACATCAATATTTTTAAGATTGGCTGTATTAGTTAAGAAAGATAATTCTTTAATTATTCCCTCAGTACTATCAAACATTCCTTCCATTTTTGATTGATGTGTATTATTATTTGATGATTCCGAGAATGATGTACTGGGTTCTACATAAAATTGCACGTATTTATATCTACCGAACATGAGATCATATATGTCAGTTTCAACTGTAGATACATCAAATAGTGATTTCTTCGGAGTATCTTTAGGCACATAATCGCTTTTATACTTGTAATCACTCCAGTCGTAGTATTTATATGGTGCTCCATCACCAGGACCTTTTAAATCTCCAATCTGTAGATATAATGCACAAACCCTACACATGAGATTGACATATTTCATGTATTCTGCGTAATCTGTCAGAAAATCAAAATATCTTATTTCTGATGTATTCCCAATTATCTTTAGTAATGAATCTTGTGCTTCAGGTTCATCCGTAGTTTTACCTGTAAAAAAGGATGTTATTGCTGAACGGTCATCAGCAGATACATCTGGTAGATAATTAGGACGACCTGGAACAAAATATATTATAGGGGATTCAGCCACTATGTTCTCAAGATATTTTCGCCCTAGATCTAAAGAATCGTTTATTCTGAAATCAGTTTCTTTTGTAAATTGAAATGGGCATCCGAATAGTCTGGTTGAAGCGTCGATCTTAACTTCATACTTTTTTGTTGCTGCATATAACATCTCTATTATTTTAGCATCAAGTCCTGGGCTAGTTCCAGTCGCTGGAGGTGTATCAGTTGAACCTGTAGATGGTGGTGATGTTGTGGGTGAAGTTAATGGTGGTACATCTGTACCAGGAACTTTTGTTGCATATGTTCCACATATCCACCCCCTACCATCTGTTAAACCATACCAAACAACTCCACCGACAATAACTAATTTATCAACGTTTACAACAGTTCCTTTTGGTATTGAACCACTGATTGGATAGTTAGTTCCAGCACCTTCTCTGAAATTTAAATCTGAAGAATTCGTTGTTATAGTTACATCATATGACATAATGAAAACCTCCTTTAAATATAAAAACCATAGAGATAAGATATTAATCTTATCTCTATGTTTTATATTAATTATTAAGTTATTCTACCTCTAGCAATAGTTTTGGCCACTTCATAGTTTCTAGATTCTTTATCCTCTTTCTTAGTCCCCATTCCCATAAAAGGATTTATACTAGTACTAGTTTGTCCTGGAGCAATAATAATATTATTTTGTGAAGTATTTCCAGATGTTGGAGGTTGATTATTTGATACATCAACTTGAATTTTCATATTTGAAAGACTACGTATACCATCAGTTGTATTACCAGTATTCGATGCTATTGATTGTAAGACATGTATAGCTTCAGATAATAACTCATCACTAAAGCTACCTGTATTTGATGCTTGTTGATTATTACTCATATATGATCTTACTGCAGGAGAACTTCCTGATGAGAAACTTGGGAATGACAAATTATTCATAACTGTGCCGTTATCTGGATTAGATGTGAGTTTGCTTGTTATAGAGTCAGTTAATTCTCCGAAACCACCAGGTACATGTTGTGCCCCATATCCACCTTGTTCTGGGTCCCAATCAGATAAGTCTGAGTATAATCCAGACATCCTGCCTGAATATATGCCAGAATGTTTACCCCAATAACTCTTTGCTTTAAATTCATTATATAAATGATCAAATTCAGATTTACCAGTTTGAGATGTTTTTGAATATGCTGACATAAATGGACTTATATTAGCAGGTCCAGTATTTGCAAAATCTCCTAAGAATACTATTGATCTAGGATCTGCTATTTTCTTAGGAACTACTCCATATTTATATACTTGAGATAAATTTGTATCTCTAACATGATTCATAATCATGTCGTCTTCAACTTGTTTAGTAATACCATAATTGCTAGTTAAGAAATTTTGCAATCTAGTTTGTTCCGAATTAGACCAAGGAGAATTACTATTCCAATTAACTTTATTAGCAAAATAATTAGCTTCACTGTTACCAGGTAATTTTGCCGCCATATTTTGCATAAGTTGTTTAGCGTATCCACCTCTCCATTGTAAAGCTCCAATGGATGGTGATATAGATTGTCCTGTACTTCCATTTATGTCATTCTTAGCAAAAGTATAGTTTCCATTAGATTCATGCTTAATAGTTTCTTCAGCAGTTTTCTTCAATATAGCATCTTGTAAATTCTTTGGTATAAAATCAATACCTGCTGTACTAGATGGTGCTTGTATAGGTGAACCCGTATCATCAGTTCCCCAAGATAATTGATCATTTCTTCCAAAGAAGGCATTCTCAGTATATATACCCATTAACTCACTCAATTTACTAAATAAATCTTCACCTGAAAATGGTCCTTCTTTTTTTGCAACAGATGGGCTAGAACTCGGTGTATCTGTACTTGGTGTAGGGATAGGTCCACCACCATATTTAAAGCCCCATGCTTGTTTAGCCTCATTCATTACAGTGTTCATATTATATGAATGTGAATATTTTTCTCCTCTTGGGTCGTTAATCATAACCTTATTAGGACCATCATTACCAACAGCTACTACAAAATGTCCGGCTGAAGTAAATGGTGAATTTTCTGAAGCTGACGATCCGGGTCGAATTCCAGATAATACTATAGGCACACCATTATCTAACCAATTTCTAACAGTTCCTTTATTTGAAGATGGATCGATCTGTGTTGTTTGCATACTAAACTTCTTTGCTATATCATTAAAATATCCCCAACTAGTTCCTTGATTCGTACTATACCCATCTTCTTGTGCGATCTTAGCCATTTGAACTGGAGTATATTGCTTACCAGTTAATTGAGATACAACCATCGCGGCTGATGTTGGCCCACAACCACGTTTTTCCATTGCTGGATTAGGTGAGTGTCCTTTTCCTGGACTATAATCATAAGGAACATTAGCCCAACGATCATCGGCTTGGGAATAATATGAGAAGTTATTAACAGTCGATGGGGCTTCTCCAAAACCACCATTAAATCCACCCATACCACCTCGACGAACATTAGATGTAGTATTGGTACTGAAGTTCGCATCTTTAAGCTCAAGATCGGCATTTCCATTGAAGAGGTTTACAACCGAATTCCAACCATTCTTTACTTTATCTCCAATTTTACCAAAAGTATTTTTCATACCATCAGCAATATTTTTAAAGAATGATTTTATTGGTGTAATAGCATCATCCACATATCCTGAGATAACAACCCAAGTATCTCTAAAAGCCTTAACTATAGGTTCTGTTTTCTCATTAATATCCTTTTTAATTCCGGCCACTTTTTCATCAACAATTGACGTCATAACGGACCAAGTATCTCTAAATGACCCTGAAATCAAATCGACTTTTTCACCAACATCTTTTTTAATCTCAGCCACTTTTTCATCAACAATTGACGTCATAACAGCCCAAGTATCTCTAAATGATCCAGTTATCGAATCTAGTTTTGTGCTCGTTTCAGTACTAATCTTTTCACTGGTCTTACCTAAATTAATACCTAATGTATCTATAAAGTTATTTGCCGTAACTCCAATCCCATATATAGTTTTTGCAGTCTTTTCAGAATCTAGTATACCCAATGATGCACTTTCCAGCCCACCCGATATTCCTGAGGCTATTCTCATTCCAGTAGATATAGTTCCATTACCCGTAACATTGAGATTCTTTTTAACGGTATCGTTATTTATAAAATCACCAACTATTGGCATATTATTGGCGACCCATTTAGTATTGTTAACAATACCATTGCCTACATAACTAGCTCCCTGAGAAATCTTCCCACCAACGTAACTAGCTCCATTTTTAATTCCACCGACAACTTTATCGGCAATAGTTGGATTTGTTAAGGCATTATATTCATCTGGAGTTAAATTTTTATTATTTTCGATATTATATTCTTCCAATTCCTTTTTAAAGGCACCTTGATTATTTTCTAATTTAATTCCTTTATCGTCACCAGCCCATGCTGCATATAAATAATTAGCAATCATTTCCAGAAAGCCTGTTCCTCCAGTTATTGATGAGGCTATCGTATTTCCTTGGGTAGCACTGACAAATACATCGTTTGCTATATTGATCAAGAAGAACCAACTAAAATTTAACATCCCCTTCATAGCAGATGAAATACTCTTCATCATATAATCAGTCTGCTCTGGGTGTACTCTGAACAAATGAGACGCCTCAAACCACCCAGTTACAAGACCATATGTTACCCAAGTAGCATCAAGTAAGCCTAATGTTGCTGCAGATCCTGCTAAACGAGCAGTACCAGCTAACCATTTAGGAAGTGTCTTTCCAAGAACCTCTTTCGTGAATACCTTAGTTACAGTTGCGCTTATTGCCCCAAAACCTTTTTTAGCTTGTGGGCATTTCTCCCCAAGATATGCAAATAATTTTGACATCATTTCTTGAATAGTTTTTTGAATTTTAGCTATCTGTGACCCTTTAACATCATTGGCCATTTTAGTCGAATCCTCTATAACAGCTAGACCGGATTCTTTTACAACAGAAGAGGGTTTCCCTAATATTTTAGTCAATACTTTTTTACCTGTATTAACTATTGGATTTACTACTTTGGTGCCAGTTTTAATCATTTTACGCCCACCAGCTACCATAGGTTCCACAAGTTTCTTATTTAAAAGTCTGGTGCCATATACGAGTCCTTTACCAACATGCTCGGCAGTATCCATATCTGTTATCGGATTACCATAGGTATCACTGTGATCACCATCGGTTGGGGAATCAGTTTTACCTATAAACCAATTAAATAACTTCTTTAAATATGGTAATGCCATTAATGCGGCTGTTGTGATTAAACCAGCCTTACCAAATATTCCTAACCAATCTGCTCGTTGGCCTTTAATAAGGCCAGCAATATTGCTTAATAAAGATACCTCTTGAATCTGACTATTCTGAGTAAATTCTCTATCCTCTCTGGCTTGATTTTGAGCTATAGTAAAAGAAGCGGTTCTTCTGGATACTTGTTTCTGGTCAGCATTCAACTCAGCTTCTTGTGCAGCTTCTTCAGCTCTGGCAGCATCCTCTTTATCTTCTTTAGTATCAAAAATATTCATTGCACCGAGCATTGAGTTTGTAATTTGATCCATCCCATTAGATATAGAACGGAAGGGAAGTACTTTTCCTCTTGTTGATGAACCTGAGTTTGGAGATGGAGTGGTTGATACTAATCTAACTGGTAATGTATCCGATGAAACTATTCGTACTGGCATTGGAGTTAAATTCCCTGAATGGGTTACTCCATCAGTTCCTGTAGGAGCTAAAGTTCTTGCACTTCCATTAATCTGCATTACCCTAACTTCTTTAACTAAATCTAAAGAACCCCCGGCTATAATAACCTCACTTTTCCACCCAGCCATTTTACCAATAGAACCAGCTAAGAACTTAATAGGTGATGTTACAATTTCAAATAAACTATCACCAATAGAAAGTAATTTCTGACCTACTGATGTGACTACATTAAATGTGAAATCTGTTATAGCACTTGCCGATTTAAACATAAAGTCAGTTACCATAGGAACCATTTTGAATAGTGCACCTACAGTACCAGATATAGCTTTACCAACAGCTTCACCAATACCTTTTGTTATCATACCTAAACCTTGTCCAACACCGAGAAGTATTTCTCCAAGGCCTTTACCGAAACCGATTAGTGAATGTGATACTAAACCTAATGTACCACTGAATAATTTAGCGACACCTTTTAATGATTCACCAATGGCAGGTCCCACAATCTTTAATGATTCAGCGACCGTTTGTAATGCAAATCCAACAGTTTTTACTATAGCTAATGGTAATTTAACTAAAGCCAATAATGTTTCTTTACCAATATTTAATACTTCTTTACTAAAATTCCACATCCCCTTAGCTATATCGACAGGAATTTTTACAATTGCTTTACCTACACTTACAATTGTAGTACCAAGAGTTGATAATTTATCTCCAACATATCTAATTGGTTTCATCAATAATTCTTTAGCTGTGTCAAAAGGTTTATATAAAGCTCTTTTTATTTTACCTAAGAAACCAATTCTATCCCTATTAGAACTACCGGATAGATCTTCATCTCCTATACCACTTTGTTGTTGTAATAATTTTCTTATTTTAAATACATTACTACCAACACCATCTAATTGACCTTTTACTTCTTGAGCAATAATCTTAATATCGCTGGCCATATCATTCATAATTTGAGGTTTAAATTCTAATGTAGACGTCTTACCAGATTTACTAACTTGAGGTGCTAAAGTAGTTGTATTTGTTTTATTTGAAGAATTATCCATTATAGGAGTTGGTCCATTATCCTGTTGAGAGTTATTAATTGGTGGAACTAATTGAAGAGTGGGTCTTGATTGAGTTGGTCCACTTTGAGTTGTTGGTATATTAGAACTTTTCGATTGCCTATAATCATCTAAACTAACAACGGGAAATGTAGACTTATTTGATTGATTTGGATTTGACATATTGTTAGCTTCAGCTATTCTAGTATTAGCCGATTCAATAGGATTTCCTTCACTACCATGAGTTCTATATACATCAACTATTACGTTACCATTTCTATCAAAATTATCATAATCGTTATCAGAACCAACACCACGTCTTCTATTAAGTTTATCCCACTTAGCATCCAATATAGCTTTCTTCTCATTATATTTAGCTGCAGTATCGGATGCTCGTTTAGCTTTAGCAATCTCTAATTCCTTAGCATAAGGTGCTCCTTCAGAACTATTCCTAGCATCTTCAATAGCTTGTCTATTGAATATACTGTCTTTAACTGAACCCCAGAAACCTCTTTTCTTACGATAAGCCGCAACACCTTGCTCTTTATGTCGAGCCATTAATCCTTCAGATAAACCTTCCATAGCTCTAAGTGGTGCTGACAATAATGGCCCAAATATTCTACCAATACCATTAAGAAGTGTTGATAAGAAACTTTTCAAAGGTTTCATAACATTATCATTCATAAATTGTCCAAAAGGTTTACCAACAAATTTCTCAAAGGAAGTCCCTAAGAATGTTTGAAAGTTTTTCCAACCCTGAACAAAAGTATCTTTTAAGCTCCTAATCATAAGAGTCATTTCATGTTTTAAAGGATCTATTGCATTTAAGAATGGATTAGCAATACTCTCCCCAAACCATTTTTGTATATTAAGGTTTATCTCTCCGAATTTTAATTTTAAAGGAGCTAATACTTCTAACTTTGTCCAGTTAATAAATTTCCCGAAAAGTCCTCCTTTTCTTAATTGTGTATCAGCATCGAATTCACCAAACAAAGCCTTTCTCCATTTATCTGAAGATAATGCAATACCTGCGGCGGCACCTAATAATGCTCCACCAATAGGACCACCAGGTAATAGCATCGCACCCATTAAACCAAATTTACTTGTAATCATACCAAGTGCGGCTCCACCAGCCGCACCAGCTCCCATATTACCAAATAAATTTTTATTCTTTCCTTTTCTAAATTGACCAAATAATTTGTCTACAACTCCACCTTGTCTTTTTCCATCAGCATCTTTCTCACCAAACATCGCCTTTTGAAAACGTTCGGATCGTACTAATAAAGATGTGCCAACCCCTAATATAGCCCCACCGACAATTCCTCCAGGTAAGAAAAATGATGGTAATAAGCCGAAGCTAGTTAATAATGATTTAGCGGCTCCCATACTAGCTCCACCAATTATACCAACCTTATTCTTCTTTAAAAAATCAGTTGTTTTTTTACTAACAAAACCACCAATTCGAGTTCCATTAATATCCTTAGGACCAAACAACCAATTATTAAATCTATCTGATTGGGATAAGAATCCCATAGTAGTCGCGACTACAGCCCCACCAATAGGGCCACCTGGTAATAATAACGAGCCTAGTAAACCTAATTTACCTCCAAATAATAAACCAGCAGTTCCACCTAATAAACCATAAGCTAATGACTTTGGTGCCTTCTTTTTAATATTTTTAAATAGTTCATCCATGACAATATGATTCTGATTATCTTTACCACCAATTCGTTTTGGTCCAAACATAGCATCACTAAAGTTTTGGAAACCTTTACCAATACTACTAACAATTCCAGAAAAAACACCTTTAGTATTATTAGTAGGATCATTAGTATCTTTCTTGCCAAATAAATATTCTTTTAAATTTCCTTTAAAGTCTTTAAACATCGATTTCAATTCACCGAAAACACTAGAATTATTATCTGAGAATTTATCACCAGCTCTATTAGTATAACCTTTACCAGTGAAATAATATTTAGCCCCATCCCAGATATCCATTAATGAATTTGCAGTTTGGGAGAATACACCATTTTCTCTTGCCCCATTAGCTCCACCCGGATCTCCAAATAGATAATTGGCTAATTTAGAGAGTTTACCTTTAGCTGTATTAACCATTTCACTATTTTTCAATTTAGTTATAAATCCATCTTTTCCAAAGAGAGCATCTTTAATCGGGAGAAATATCTCTGTCTTCATCCATGTAGAAAATGTTTCAAATTTAGTTTTCATTAATGATAAAGTCTTAGAAAAAAATGAAGTGTTCTCATCAGTTCCTTGTTTACCAAACACCATTTCATACATGGTTAAATCTATCTTCTTAAATACACCTGATAATAATTTAACTGGTGCCTGAAATAAATCATTGACTTTCTCTCTAATCATATTATATCTTTCTTGAGCGTCACCTTTAAAGAATTTACCTGCCCATTTGAATATATTATTACCTTGATTTGGTCCAGGAACTTTATCTCTTTCACTCACATATGTTCCAATTTGAGCTTGAAAATCTCCTTCTCCTAGACCCGAATCTGAAAGTGAATCTATTGTTCTTTGACCATGATTCATTCTCTGACCAATTTGAGTTTCAGTTGATGGTGTGATTGTATTATTCTTTCGATTTCTTTCTTTTATAATATCTTCTCTTTGTTTCATTCTCTTTAATCCACTACTACTATGAGTCGGTGGAACGAATGGTGAAAGAGGATCTGTATTAGTTGACTGATTTGGAAATACTATTATGCCTTTAAGTAATATTTTTTTAATATCACGTAAATAATCTAAACTGTTAAGATCATATGCATCGGATGGCAATAACCCTCCGCCTTTTTTTAGTTTAAACTTACTTGGATCTTTAGTATCGCGAGTAAGATGACCATCTATTCCAGCTTCATTAAATATATTATTAGCATTATTCTTTAAAGGATTCTCCTCGGCATCCATCATGAATCTGTTTTGTTCTCTACGGGCATTAATTACGCCCATACCAAACATCTGTGATTGCATATTCTTAGGTAGAGATAGAATCAATTGTCTAAAGAATTTCTGCTGATCCCCTTTAAATTTAAATACATCAGCTAGTTCATCAACGGCATTACCATTTTTATCTTTAGTACTAGTTGGATTTACAAGATAATTAGATTTTGCAAGGTTTATAAAGAAACTATCTATATCTTTATAAAATTTATTACGTTCCACACCATCTTCAATATAAAATGAATTAGCTCTATCTTTTATTTCACTAATAGCATCACTAAATTGATTTAGAACAGTTCTTTCTTTCTGATCATCAAAATCTTTTTTCATTTGATAAACTGATCCAAATGTTCCCTTATCATAATCGAAACCCATCTCTTCTTTACCTGTTAAAGCAGAGAGTATTTTTCTTAAATATGTTGGTATAACATCAGTTATTGATTTCTTAACATACCCATCAAAAGGAACTGGCCCTTTATTAAACTTAGACATATCTACAGATGATTTTGTTTTAACATTAGCTCCAAACACCTGACCAAATAATTGCATTATAGGATTATCAGATTTATAAGCTAGTCTGTTAATTTTCATTAGCATGGCTGGGAAAAATCCCTGAAAGGACTTATCCATATCTGTCATCGCTGACTTAAGCATATTTGGTATTAAAGCTGTAACTATTTTAGTTGAAATAAAACTTAAGGGTGAGGCCGCAAGGAATTTTAAAGTATCTTTATCCTGCAACATACTTTTTATTGGTGATAAAAACATATTAGAATCAATAGCATTTCCAACTTGTTTCCATACCATATTACCATAACCTTTAAGATTCAAACCTCCTTTAGATAATAAAGCCATATCTAAAGGATCGTCTTTCCTCTTACCTGGTTCAGTAGGTTTAGGTGAAGACTTTTGAATCTCAAGTAAAGTATCTCCTAATACTTTTAGATTTTGTTCGTAATAGACTAAAGATGCTGATATATATTTTGTCATAGATTCACTCTGGAAGTTAACTAATAAAGCTAAGTTATTATTAATCCCATTCAATCCCTGCATTATACCAGTACCTATTTTTTTATTAGATAATAATGTGGTGGTAGCTAATGATACACCTAAATCATTTGTTACCTGAGCTGTTGACAACATAGCTTGAGTTTGTCTATCTACAGCTTTAACCATGGGATTATTCTTATTTATATTACCTTCTATATTATTAATATGAATTGGTTGTTGCTTAGATGATGTATCATCGGATTCATCAAAGTTAAAATCACTCATTCCAAATTCATCGTCACCATCTTGGAATACCTTATCTTGACGATCCTTATTATATATCTTACCTGATTTAATATCCTTCATAGCATTTTGTATTGATGATCTTGCTATATCAGCATATTCACTACCGATAATTTCATCAACGACACGTTTACCTTGAGATTTCATTCTGCGTAAATCTGTATATAATTCCTTTACAGTTTCTACATTAGATGTAGTGAAATCAATAGTTGCTGGCATCATTTCATTTACAAGATCCATAGATGTATAGCCTAATGATTTACCAACATTTTTAAACCAAGACATTGCACTTGGAGTTTTAACTTTAACTGATCCTTTCTTACTTTTATCAATCATACTTTCATCTCCTTTCATAATACATATAGTCTTAGATAAATGTTTTACTATAAAAAAATAAGGTTTGTTAAAAAGACAAAAAAATATACAGAGCATCAAAAAGATGCTCTGTATATTTAAATAGATTACACTATTCACTAAATTCAAATTGTTTTGAATAACTGGCAACTAGACTAGCTATCATCATTTTATAACTTCTGATGTGTGTAACAGTACCGGTACATTCAATTTGAAATGTATAAGTATCATCTACTCGCATCTGGCCAGATTTAACTTTAACCCGATGTTGTTTACCATGAGTTTGTATCCATGTGGTAACTAATTCAACATGTAAATCTTCAGATAACACAGCTCTCACGTTTAATGTCTTAGTAATAACCTCATCAATTTTCCTAATATGTCTCTGCGTATTTTTTTCTTCAACCAACATATACATTCTGTTATCTACTCCCTTGTAAGTTTTTTGTCCATTCGTCTTGGGTTATCTCAGTATAATTACCAGTAGAATTAACAAGTACACGACCCACACCTATATGATTAGAATCGTTTGGGTTATAACTTGCCACTTCAAGAACCCCAAGTCCATGTGTTGATATATCCGCAAGTTTTATAATATGAATATCTACACCTGAAGTATGACGATAATATTTACCTATCTCAAAGCGTTCCGGTTGTTTGATATTAGGTAATTCATTCTCTGGAGTTGAGGGCTTCATACTGCCTTTATCAATACTAATAGAATCAATTATACCCATTTCACCAGGAAAGCATCTTTCTACAAATGCTTCGTCTCTCCGTTTGAAATCATTATCCGTGATAACAGATCCAGGCCTAGATCTAACCACGTCGCTCAGACAACTTGCATCAATATCGGTATCAGTAACTCGGTCCATTACGGGAATGTTATTAACCCCATCACTTAACTCAGTTACGGCATAATTTGGGGTTTGAATAAATACATCCATTGCTTTACTCAAACACTCAAAAGCGTATTTAAGTTCGTTGAACTTCCCAGTGATCTTCAATTTATCAATACTACTATCCGATAATTCAAAATCTGGAAATACCGAGGTAATGTCCATTTCTAGAAGTTTACTCAGATCCTTTTCTAGAGGATCTTTCTGGGATTTAGGAATTGAAGTACTAATACAATGATATTCTCGATGTTTTAAATCCAGGACACCGGCATTAGTCTTATCGCATAAACCTTCCATGAATTCACAAAACTTCTTATCTATAAGAGGTATTAACTCATTCTCAACTTTTAATCGTTGGAGAGAATTAACATTAAAAAGTTCTATGACCATAGATGGTCTACCCATCTGTATTTTCCCATTAAGATTATCTGGGGTTTGACACTCCTCCATATCATCAACACCATAGTGTTCACAATCTGAACCAATACATCCCAATTCATCACACGGATCATCATCGTCATCGTCGGAGATAACATTGGTTAAAAATTCCCCGACCTCCAAAATTTGATCAAGATCCCACTCAAGATACTTATCGGACATAATAGCCATAGCTTCATAGATCTTTTTATGCTTATTGTGTTCTGTCTCGGTTATTTCAACCCAACCTTCGGTATATGCCGGGTCGTCTTTACCAATCATAATCAAAGCTCCAGTGCCAGCTCTACAAAGAAGTTTTGCACCAAATGCTGTACTCTGAACTACCTCAACTGCTTTAGTCTCAATTCCGCTTTCATGTTGATAACATTTACCCACTTCAAAATTAGCCATGTTAAACACACTCTCCTCTTTCTCTATTTACTTCATTAACTTATTAATATTAGTCCGCCCATTAGATGCCTTAGCACTGTAAACACATCCACAATTAAGACAGACTATACTAATAACGTCAAAAATTTCATTATGATTTTCTCTTTCAGTTCTGAAATAACTTGCAGATTCTGAACCTGCTTTACAATCTGGACAATCATCACTTAACCTGGTATTTATGATAGAAATAATAGGTATAAGATTAGAATATCCAAGTATGTGAATTGAATAATTGAATATCGGTATAGTAGTTAGGTTATATTTAGTAATGATTTTAGCCAGTTCAATCATCATGACGACCCGACTAAATTCACCTTTAGCATTAGCATGACGAATAATTAAATTATGAGCATTTAGTCTATCTTCATATGTTGGAAACTGATAATATGTCATATACTACATACCAGCTTTTAAATATATCAGTCCACATAATATCACGATAAGACTACCACCAATTGAGAAAGCCAATGCTGAAGTTGTACTTCTACGGATTTCCTCTTTAATGATATTTCGTTTTACCAAAATTACCCCAGCAACTCCCAAGGCAATTAATCCACCTGTCATAACAATTACCCCCTTTATTTAATATATCTGATAAATATCAGATAATACATACTAGGTGAAATACATAGTTAAGACCAAGTATTGAAAACGTCTAAACCCCACAGAGTATCTTTTATTGATACTCTGTGGGGTTTAGTTTTAATAAATGTCGCCGAGTGGCAATGAACCATAATTAAGCTTTTGGTTGAAATGACGGCAGGTCATTATAAGTAACCAAAAAATGTATGCTGGTATGATTCGATAATCCCGACGGAGGACTAATTCCCAGGATTAATTCGTGCTCTCCTCGGCGGCAAAGATAACTAATTAAACGACGCGTTCTTTAAGCCACTTCGGGCACTTGCTGCGTTTTTCAAGCAGGCTATGGGCTTTCTTACTGACCTTAATGAGATCCTTAGTTTTGATATCACGGAATTCTCCAACCGAAGGGCCGAGATCTTTCAATGAGAGAGAGCCGATGAAATCTTCTTTCGGAATGAAATCGAACTTCTTGCCAGCCGCAATATACTGGAATACCAGCTCGGAACATACTTCGTAAAGGCCGTCAACATTATGGATATCATATCCATCAACAACACGCTGAGCTTCTTGCTTGTCAACACCGAAGTCAACAAGGATAACCCGGAGCATATTCCGGAATTCTTTGATAGGTAGAACTTCCTTAGTAACCATAGCGCCATCTTTGGTGCCGACACTGTTAATAACGTAAGCTTCCTCGTTCAAAAACGCTGTAGCCAACTTATTGAAATCGGCCCGACTGAATGATTTTACCGGCTTGTTCTTTTTTGACATCGATACGTTTGCTTTGATCTCATCAAAGACTTCCTGAAATGTTTTGACTGTACTCATGATAACATTACCTCCTACTAATTTAATTAATAATAAGTTTAACGTGTAAGTTTTTACACGTTAATATTAATCACCATTTTACCATCAGTTTGTTCATCTTTGTCTTTATTCTTACCATGTTTCTTTTTACCCTTCTTCATGGCCACTTTATGACCTAAATTCTTAAGGGTATCAAATACATCATCTATAACAAATTCATCAATATTTATTTTACTACCCATATGCCTCACCTCCTCTTAAACATTTGTTATGTAGTTAGTAGAATAATATATATTTATAATAGTATATTAATTTTATATGATCCTAAATTTAAATATGAATAAATAGTAATTTAAAACTATATATTTATATATTATAAAAGTGAAGACTATGCGAATATAAAAGAGGGAGATTCTGGCGGATATCCGCCAGCCCTATTCGCTTTTTGGATCATAATGATTTTGAATTATATATTATCTTATTAGTTAGAGTACATATTATAAAGAGAAAGAGGAGTGTGGTAATAATGTTATTATTATTTAAAGAGAGTGAACGAGGTCTATTTTCTAAAATCAACAATCGGGGTAAAATCGTTAAACCGGCAACTAATTCAGGTATAACTAAACCTGGCTATGCCTTAGTAGATAAACTAGATGAGAAGGAAAGGACTATTTTTGCATCCGGAAATAGTTTAGTTTTCGATCCATTACCTGTTATTGACGAGAAATTTATCATAGAGACTTTTAAGTTCCATTCTCAGGGGCATATTGTAAATAAGATTCTTCTGGCTGATGGAATAACTGAGGCTATACGATTTACAGGGAAATCCGAAGTTATTGGATTCGTTAATAATGAAATGTTAACCCTCGATTATACTGATGAATCTACTCAATATAAAGTAATCGGCGACATAACAGATCAATACGAAATCATCTATGATTCAATAGTTCCGTATCTGAATAACTACTACTATCAATCGGTTGATATTGATGACTTTAAGTTTACACTATCTAAACTTGCGCCCAGTATTATTCATTCCGACTATTCGATACTTATCCCCTGTAATATATATGGGGGACTGCATTATAGTATTGGAAAATGGATGTTTCCTGTTTGTATCGATTCAAACAAAGTTAATATCTTAGCATTGACTAATTTATCTGAAATTTTAAAAGAAATCAAAATTCATAATACTATGATCCTGAATACCTGGAAAAAGTATGGTTTCGATATATGTAATAAAAATATGCGTATATTTTCTGACATACTAAACCGGTTAAAAATACTCTCTGGAATTCAAGAATTAAAGGAGAAGTGATAATGAAATGAAATTAATTAAATTTGTTAAAGAATGTACTCAAGAGGATGTAGTCAAATACTTCGTGGAACGAAACGATGGTAAATTTGACTATATTAAATGTAATGTATCCAAAGAAGGAGTTGTAAAGAAAAGTAAATATCTTGCTGAAGGATTAAGCCAGTCTAGTGTTGGTATCGAAATAAGACACGGGCTTTTAAACCGAGGTTATACTGAAATTATATCAGCTAATATGACTGGTGATGCGTCGATGTTACTTGGACTATGTAATGTCCCTCATATTAATATGAAACCAGAATATTTCCTTCCTGAGGTGCTTATATCTTCTGTGAAAAAGAAATATACACCGGTTATTCATTTAACTTTACCTTCAAAAACGTTGGAGAAAAACTCTATACCATGTCATCCAAAAGAAATGAAAAATGAGGAGGATATTTAAAATGAAACTAATCCCAGCTTATGATTGGACTATTGTTGAAAATGTATTACTCGAAGAAGATGCCCGAACTAATTATATAAAGAACACTACGGTTGCAACTAGTTTAAAAGAAGTTAGAAAAGTCTTAAAGAATTATTCAAGAAATAATATCTCAATGCATACTAGAGGATTTATAGACCTCTATTTAGATAATATGTCGTTATTATCTAAAACCCAAATTGTTAATGATGGAAGTTACAGGAATTTCGTATTGGGTGTGCGGCCCGATAGAATTCAAGAAACTGGTTGCATTAAATCAGGATTTCCTATGTATAACTATCAAGAAGTATTAACCTAGATATCTTGCTAGTGCTGAAGTGATATTTCTAAATTTAACGATGGAACGGTGGAGTGATATCTTACGAGATAAAGGTAGGGGTTGTAATAAGGCTTATCTATTTATGCTTCCAGAGGATAAGATTGCAGCCATAATTAATTCTCGATAAAGAAAGGGGTGTTGGATACCATATGAAAAAGAAATTAATACCAGCCGTTTGTGAAACTAACTTATTCAAACGGCCATTTTCAGTTGAAGAACAAATTGATATTCAACGGAAAAATACCCGTAAATTCTCTAGGAGAGATACCGTGAAGATAATTCTATCATTTCTAGAACGTAATGTCATAACCGATATTGACAGAGAAATATTTAATAAAATTCTTGGGGATACTAAAATACTAGATAAGATTCAAATTTGTAATGATGGTTCATATCTTAATGGGAGAATTTACTATAAATTGGATATTAACGGACCATCTAATAATAGTAACATTATTGTCGATGGGGACTATTGGTATCGATCATCTATACAACCGGATATAATTACTAAACTCAATTTTATGAAAAATAACTTTGAAGTAATATATCTACAGTGTATAAGTCATTTTAGATCTTTCTTTGAACTCAGAATGCATGAATTCATTCCGTCATGCCCAGATCATGAAATAATTACACATGTATCATTTGAACGTAACTATAAAAAGGTAACATAACCTTAAAAATAATAGACTAGCTTAATTGCTAGTCTATTATTTTTTTTAAAGTTTATCCACCATGATGAATATCGTCATAAACATCACCTGGAATTGTCAATATTTCATCAGGCATAATATCAGTAACAGCTATTAAATCATCACCGACTAATTGACAATTTGGATTTTGATCATATTGAATATGCAAACCTAAATAATTTACCCAATGATTTACATATAAGGGACTTACTATTTCACCAGAATTTATTTTTTTACTAGTATAGAATGTCATTTTCCCATCTTCATCCCATTTACTATATATTGAATTCGGAAGTGATTCTACACCAACACCTTCTTTGATAGGTTCCCATGGTTTATTAGTATAAATTTCTTGCAATTTTCTTTTTAATTCAATTAAGACTTTATTGCCAAACATGGTTAATAGAATACTAGGAGTCCAATAATGTTAATAATATTCGTTAAATATTATAAAGGATAAAATCCTTTCTCTATCTTTCAATAGAAGTTCAGACTATTTCATCATCTCATTAGAGATGCTTCTTATTTTGATTCACACTTGTAAATCTAAGAACTCTACCGTTCTAGTCGTTGAACCTTATTCTTTTGTAAGAATATTGGCTGCGGATTGTCCAATCTATATTAGTAAAGCCCTAAGAAGTTTCCCGCAATTAAAGAAGTTTGCATTATATATCACTATACAATGGGACGAATTCCATCCTCGCTAAAATTGAGCCCGGTGCTATGGTGGAACTTATTTCTTCATTAGGCCGAGATAAGGCGTATGGTTCAAAACCTTCCTCGACCACCTCCCCTATGATAGACTTGAGAGCGGTGAAATAGACAATCTTCTTTATATTCATACATGTCCATAAGCATGTATAAGTTCACATATGGAACTTCCCTAAGTTTCCTTAGGATACTAGACTATATCTTCATCTCTTAATAAGGTAATTACTTCTTAGATAGAGATGCTTCTTATTTCGATTTAAGGGGATTTCACCCACCCATTTAGGCCCTACTCCTATTGTGTATTTCAACACTAAAGGATAGTCGTTGAACGATATGTTGTAAGACATTCTTTATATATACCTTTATATAATTTACCCTGGTTTAATTTTTTTAACATATTTTTTAATTTTTTTGAATCATAATCAAATTTAGGTAATATATCTTTTATACGTATACCTTGAATCAACATATTACTCATCTCAATAATATCTTCTTTACTATAAGTTTTATAATATATTTTATCATTATCCCATACATACAAATCACTTATAGCTCTCCAACTTTTTCTATGTTTAATTTCAGATAACATAGATAATATATTCGGTCTATCTTCCCAATGAAATATATTAATTATTTTTGTTAAACTATATCCCAATACAAAGTATTTACATATTTGATGTACTTCATCGTTTGTAAAGAATGCTTTAAAGTGTCTGTCACAATTCTCATAAAGGTTATTCTTAGCGGCGTGTGCCTTATTTTCATTAGCAGTCACCCATTCTAAATTATCAACCCTATTATTTAATTTATTACCATCTATATGATTAGCCTCTAACTCTTCTATAATATTATTGGGTAATGGATTAAAATGGATCAATACCAAACGTTGAACTGAAAATTTTTTGTACTTCTTATTATCTACCTCTAAAGCAACACGACAATATCCTTTTTCATTACCGGGGTTATTAAATCCTAATATTTTATTTCGTTCAATGTTCTTTACCCTACCATGATCACTAATCATATACTTAGGTTTGATATTTTTATACACTATATCTTTCCATTGCTCATGGTCAGTTACAATATTTATAAATAATTTCATAGAAACACCTCTTTAATTTTTATATTAGATATACGTTTAGCCATATATTATTAGTTATTTTTCTTACAACACATTCGCTGCGGATCATCCAATCTTTATCATTATTACTTATACTAGGTTAATTACTCCCAGTCATTAATATAAAATTAATTAGTAGATAGAGCAATAAGGATATCCCCGCAATTAAAGAAGTTTTTTACTAATATATCACTATACTAGGGAGACAAACTGTATGTAATCTCCAATCCCGAGCACGTCATTATACTTAATATAAAATTCAAATAAAACTCCTTGGTCCACTACAGTACCTTTAACTTTACCATCCTTAGATTCGATTTTTTTAGTGGGTTCGTTCATCATAATGCCACATTTATATATAGAATCCCCTTTATCATATTTATTGAGAACATTTTTCTTCTTATTTATTCTAGTATAATAATCAGATACAATTTTTCTCAATGAGGGACTTAACTCTTCTAGTTCAACCGTAGTGTAGATCTTGATATCTACAATCTCACCAGAATACTTAGTTTTAATAGGCGTTTTCCCTAATGATTTAATATCTTCTCGTAATTCCTTACCAATAGAATCTAAAAATTTATTTAATGAGTTGTCATCAAAAGAAACTTCGAACCGGATAAGTTCATCTGAAACTTGAACTTTCTGCCCTATCTCAACCATATAGTCAACATTCGCATTTAAACCTAGAGCAACAGTTTTTTCCATAACAATGTCTGCCGCCATTTCTCTACCCAATTTCTTTGTTATAAAAGCAGAATCTTCAAAGGTAGAATATGTTGATAAACATGCAACTTTTTGTAATGATCCAATATTAAATCTATTACCAGTTATTTTACTATCAGTAAAGAATTTACTATCCGATGCAAGTATATCTTTTTGTTTAAATTTTTGACCTTTAACTAGATTACATGTTAATTTATTTGATAGATAGAAACCCCCAGCCATTATATTCATATAGATTATAAACCTATACAGTTCTCAAATGAACTTCCCTAATGTTAATTAGGATACTAGACTATATCTTCATCTTATAAAGATGATCCCTATTTCGATATATAAATATATCTACGAGTTCTCACTCTAGTCGTTGAACCTGTCTTATAGTAATATAGAAGATTATAAGTATATATTATATTAATAGATAATAAAATAAAGGAGCCAAATAATTACTATGTTCCACGTTATTATATTCTTTATGTTGCTTCGTATTCTCAGTCGTTTAGGTAAAAAATAATTAGGGAGTGTTTTACTATGATTACACCAAAGGATATTTTAATGAACTTAATTCAAACTGCACAAGACGATGAATTATTTCAAGAAAATGCCATTGAGTTAACCAACAGATTTTTCTATAATCGATTTCTTAGTGTCTTAAAACAATATAACGGTGATGAGGCTAAGGCATATGACGCCTTCATCGTAAAAAAGAATCTATATCTCTTCAATTTATATATTGAGGAGTTCATTGATTTACAGCGTTCCACTTATCAATCTATGTATCCATCACAATGGACTGAGAATCCATATAATATGGTTTTACGTAAAGAACTCAGACAGATTCATCATTATCTATGTGCCGACCCAAGAATACTTGACATGCCATCATATCACGGATAATCTATTAATACTATATGGGTGATTTTATATCACCTCTCTTTTTTTACTATAAGACTTGGCTGCGGATTGTCCAATCTTTATTATATAAAGCTCTAAGGAGTTTCCCGACAATTAAAGGATATTCTTTATACATTCACACATATAAAGGGCATTTTAGTTTACCATTTTTAACTACTTTAGTTGAAGTATCAATAGCTTGTATAGAATTGTCTTTATATCTAATAATAGTTAAACCATTAGCATCATTAACTTCTTCTACAATACCATCTTGTTTCGCCACAATAACGAAGTCATTTGATAAATGATATTGAATAACTTGTTCCGCACCATTAGATATTAAAACAGGTGATGATTTTACAATAGGTATGATATGCTTCGATTGTTTACTGGCCCTTTCATGCACATGAGTTATTAGCACATGCAGTTCTCTTACGAACTTCCCTAACTTTCATTAGGATAATAGACTATATCTTCGTCCTTTATTTTTTTTATATAAAGGAGTTTCTTATTTCGATACATAAAGTATCTACGAGTTCACACTCTAGTCGTTGAACCTTCCTCTTATAAAGAGACTTGGCTGCGGATTGTCCAATCTTTATCTTATAAAGCTCTAAGGAGTTTCCCGTCAATTAAAGAAATGACTTTAAATATATTACTATACTTATGCGACAGTATTATTCATCGCAGTTCTTGTACTATCCGTAACCATTCATGTTTCCATAAATGACAGACTATATCTTCATCTACATAGTTACATGTTTAGATGTCCTCCATTTCGGCTTATAAATAAACCTACGAGTTTACACTCTAGTCGTTGAACCTTTCTCTATAAAAAATAGTAATATCATACTCTGAATTTATATATCATATACTTGAATATAATAAAATAATGGAGTTGAATTGATATGATATGATAATAAATGATATCCATAATATAACAGACTTCGATCAGTATATAGAATTCTATACTCAATTAACTAATACATATGGTAAACTAAATCATTATATCTCCAAAATATTTGAAAGGCGTGGAAATATCAGTATTGACCATCTACCAATTAAATCACATAAACTTAAACTCGGTACTCTTTTATATCATGTATCCGAAACTAAATATGATTTTTTAAAATCATCATTTAAAAGTAGAGATGAATTTTTATACTCTGAAAATAGAATATATTTTACTACAGACATCGAATCATTAGAGCCACATTTTAAAAAGTATCGATATGTCTATATGTATGTAGTTACAGGTAATGAAAATACATTTATCGACTATGAGTATAATAATAACAAATCATTCTATATATCTAATGATAAACCATTTGAAATTAAAGAGGTTCAACTTCTTTAATTTTTTTATAGAGACTTGGCTGCGGATTGCCCAATCTTTATATTATAAAGCTCTAAGGGGTTCCCCGACAATTAAAAGGATTCTTATTATGTATTTCTACATAAAGGGACAATAGTAATTTATCCCGTGTTACACCCAATGGTGATAATAATTCAGCAGGAGAAAATAAATTTGAATCTTTTAATTTATCCAATTGATCATTCTTTATGTCAATATAACCCCTCGGACTAACTATATTAGGTTCTAATGTTAACTGTCTAACGATACCACAGTTTGCGTCGGGTGACGTTGATATTGCTATAATACCTAACATAGTTTCATCATACGCTCTCTTATCTTGGGTATAAGCGTTATCTTCGTTCATCCCACTAAATCCCTTTTGGGATATCACACGACCTTTTTCCACAAATAGTTAACATTATTTGTTAGATAATGTAAAGATGTTATCTTTCTCTATTTTTCAATAGATGTTCAGACTATATCATCATCTCCATTGAGATGCTTCCCGTTTCAGTTTAAGGAATTAACTTCCACTCACTTGAGCCCTATAAGTTAGTCGTTGAACCTTATTCTATCATATAGAATATTGGATGCAGATTGTCCAATCTTTATATTATAAAGCACTAAGGGGTTTCCTGCAATTAAAGAAGTTTGCATTATATATCACTACATAATGGAACTACGAAAAATTCAACTATGGGATTTAGTGTAGAATAATCTTCAATCGTCTGACCCATTAATAATTCTTTAGTTACGTAATCCCTGGGAAGTGAAATACGGACTGGATTATTGTTGTTAGCAGTTGCTTTATACCTACTATACTGCTGAGCAATACCTTGATATAAAATTGCACTTACTACCTCATTGGAACGAATCCTATAAAGACTCATATCCTTTTCATTAATATATGAATTATCAGATAATAAAGCATTGGCAAATAACATTAAACTTACAAAATCTGTAGGATAATTTAAGTCTTCTAGAACTTCTTTGGTGATTGGATCTATTAAAAACTCATAAAAGTTATCAAAAGCGTTACCGATTATCTTAGTATTAAACATGGTATCAAATATTGTTAGATACGTTTCCTTATCATCAAAATCTGTATATTCGAATGCTTTAGTAGGTACATCGACAAAGGCATTCATTAATAAAGAATTCTCAAAGGGATTCACATCATATACAAGATACCCATCTGAAAATTGAATTGAATTTTCATTATCAGCAAGTTTTGGTCGTTTATCAACAAATTGATGTTTGATATTGGCTTTCTTCAGCACTGAGGTTAAACCCTCTACATACCCTAATAATAATACTAATGGTACATTTTTTTTCATAATATACGCTCTTGTGTAAGAAAACTTTTTGCCAGCTTTAGTATCTTCAAATTCTTTGAATGCTTCACCTGAAGATACTGACATTATAAAATCAACAATATCGAAATTACCCATACGTTGAGTACTATAGTTCATAATGATAGGACTACGAGGATTTATGAAAAATCCAATACAGAACTCATCTTCTTTAAGTTTAGTTTTATATTTAACTAATAAATCATGAACTTCGTTTTGATCAAAATAGAACTCACAATTTGATATTTTAATATATGAGATATATTTCGATAATTCATCATATTCCAATAGAGATTTGTACTTAGAGTTATTATTGGCATTATTACCATATTTGATAATTACACCAGATCTGGGTATAGATATGACTTTCTTAAATCTTTCTATTTTGGATGAAACTTTGTTGCCATATCTCATAATAAAGATTTTTTTATAGTTACTACAAACCTGAACCTTATCGGGCCCAATCTTTATTACAGGTTTAGAGAACAATTGCTTATTGATAATCTTCTTATTACCATTTAGATATAAGAATTTATCATCAATAAACTTAGGCATATCAAACTTTAATTTATGTCGGACTCTATTTGAATCTTCAAGTTCAACCGAAAAAGTCTCTCTGTAATTTAATTCATCAGAGCTATCTTCAACGTCTATCTTTCTAACAAATACAGGAAGGCCCTTATCATTTAAACATGTTAATGTATTGGCAACATCAGCATGATACAGATTTTCATTATACGACTTTTCAAAGAAAGGATATTTAATTCCAGTCATATTTTTGTTAATAGTATTAACATTACTCGTCACATCAATTGACGGAATAAAAGATTCTTTTAATTTAATATTTCTGGCTTCATCTAAAGTCATTTTACCCAACATAATATTCTTTTGATTTTCTCTTAACTCAATATCTCTTTTTAATGACTGAGGAGTTCTACCAACTTTCTTTTCCTGATTAAGTGTATAGATTTCCTTTAATAACTTCTCGTCATTAACTAATACATTCTCCAATTTATCTTTTAATTCCTTTGTAGTTTGGGTTTTGGCTTCAGGTGAATTAACTAACTCATCTATTCTAGAAGTAATAGCTTCCTGAAATTCTTCATCGTTATCTCCTTCAGAAACTTCTTCATCTTCATCTTGAGGATCATCTGGATGATTCCCAGTAAAACCGAATGTATATAAGAATTTACCCAGAAGATCATCTCTAATTTCTTGAACTTCAATTTGTCTATCTAGGTCTTTATCGTTATCGGTAATATTCATATCAGGTGCAATCTTAATTAATTCTCTTCTTAATACCGTATAAGATTTATCATCACATAATGATGGATTGACTCGTATCATAGTATTTCCACCATAAATTAATATATTGATATCTCCAAGTTCTTGAAACTTCTTAAAGAACTTATGCATAGCATAATAGATAATAAATACAGGATTATTTAATACCATCTTTTGTTTCATTGACGCTCTAACATTCTTTACCCAACTATCGGCATCGATACATATAGTTTTAAGATTATACTCATCATATTTAGAATCCACCAATATAGACTTTATTAAATCCATATAAGCTAATATCTTAACATTAAATTTTATCTTTACTCCATATTTAAAAAAGATCTCATTATATTTAGATAAATCCACATAAACATTCTTACCATCAATACTATCTAACTGAGTCGGTGTATTAATAAATGATAATTTAGAATTTACTTCAGAATAGATTAACTGTCTCTCCTTATTAACTAATGATCTATATGTTTTATTGAATAATTTACCTTTATATGATTGATCGATAAAATAATAATGGAATTTATTGTTATGATATATTAGAGGATTATTAATAAGGTTAATAGATGATTGTAAAGTATTGTTATTGATAAGAACTAGGCTGTGTAATGTGGGTGTTTTGGGATTTACATCTAAAACCGTTTTCTGTTTATATAATTTTAGATGCGGTGTACTAGAAACACTATTCAAATTATATCACTCCTATCCCTAGATTTAATACTCTTATGTGATTGTTGATAAATCGTAAAATAATGATTGTAGAGTAGAAAGTAATAATGTTTACAACTATATATTATATACTAGTAAAGAAATAAAAATTAGGAGGAATTTATTAATGACAGATTTAGAAATAGTGAAGATGAATCACCTAAATATTTTAATTCTCCAGAATCCTCCCAGTAAAGAAGTTCAATTAGCAACTGTCAAAAAAAATGGCCTTATGATCAGATACATTGATGATCCAGATAATGAAATCAAATTAGCTGCTGTAAGACAAAATTGTGAAGCTCTTAAGTATATTAAAAATCCCGATACTGAAGTGCAGTTATTAGCAGTAAAGTATGATCCTACTGCTATTGAACAAATTATAGATCCAAGTAAACCGATCCAATGCGCTGCAGTTTCAGCCCATGGTCTTGCACTTCAGTATATTAAAGAACCAACTAGAATTATACAAAGTGTAGCGCTTAAACAAAATGGATATGCTATTAAGTTTATAGCTAGTCCGGATAAAGGTCTGCAATTAATAGCTGTTAATGAAAGTGGATGTGCTATTAAATATATCAATAACCCTGATATTGATGTACAAATATTAGCATTGGAAAAAGATGGTGATGCTATCCAATTTATTAAAAACCCATCGAAAGATTTACAGTTAATAGCTGTAAAACAAAATCTTAGATCGCTTACATTAATTGATAATCCAGACTCTGAAGTTACAGAATATGTATTATTAGAATTAATGAAAGAAAGGGAAAGAATTACAAATGCTAATAATGTGAATCATAATAAACATATTAGTTGCAATCTCATATTAGACGTATCTACAGTGACTGATCTAAAGAAACATTAAATAAAAGAATAAAATATTAGGAGGAATTTATTAATGGAAAAATTAACAGATTTAGAAATGATGCAGAAAAATCCTTTAAATATCATGTTTATTGAGAATCCTAGTAAAGAGGTTCAATTAATTGCAGTCAATCATAATGGAAAATATATCCGGTTTATTAAAAACCCAGATAAGGATGTTCAACGCGCTGCTGTTATTGAAACTGGTCGTAATATTAAATTTATTATGAACCCAGATATTGAAGTCCAGTTAATCGCTATAAATCAATCTTGGGCTTATATTAAATTTATATCAGATCCACATGAGGAAATTCAACAAATCCTAGTCAAAATTAATCCTACCTATATCAGTTTAATAAAAAATCCAGCATTATCTGCACAATATCAAGTATTGAATCATTCCCCTAACGGGAAGTATTTTAAATATATCAATAATCCCGATGTAACAATTCAACTAGAGGCAGTTAAACGAAAAAGTCGCAATATCAAATATATAGACAATCCCAGTGAGGAGGTTCAGTTAGTTGCTGTTACAAAGAGGCCAATTTCTATTAAATTTATTAAAGAACCGACTAAAGAGGTCCAATTAATCGCTGTGGTATATTATGGGCGTAACATTCAATATATCAAAAACCCCGATGAGGATATCCAGGAAGCTGCAGTTATATCAGATGCGCCAACTATTCAATTTATTAAAGATCCAAGTATAGAGATACAAGAAGTTGTAATTTCCATGAATGTTAGTTTTATTAGATATATTGAAAATCCAGATATGTGTATTCAACTGAAGGCTGTTGAAATTGATATTGATAATATTAAATATATTAATACTCCGCACTCAGAAGTATTAGAATATGTAAAACAAAAACTTCGTGATAAATTAAATGACGATAAAGGAAGTGTTAATTGATGACTGATTTAGAAATGGTGCAGAAGAATCCTTTAAACATTTTACTTATTAAAAACCCAACTAAGGAGATTCAAATGGTAGTCGTTACAAATGAGGGTAGTAATATTCAGTTTATTGAGAGTCCTGATAAAGATGTGCAAATAAAAGCATTATCTAGTAGTAAATTTGATAGTGACGATATAATCAAATATATTAAAAATCCAGACATGGACGTGAAATCAACAGCAGTAAGTATTGACGGATTTGCTATCCAATATATTAAAGACCCGAGTGAAGAATTACAATTACTTGCGGTCAAAGAAAATGCATACGCCCTTCAATTCATTAAAGATCCAAGTAAAAAGGTCCAGTTGGCTGCGGTGAGTAATGATGGGGATGTTATTGAATATATCAAAAACCCAGATAAGGATGTACAAATAGCCGCAGTACAAGAATCAGGTTATGCCATTCGATGGATCGTTCATCCTGATGATGACATTTGCGTTATGGCTCTACAACAAAATGGATTTGCCATCAGTTGCTTTGGGGAACCTTCAGATGCATTAAAACTTATTGCAGTTCAACAAGATGGCAATGTCATTCGATGTATTGAAAATCCATCAGTTGAGATTCAAATGATCGCTGTAAAACAGAGTATTAATTTTATTACACATTTATTCAATCCCCATCCTGATGTATTAGAGTATGTAAAACAAGAACTATTAAAGAATTTGTAATCTATGAAATAAAGAATATGATAATTCATACTCTTTATTTTTTATTAAATCTAATAATCTATTCAACTATATATTATATATTAGTAAAGAAATAAAATTTAGGAGGAATTTATTAATGGAAAAATTAACAGATTTAGAAATGGTGCAGAAGAATCCTTTAAACATTATACTTATTGAGAATCCAGATGTTGATGTGCAGTTAGCTACAGTAAATAAAGACGGGTTATTGTTACAATTTATCATCAACCCTAACCGTGAAGTCCAAGAGTGTGCTGTTAGAAATAACGGTGATGCAATTCAGTTTATTGCAGATCCTGATTTTGAAATGCAATTAATTGCTGTATATAGTAATTCTATGAGTATTCGCTTCATTAAAGATCCAAATATGCCTGTTCAAAGAGCGGCTATTATACATGGTGGAGGGGGCCGGGCTATTCAGTGTATTGAAAATCCAGAACCCCATATACAAATAATGGCATTCAAACAAGATAGCTATCAATTCAAATCCCCTTTTGAAGACGAATATAAAGAGATTATGAAATTTCGACGAGAATATTTTACAAATACCATTAAAAATATCAAAGATCCACATCCAAAAGTTCAATTGTATTCCGTTGAGCATGATATCAACTCAATCAGATATATCAATAATCCCCATCCTGATGTATTAGAGTACGTGAAACAAGAACTATTAAAGAATTTGTAATCTATGAAATAAAGAATATGATAATTCGTATTCTTTATTTTTTTAAGTATATATTATATTAGTATATAGAAAGGGGATGTAATATAGTGGACGATGATGTGAAATTAATAATTGACGATTGTTTGTGCCAGCTACGTATTAAAAACCCAGGAATATTCATATATCTAAAAGATATTAATATTGAATGTGGCCATTTTAGTGTCCAGGTCGGTGATGAATTAGATCCACGAGATTATACATTTATGCAACAATGGGGTGATGTTAAATGACTGATCTGGAGCTTATAAAAATACACCCAATAAATATCCTATTAGTTGATAAGCCGGATATTACTTTACAAAAGGCGGCTATTCAAAAATATGCTGTCAGTATTCAATTTACTGACAATATTGATAGTGATATAAAATTAGCAGCACTATGGTATGACCATAGATCTAAATTCTTTGTGGGGTTTATTAAGGATGGTAGCAATAAGACTCAGCTCTTCATATTTGAAATGGATGTCGATACAAATTTTTATCATATTATAGATCCACATAAAGATTTGGATTTAATACATATGAGCTCTAATGGATATAGTATGAATCATGTTAAAAATCCCAATAGGGATATATTACTAGGGTTTGTGAAAAACAAAGAATTGTCTATCCAAATTATTGAAGACCCAGACGATGATGTTCAGATGGTAATTATACAACAAAATAGTTGGCTATTTGATGGGACGTTTAACTATAAATAATTAGTATCATTAAATAAAGAATACATTAATTCGTATTCTTTATTTTTTTTGTAATATTTAATATTCTATTCAACTATATATTATAGATCAGTAAATACATAAATTATTTAGGGGGAATTGAGATGACATCTGAGACTAATCAATTGATACGATCAACATTATCTTTAATAAAGGAGAATCCTTTATACATTAAACTTGTTAAAAATCCAAGTAGGAATTTGCAATTAGCCGCAACACGGGAGTCTGGTTATATTATCCAGTATATTAAGAATCCAGATAAAGAAGTTCAACTTACTGTGGTCCGAAGAGATGGAAATGTAATTAAGTATATCCAAAACCCGGATAAGGATGTTCAAATTGTAGCTGTACGACAAAACGAATGTGCTATCCAATTTATTACCAATCCACACATAAAAGTTCAACTTATTGCAGTTAAGGAAAATGGCCTTGTTATTAAGTATATCAAAGATCCAATCAGATCAGTTCAATTACTTGCTGTAAGACAAAATCCCGAAGCCATACAGTACATCAAAGATCCTGATAAAAGTATTCAGTTGATTGCTGTAAAGAGTCAGATTTCAACTATTAATATGATTGATAATCCAGATCCTGCCATATCAGAATATGTTAGGCATGAATTAAAGAAATTGGATTATCATTCTGAAATAAATTAAAGGGGTGTTTATAAATGGATAGAAATAAATTTCGTTTCATAACATTTTTCAAAACATATAGGGTTGTAGAACTGGCAGATTTGGTCGCCACGAAAATTGAAAGGAGTGAGTCTTACTATATTCATAAAAGTAGACCTAGTTCTATACATAAATCATATAGACCATCTACTATTATTACCAAGCAAGAATTTGAAGAGCTTTTATCCACAGCAAAATGTCCTATTATATTAAGTGATGAATACATTGATTTAGATATGGAAATAGATATTTATGATGGTATTATGGAAGAATCAATAGATTTACAAATGGTGCGATTAAATCCAGATATCATTAGAAGTATTGGAAATCCAAGTGAAGAGGTTCAATTAACTGCTGTGGAAAGTTTCGGTATGGTAATCAGATTTATTAAAACACCTAGTATTGATGTACAATTAGCGGCAATTAAAAATTGTCCTTTCGCGTTATGTGTTATTGATAAACCTGATCCTAGTGTAGTAGAATACGCTAGAAGTGAATTAAAAAAGAGGGGATATTAAATTCAAAATAAATATTTAGGAGGAATTTAAAGATGAATAATACATTATTAGTAATCAAAGATCCTTTAAACATCTTAACCATTAAAGATCCGAGTGAAGAGGTTAAACTAGCTGCCGTAACCACAGCAGGTTATGTTATCCAGTTCATTGAAAATCCAAGTGTTAATCTCCAATTAAAAGTCGTACGGACAGATGGAAGACTTATTCGTTATATCAATAATCCATGTAAAGAAGTTCAGATAGCTGCAGTTGAGCAGAATGGAGTAGCTATTCGTTACATACCAGACCCATGTGAAGAGGTTCAATTGGCGGCTGTACTTGAAGAAGGGACTTCTATTAAGTTCATTAAAAATCCTTCTATTCAGTTACAAACTATTGCTGTTCAACAGAATGGTTACGCCATTCGATATATTTCAGATCCAAGTAAAGAACTTCAACTTACTGCTGTAGAGCAAAGTGGTTGTGCTATTAAGTATATTAGACAACCTGCTAAAAATATCCAAATGGCTGCCGTAAAACAGGATGCACGAGCTATGGAGTTCATTAAAGTATTCAGTATGGAGGTAGCCATATTAGCTGTACAAAAGGATTGTTCTACTATTAAAAGATTTGCCCATCCTAGTAAAGAAGTGCAAATGGCTGCTGTTAAGACTGATATACATTGTATTAGATATATTATCAATCCTGATGCTGAGGTAATGGAATATGTAAAACAACAGTTAAAACACTCTATAGTTTTCAGATAACTTAATTAACTAAAAGTAAGAATACGATAATTCGTATTCTTACTTTTTTTGTTTATATATTATAATAATGTAATACATAAAAAATGAAGGAGCTAACAAACAAAATGGAAGGCTATACCCGGAAAGATATTCCTTTAGAAAAATTAAATATGATCAACTCCATTATTAATCAAACGATTACATTGGAGAAACAAAGTGAACAAGCACAACTAGAATCAGTTTTAAACTGTGCCTGGGACATTAAATTTATGCATAATACCACAGAAAAAGTCCAATTGGCTGCCGTAAAACAAGATGGAATGTTATTGCAGTTTATTAAAGATCCGTCTGAAAAAGTTCAACTGACTGCTATCAAACAAAATGGACAGGCGATATGCTTTATTGAGCATCCGTCCGAATTATTACAAATGACAGCAGTTAAGAACTCTATTAAGGCTAAAGCGTTACAATATATTCACAATCCGCTAGAGGTAGTACAGATAACTGCTCTTAAACAAGATGGGAAGATGATACAGTTTATCAATAATCCATCTGAAGATGTACAATTAACAGCAGTAAGGGAAAATGGTACAGTAATTAAATATTTATTCAATCCATCGGAGCGAGTCCAACTAGCAGCTATTGAAAAAAATCCTATAGTTATAATGCATATTAAGAAACCTTTTAAAACAGTGATTCTTAAAGCATTAAATCTAGATTATAGTCTCATTAGGTGCATTGCTAATCCTAGTGAGGAAATTCAATTAGCTGCTGTTGATATATGCCCTGATGCAATTCGATATATCTATGATCCTAGTAGAAAGGTTATAGATTATACTAAGAGGCTTCTAGCTAAACAAATTGATTCCTCGGGTATATATATTAAAGAAAAACTTAGTGTACTAGTTAACTGTAGAAATAAAACTATTTATGTGATTGTCTTCAATGGTAATGGTAAAGTTAATTCTCTGTTATCCAAAAATGATATACTAACAAATGCTGAAGCTGATCAATATGTTAGTGAACTTAGAGAGAAATTCAATATAGCTAAAATTGAATATGACGCGGATTAATTAAAAATAATAAAGGGTATTGAGGTATCCTTTATTTTTTTGTATTAATACAATTAAACATAGTAATAAAAACAAATATAAAGGAGTTGAATAGCTATGGATAAATTCGTTAATTATGGTGGTGTTAACCTTAAGGTAAAAGATAATGGTGATGGTACTTGGTCAGCACAAGCTGTATTAGATGGAACTGATGCTACTGGAGTAACTCAGGAATCTGGTGGTACTGGTTCAAGAGGTTGGTTATCTAGTATTTATAATGTTATGAAAGGTATACAAACTACTATTAATGCATTTATTGCAGGCAATACTGTTAATGAAGTTAAACGATATACATTAGTAGCTAATACTGATACATTATTTACATTTTCAGGTGTATGTAAAAGATTTGATATTCTTAATGTTGGACCAGGTGATGCTTATTATGAGGTCGATGGGGTTGCATCTGTTAATGGTACAACAAGTACTTTATTACCTGCTGAAACAGGATATGGTATATCTATGCAGGGAACGACAATCCATGTTATTTCTACAGGAACCCCAATTGTTCAAATTGTGGGGGTGAGATAAATGGAAGGTTATTTTAAATTACCGGGTACTGTAAAAGCAGATCTTGCTGCGTATAAGGCAGAAACTACGGCACAGTTAGCTGATAAAGCACCGCAAATAGCATTAGATATTGAGAAGGCAAGGATTAATAATTTAGTCGCGGTCACCAATGCTTCTTTTTACGAAAAATCTACAGCAGGGATAACTGGAGTATTATTAATAGTAGAGAGTGGAGCAACTACAGGACAAATTAATCTTGCAAGCGTTACACCAGTAGCGACAGGATATACAGCAGTAGCGGGTGATTATGTATTACTTGTTTATGGTGTAGCGAGTGGTAGTGCAGAATTAATAGATCTGAAAATTGGGGCCGATGGTATAACCTATGGAAGTGCAGGGGAAGCAGTCAGAGGGCAAATTGGTAAATTAAAGACAAATATTGGTGGTGAAAAAGATTGGACACACTTAACGGGTGATTATGTATTACAAACTGTACCGGCAATAAGCGGTGCAAGATGGTCTGCTATGAATAGCGACCTTGGACATACATTAATTCTTTTAACCAGCCTATTATACTACTATTACACAGAACCTATCGAAGTTAAGGCGGGAGATAAATTCCATATTCAGGTTACAGGTAGCAGGGCTGATTTGTACCATGTCATTTACTTGGATGAAGATTCTATCTTCATTGGGGGGGAATGTTATGGTGACGGTGTATGGGATGTTGAAATTACTATACCAGAAAACTGTAAATACTTAGAATTCAATATATTAGCAAATTTGTCTGTGTATAAGTACATTTATGACAGACTTGCAACCGAAAAGTATGTTGAAACAAATTGCGTTACATTTTCAGACAAGTCTTTAACATACCAAGACCCTGCTAATAGATGGAATGTAGGTACACAATCGGTTGTCGATGAAATGACAACTTATCTAAACAGTGTGAAATTTGATAAGGATACATTTGATGTCCGCTATAAAATGACGACTAATTTTTCCCATGATTCCAAACTTGCGATTGATGCAGTAAATGGTTTAGCCTATTGCTGTATGCTTACTAATGATGTTGGAACAGGAGATAGCCCAACGTATACAGACGCATATTCTATTTTGGAAATAATTGATTTGGATAGTTGGACATTACTTGGTAGGTATGATGTTGGTAAGTATGGGGATGCGGTTGGCGGTTTTACAATTATCTCAGGTGTTGGCGGCGCTACACCAATTATCATTGATGGGGATATAACAGTTACGTTTTGCGCGAAACTTAGTGACAACAAATGGTATATGTTGCGTAAAGTGTTTGATGTAGCAACTAGCACTTTCGGAGCCGCAGGTATTTGTCAGTTTACTTACGAGGCGGCGACCTTTGATTTTACAACTGATAATATTAGCTTAAATGTATTCACGCTTCCAAGTGTAGACCACTTTCCTAATGTTGGGGCACAGGCGAGTAAACACACTGATGGTTATTATTATTGTGGCTTACTGTTCAATAGTTTGATTCCAAACAGTATTTTGATCAGGACACTAGATTTCTTAACCTTTGAATATTGGCTTGAACCTCAATTCGTTGATTCGCAAGCTAACTGGGAGGGTTCTTGCTTCTGCAAAGATGGTTATCTGTATTACGCATTAAGGCAAATTTCAAATAGCACAGAACCATTCAATACTAAAATACTCTTATCTAAAATCAATCTTACGTCTAAGGCGATAGTGGAACAAATTAAGATTCAAGATGCTGGGTCAAAAGGATATTTTTTCACAGATGGTACTAATATTTATTTGGTTCATAGCACATGTGCAAGACAAAGAACTGAAATATTAAAAATAGACCCTTCCAATCTTGGTAATAGCAGTATCGTTGTTCAAGGAACGATGCAATCTGTCTATCCAAACATTGAAGCATACAATGGATATTATTACTTGCTTGGAACTGGAAATAGTTCGACTAGTGTATATCTTAGAAAATTTGACTTGTTGCCTTACGCAAATCTTGATATATCAAATAGAATGGTAAGTTTATTTGATATTCAGTAGGTCGTAGTTGACGCATTATACGTCATAGTTGATACTCAATATATTAATTAAAATAATACCAAATAGAATTTAAATTCTATTTGGTATTATTTATTTTTAATCAATTAGTATATTCTCCTCTATCAAGTATATATTATAATAGTATAATATTAAAAACTAATAGAGGAGAGATTAAAATGACCGATTTAGAGATGGTGTTAAAAGATCCTTTAAACATTTTATTTATTGATAATCCAAGTAAAGAGTTGCAACTAATTGCTGTAAAACAAAATGGGTATGCTATTCATTATATTAGAAATCCAGATAATGAAATTCAAATGGCTGCAGTAATTAACAATGGTATTAATATCAAGTATATCGATAATCCAAGCTTAGATGTTCAATTAACTGCTGTTAAGGATGATGGTAGGGCTATATATTATATTGATAAACCAACTAAAGAAATGCAATTATTTGCTGTTAACGATGGTAGCTCTATTAGATATATTGATAATCCTGATACAGATATCCAATTGGCATCTATAAATAAGAATAGTGCATCAATACGATTTATCAATAAACCGGATAAATACATTCAACTATTAGCAGTACAAAGAGATAGTTCAAATATACAACATATTACAAATCCAGATATAAATATGCAATTTGCAGCTATACAAAATAATATATTTGATATTAAATATATTAAAAATCCTGATAGAGATATACAGTTATTGTGTGTATATAAAGATAAAAGAGTAATTAAATATATTTATGATCCTCATCCAGATGTAATAGAATATTGTCAACAAAAATTATGTGCTAGATAATTCAAGTATATATTATACGTATACGATACCTAAATTATATAAAGGGAGATGTTGATAAAATGTATGATTTTAATTTACTCGGTAACAGTATGAGTTTTATTTCTAAATTAAGAAAGCATTTATACGCCGGAGATTGTGAAAGAGTAAAGGATTATCTATGTGCCGCATATGATACGTTTAATCCAAGTCCAGAAACTATTAAATTACATCCATGTTTCGATCTTATTCAAGATGCAATTAAGTTCATCAAATCTAAAGGTTGGGAAGTGGGGAGTGGTTCATGGGGGAATATTGGTTGCCAATTAACTATAATTTCCCCTGCTGGCGAGTATTATCACAGTAAGTTTAAGCATACTGTATAAAACATAAAATTATGACAGGAGGTTTGAAAAATGCCCAAAAGAATTTTCTTTAAATGTAAATTTAATCATATTACAAAAAGTTTAATTGGAGATAATGAGTGCCCCCTCTGTCGTTTACTTTGCCAATCGTCTAGAGCTGGAAAACCTACAGAAATTGAATTCGAGGAAATCTTACCTGGGAAATGGTGGAATAATGAGGAGGGGGAAATTTCTGAGTGAATGTGGTAAATTTAAAATAAAGAAAGGAGTGATATAGAATGGAAGAGGTAATATTTGCAATGATTTCCTCATATCACGAGTGTTGGAACTGTGCGAGTGAGAAATCCCAATGTCCAACATGTGAAGACACATCTAATTTTACACGTAAGTGTACATGTGGTTCAGGCGAACATTGGGCCACGTGTCCCGCCCCAAATGGTTGGAGTGAATGTGGTTAAGTATTAAAAAGAAAGAGGTAATGTAAAATGGAAAACACTTGTATGTTTTGTGGAAAAAAGAATGTCACGGGATTTTGTTCATGTAAAGATGCTTATGGAATGCCTATTGCAATCTTATCAACAACTATTATTCCACTGGATGGTTGTTATGAAATCAATTCTATTAACATCTCAGAAATTCCTGATCTAACTGGAATTTCCCATTATATTGGGCATCCAACCACAAAGGAAATCGTTGAGTCTTTTGGGGCAGTAAAGGCCCCAACTAATCTCTTTAAAGGGTTAGAAAAGGCCGGAGAATATGCTCTATGTTTTTCAATTAAACAAGGGATGTCGACTCGTAAAGAAGAAGGTTTTACAACCCCACACCAAAATGTTGATTTATCAATGTTAGATGTGAGAGTTTTGAAAAGGAGATTTTATTAGAATGGATAAAGACTTAACAAATAAAGATCATACAACTAGATTAGTTTCCAGAGGAATGGGATTTGTCATTTATTCGGGTGTAATCAAAGTGAATGAAATTCAATACTCGTATATCTTAATATCAAATAGTGAGAATTCGATCAAATGCGATATTGAGATCTTTGAGGTGCATTCACTTATTGGTGATGATGAGCCTTGGTTAACATCTATTAACTCAAACGCTATTATTTGGCATAAGATAGAGTCTGAAATATTAAAGGATTTTAGACGTTAAAATAAAGGAGTACCAATTAAGGTACTCCTTTATTTTTTTTGTACTATTTCTCATACGAGTGTATGTAAACAACCCTCAATTTAAGAACCAAGCCCCCAAATATGTCGGGATTCATTAAAGTGATATCATAGAGCAGAAGTCCAGCTTTTGTCATCTATAACCTTATGAAGTAATTAAATTATTTCATTACTATTATGTTCCATTCAAATAATTTATAATTTAATTAAGATGGTAACAGTTAAGTAAAAGGTCATAATAATTTTAAATTATATATTATTATAGTATACTACATATAAAACAGAAGGGAGAAGATTGATTAATGAAAAAACAAGTAGATATAGCATCGGAAATGTTTAATGCTTTATTTGGTCATTTCACTAAGAAGAAACAAATGGAAATTATTAAATCAAATAATGATGAGTATATTAAACGTATTGAAAATCCATGTAAAAAAGCTCAGGTGGCTCTCATTAAGTTAAAGGGTGGTAAATATATTAGACAGTTTGACAACCCTTGTAAAAAGGCTCAGATGCTTGCTGTAAAGCAAAATATTAAGTATATCAAATATATCGAAAATCCTTGTGTGAAAGTATTAGATTATGTACGAGAAAGAGGAGGAATTTAACATGAACTTATTAAAACATCAATTAGAGATGGTGACAAAGGAGCCTTTAACTATTAAGTTAATTCAAGACCCCTGTAAAGAAATACAATTAGCTGCCGTTAAACAATCGGGTGATATTATTCAGTATATTAAAAACCCCGATAAAGATGTGCAAATAGAGGCTGTAAGAAAAAGTGGGCCTGCTATTCAGTATATCGAAGATCCTGATGAAGATGTTCAAATAGTTGCAGTTAGACAGAATGGGTATTCTATTCGGTATATAAATGACCCACAATATGCTGTACAGATACTTGCAGTTCAAGAAGATGCTTATGCAATTCAGCATATTAAAAATCCAGATTTAATTTTACAGATGATTGCGATAAATTCGCATGGATTTATAATCAAATATATTAAAAATCCTAGTATGGCTATTCAGTTACTTGCTATCACTAAAGATAAAAATACTATAGCCCATATTATAAATCCACACAAAGATGTTCAATTATACAGTATGGGTCAAGATGGTTGTAATATTAGGCATATTCAAAATCCAGATACTGAGGTTCAATTAGCTGCGGTGCGACAAGATGGACTTGCTATTCAGTATATCGATAATCCCTCAAAAGAAATACAACTTGCTGCCATTTGTCAGAATCCGTATGCTGTTCTATATATTAAAGGAGATATTCTTGTTTCAATTAATAATGAATTACGATATATAATCGATACGGTAAAATTAATGAATGGGGAGGCTAACTAACATGACTAAATTACAAAAGAAAATTGCTGCTATATTAGCAGCCGCAGGTGACTTATCTATTGCATTGGCAAACAAACCTAGTCATGAACTAATGGTAGCTGCAGTAAGACATAATGGTAGTAATATCAGATATGTCAAGAATCCAGGTAGGAAATTACAGATGATCGCTGTACGGCATAGTGCTAAGAATATTGTCCATATTCAAAACCCAGATCCTAAAGTTCTGATGTACATTAAAATGTACTGTGAGAATAAAGGGGTTAATAAGGGTGTTGTCCGTAAACGAATGAAAGAGGAAGCAATGGCAATAGGTAAAATACATATTGAGATAAAGGAGTGATGATTAAAATTGAGTGGAATTCAACTCATAACGATCGGTAATGTTGACATTACCGATCAAAAATATCGCAATGGGTCTTTAAAAAGTCCCGAATTAATTAAATTCGAATATGAATTGATATGTGAATTAGTTAAGAGCCGAAAAGAAAAGAGTCTTACCCAAAGAAATTTGGCTGAAATACTTGGATTTAGACAACAAAATATTTCAATGATTGAAAATCAACATGTTTCTCCAAGTTTAAGTACTATTCTTAGAATTGCAGATGTCCTTGACTTGAAACTAATATTTGTATCAAAAACGTAATTAATGATTATAATAGGAGGATTTTATGTTAATCAATATAAACATTGAAAGTCCTAAAGAAGAACTTGAATTAACAGATGGAATGGCTGAACGGAATGATGATATCTATAACAGTGTATTTGATTGTATCCGTACATTGACTGAACAGCCGGATATGGAATGGGATATGGGGGTATCGGAGAAGTTACCGATGTTATTATTGATGAATTGACAACACTTGGATTACCAGTAAGATATCCAAGTGTTGTAACGGAAAATGATGGTACACAACATTATGAAGATCAGTTTAAACCATCTGATTTTTTAATAACCCCACATCCAATAACTATTAGTGTTATTAAAAAATCACCATACGGTGATACGTTACCACCCACAAAAGAATTAGTACAACTAATGGAAGCTGGGAAAGTTGTTATTACTGAGTTTTAATAATTAAGGAGGATAATAAAATGAAAAATATCGTTACTAATGTTGTAGATTCAAATGAGTGTAAAAAGGTTGTGAAAACAACAACCTTTTTACACCATGAAGAAGATAATATTGTCACTGATTGTGAATATAATGAATCCATGGATGATATGGAGGCGGTACAAATCGATCCATTATTCATTACATTCATTAACGATCCAAGTGTTGAGGTGCAATTAGCTGCTGTCACTAAAGATGATTGGGCTATTAGCCATATTAGAAAGCCATGTATTGAAGCCCAGATGGAGTCTGTATCTCAGAACTGGGATAATATTCAGTATATTAGAAATCCCGATATAAACGTTCAAATACATGCTGTGACAGGCTGTGGTAATACTATTAAATACATTAAGAATCCGAGTGTTGAAATTCAGTTGCTTGCTGTAAAGAGAAACGGTCATAGTATTCAATATATAGAGAATCCTAATATATTGGTTCAAATAACTGCCATTGGAAGTTATAGTTCATCTATTCAATATATCAAAGACCCTGGTTTATTCATCCAGGCATTATCAATTGGTTTAGATCCATTCAATATTCAATTAATAACCAATCCGTCTGAAGAAGTTCAATTAGCCGCCCTGGTAAATGATACTGATATTATTAGAGTTCTTAAAAATCCAAGTTGTATGGTACAATTATTCGCAGTTAAAATTGATCCGGGGTGTATTACATGCATTAAAGAACCACACCCAGAAGTTTTAGAATATTTAGAATCGATTAATTTTAAAATTGATTAACTCTATTAATTAGGAGGAGATTAAAATGCCAATTAATCCTATGAAGTTAACTACGTTTATTGGGTTTGCAATTCCACGAAATGTATTACTTAAACTTGATACAATTAATCTACCAAATTTTATTACCGTTGCCGAACGTGGTAACAAGGTTATACTTGGTGATAGTGGTATAAGCAATCTGGAGCATAGGACCTCTAGGATAAAGAAGGTTCTTAATCTCCTCGGCCTTAGTGAATACAAATTAAGATTATTTTGTTTTGTTGAAGTTTAATATGATGGGGGGGGGGGTATTAAT